CGGTGATCTTTATCAGATATATAAATTAAAAATATAATTTGTCATTATTTGATATGTATAGATATATTACATAACATATCTATAAATAATATTGTCCAATTTTAATTGGAATAGCTGTAATAATTCATTCTTTAATGATAACAAATCAATATACACTGAATTATGTACATAATGTTGAGCATAACACCCTTTATATTTTCCAGTATTATAATTATATTCACATTTATAATTATAACTACAAAATCTGTATGATGACCTATGAATATCACTATATTTATTTTTATTAATAGGTAAACCTAATTTATAGCTAAGATACTCGGATATTTTTAATATATCATTAATTTTATCAATACATTTATCTTTGTTGGATAATACTAATTCTTTTATTTCATTACATAATTTATTTTCATATTTAAGTAAACTTATATCATCATTTGATTCCATATCATCCATATTTATATTTTTTTTATAATCCATATTATCATAACTGTTAATTAATGGCTGGTCATCAAATGATAATTCTTTTTCAATAGTTCCAGACCATGATACTCTTAATATATTACTGATCTGTTCCATACGTATACTTAATAAAAGATTATATAAAAAATAATACATTATCTTTTGTATTAATGGAGTGTTATTCTTCAGAATCTGATACTGATAGTTCGGACTGTACAACACATTATGCTGATTTTACAGGAGAATTGTTAAATAAAAAATATCTTATAATATGTTCTATTGGTGAAGGGTCATTTGCTACTGTTTGGTTAGGTTATAATACAAAAAATAATCAATATTATGCTATTAAAATACAAAATGATGATGCAAATGAATATGGAGAGGATGAAATAGATATTCTAAATAAATTAAAATCTTCTAAATGTAAAACTATTAATAAAATGATAGAAAGCTTTACATATGAACGATACGATGAATATGATGAAATATGTGAACATGTATGTATGGTATTTGAATTATTAGCTGGTTCTATATATGATATTATGAAAATAGAAAAGTATAAAAATGGATTATCATATAAAACTACTATAAATATATTAAAACAAGTCGTAGATGCACTAGGCGTGTTATATAATGATTACAAAACTATACATACAGATATAAAACCAGAAAATATATTATTATGTGGAGTTAATAATAGGATAAAGAAAATTACTGACAATTTTGATAAATTAAATTTTAATTCAATCTATAACAGATGTAAAAGAAGAGCAAATAAAAATAAAAAAAATAAAAAAAATAAAAATCATAAAGATCCTCTTAGTTTGGCATGTGAAGAAATTATGGAAAAGTTTAACAGATTAGACTTTTTTGATGATGATTCAGATTTTGATATAGATGATGTATATATGGATGAAAATAATATTAAAGTTAAATTATCAGATTTTGGTAATTGTTGCACTTCAAATTATAATCTATATGATATCCAAACAAGGCATTACAGAGCACCAGAAATTATATTGGAATATCCATACAATGGCAAATGCGATTTATGGTCACTTGGATGTCTTGTATTTGAATTAATAAGTGGAGAGGTTTTATTTGAACCAGAAAAACAATTACGAGTAAATAAAAATAAGGATCAATTGCACAAAATGATAGCTATATTTGGGGATATTCCGGAATATTTATTGGAAAATGCCGATAAGACAAAAATATACTATAGAACAAATGGTCTTCTTAAAAATAAACAATATATGGAGTATACATCTATCAATTATTTACTAAATAATTTAACTCACCTTTCAGATATTGAAAAAAGTAATATTTCTAATATAATATCTGGATATTGTAAATATGATCCGAAAAAGAGAGATAATTATACACATATTATAAAAATCTAGAAAATATATAGATTTTAAAATTATTTATTTGCTATTCATATCATGCATCATAGATTGATATGAATTTATTAAAATATTCTTCTATCAAGATATATTATAATTATGAAAAATGTATCAATTACAGATATATTAGGAAATTTTATAAACTGTAAACATCCACCACCATTTATAATAATAAATACACCTTATAATAATATACTTGATAAAATTGTTAGCTTGGGAAATAGTATTATATACAGTATATCCAAATTACATATACAATATATCCTAAATATGTTTAATATAGATTATAATAAATATTGTGTTACAGGAGATATACTTTTACCAATCAGATATAATAATTTAGTAAAAATATTATTAGTTAGTAGATATTCAACATATTCATCAAAACCTATAGATTTTATAAAGATAAATAATATTGCAGAGTTTAATATATGGAAGCCAATATGTCCTCCGGGATATGAATATATTGGATATTTAACATCAAAAGAACAACCGCAATTAGATGACACGATATGTGTCAGATCAGATATAATTCATATCCTAAATAAAGATAATCTTAATATATTTGGAATTAAGAAAAATACATCAATAGATAATAATATAGATTCTTTATCTGATTATAAGAATAATTGGTCGCATTTTAGTAGTTATGGTATAGGAACATGTAATAATCTCCTTGAATCATCATTTGCTACTATAAATATGGATAATTCAAATGATGTAGAATCAGATGTATCATTCGAGACATATGGAGGAAAATATGTTAAACTAGTGCAAAATGATAATCCATGGTTTAATATAAAAGATGATGTGCCAATAAATAAAAAAAAAATATATTATCAAGATAATTCAATCATACATTCATATTTAAATAATGATGACAGTAAATTTTATTATATAATATCATCACTTGTAACAATATTTATAATGTTAATCACCATAAGATATTATGTGTATAATATAGGGAGATAGATTATCTCCTTAATCTATCTCTTGATGGCATTCTATATTTATTTTTTGGTGATACGATTAATGAATCTGGTTCATATGTATCAATTATTTGTTCAATATCAGGAGTAAAATCAATTATTCCTTTATTATATAAATATCTTTTGGGAGCAAGTATATAAAAATCATCTAGAAAAGGATTTTTATCTGCAAATATTCTTACCATCTTCTTAACAAGCAATTTTGTATTTATACAATGATTGTCAACTATCCATATATAAAAATCAGCTAAATTATCTTTTTTATCCTTAAATTCCTTATAGATTTTTATATATATCTGATATAAGTCATCCCTATCTTCCCTTTTAAGTATTTCAGATGGACTAATTTCTTTAATTCTGTCAATATCATAATAATTAAAATATTCTTTAATTATTGTCCTGTCAATCTTATCATCAATGAATCTTTGTTTTCCATATTTTAGATAATTATAAATATCAACACAATAATTTCCCCCTGTAAATATTCTTGCTTTTGAGTTTGAATTTTTAACATTAAGTTTAAAGTTACATGACACATATTCGCTAAATATAACAACTTTATCAATACTAAAATATTGTGCAACTTTTGATACAAAATCTACCAAATCGACATCTTGTATATTGTTTGAATTTGGTGTTGATGAATATTTAAAATAATAATTAACATACATATATGGACTTTTATCTGATTCTCCAATCTCAATAATAAAACCAATATAATTATTTATTATCGTATACATAGAAAATCCATTATCTGTTTTTGCCGCATAAAACTTATTATAAACATCAATACTATTATACCATTCAGTAATTATAGTATACTCCTTTTTACCGATAATAGTCTTATATTGATGTATACTATTAACATATTTATCTATAAAAAATCTAACTTTTTCCATAATACTCAAACTATTTAACTTATCTATCATTAAAAAATTAACAATGTCTGATTCAGGTAATAATATCCTTTTCGGAAGGCTTATATCATCTGTACCTTTATATATAAATTCATATCTTGTTCTTACTTTAATCTGATATTTAGAATCAGTATGATAATATGGCACATTGTCATCTTTACGTACTAATTTTAATAATGCTCCTGGTGGCAGGATGATTTCTTGCTCTTCCGGAAAATTTGATACTGATTCAACACATAATGCTACACCCTTCCTTTTCGCAGGTAATTTTATTTTTAATAAGATAAATCCAAATTGATATGATTCTGGCTGATAAAAAGGATCTCTTGTAGTACTAATAAAACTAGGTGTCTTATAAATATCATTTATATTGATATCAGATAAATGAATATCATCTTTTATAAATCTATAAACTATATATTCTTTATCAAATGCAGGTGCTCCCCTTATAACTTCCCACATCTGTTTAATATTATGTTCTAATAATTTATTCTCATAATCATATCCAACAAGTCCTCTTAAATACTGATTCATAAAATAACTCCCTTGAAGAGTATAATATTGTATTAGTCCTAATGTATCATTTTGTATTATATATATTTGATGTTCTAATATAATATCTGAATTTATATCGTTCTCCTTTATTTTATTACATAAATTAATAATTTCTTCCGACTCATAATATTTATTGCTTTTTTTAATAAGTCCTAAATTTAGAGCCATATTTATTATTTCACTTCGGGAATAATATGGAGTTATATGGTCAAAATGAGATAAAAAAGAAGGCCTTCTACATACTGTAATATTTTTCCCTACTTGATTTGAATAATAATAAAATGTTTTGATATATGTATCATTTAATATTTTTAAATTAAATTGCTCAAGAAATTGTAACATTAAATCGATTTTTTTACATTCCCTATGTAATATTTTTTTCTTGTGAATATCCTCATAAAGATTACCTTTATCTGTCCCACTTGAATTTACATATTTTTCTATGTAAATTTTTCTTTTTTTAAGCATTTCTATAAGCTCTTTTGTAGGAAATCTATAATGTTGCTTTACTACTCTATCATATACATTTTCCTTATTAATTATATACATATTTTTCGTAAATTCATCATATAATGGTATTTTATGTTGAATTGTAGACAACATATCTTTTATATCTTGTATATCGTGTGTTTCAAAGTATTTTACAATAGAACTATTTTTTCCAGATTTTTTGTATTCTTTAATATCACTACTATTAGGAATTCTTGCTTCAAAATAGTATAAACTATCAATAACATCCTTTTCATCAATATATTTTAATTTTTTATCTTTATTGTGAAACAGTATTATCTTCATAATATACTATATTATGAAGAGTTAAATTTATAGATTAAGTTTGAGTAAATCAACAAGTATATTATACCTTGTATCTAATATATTTTTATAATTTATAAGATTATCTATAGTACACTCACATTCAAACGATCTCCATGTATTAAAATATTTTGAATTATGGTACTCTATATTTTTTTCCATATTTGATAATTCATTATGTATTTTATTAAGTATATTATTAACTCCAACAATAGATTTTTTTATAGTTGGACTTTTTATGTTCTTATTTGCTAATTCTGTTACAAGTTCTTCAATTATTGATACATGAAATTTTAGATCTATCTCTTCTAATTTAGTCGAAAAATCTTTGATATATAAATTGTCAGATCGTGATATATAATCGAGTGTTTTACATATAGAATTTGAAGTTAATGATACTGTACATATTATACTATTTATACTTATATTACCTAATCCACCAATTAATGAATATGTTTTTGCACCAGCTACAACAACACTTAGCATATATTGTACGTAATAATATTATTGTATATATTATTATGTATCAATTAATAAATCAATTTTTTATTTATTCTTCTTCTTCATCATCTTCTTCTTGATAATCATGACTAACAGAATATTTTAATCCATATACAAGTTTACCTTTCACAGTTATACGTCTCATCTTACTAATGTATTCCTTAAACTCTTTTGAAGGAGGAGTCTTGCATCCCGGATAATTTACTTTATACCATTCTTTAAAACCGTCATAAACACTACTTATATATTCTTTATTTTTATTTGATCCAGTTATATCATACTCGTCAGTTATAAAGGCGTAAAAACTATCATTTTGTTCTTTGTATCTTTTTGTTTCCGCTGTTACTTTATCTGGATCAGGAATACCATTTTTTTCATATATTCTGTAATATTTTTTTAATAAAAGCCACATAAATGCAGATCTCCACTTATCAAATTTACCTTCAAGTGTATCATCTTTTGGAAATTCTTTATCTTCTAATTTTCTTTTACCATTAACAAGTCCATTTTCATCAACATCAACAAATTTACTTTCCCACGGTGTTACTTTTAAACGTCTCCATGTACCTCCATCATTAGCATTTATATTTGGCAATACATTACATAACATTACAAATTTACATTGTGGATAAAATTCAATATTATTTTTATATAATTCTCTTGCTTGTATTTTATCCCCTCCTGTCATCTCTTTTAATAATCCTACATGTATAACTTCATTAGCTTCGGGTTCATTTAATACTACAAATCTTTTTCCTTTTAAAGCGGCAATTTCTGGATCTGCTTGACTAGATGCTCCTCTTTTCCTAGTAAATACTGTTGGTTTTAAAACACCTGCATAATCTCCCAATGTTTTTTGCAAAAGTTTAACTGTTAAACTTTTACCATTTGCTCCACTACCTGTAAAAATATCAAACCTTTCATCCTTTATATTCCCTGTAAGAAATGATGAAAATAATACTAAAACATGATTACGCATTTCTTCATCTGTTTGTACTTTCTGTAAACATTTAATCACATATATAACATATTTATGATTCATGTCATATTCAATATAATCATATCCAACACTAAATGTTAAATAATCATCTGGTGTCCCATCCCTAAATGAATGAGTCCTTAAATCATATACACCATTATTAAAACCTATCAAATATTTATTTGCGTCTAACTTTTCATCAAATTCAGAATCGTAAAATAAATTAGCACATTCATGTATTAATCTCTCTTTTACTGGATTTTTTTTTAGATTATTTATAATTGTTGTCGTTTCATTCATTTTATTCTGTTTTCGTGCAAGTTCTGATGCTTTTCCTGATATAGCCGCTATATATTCATGCATATGATTTTCTGCTAAACGGCCAAATTCTTCAGCTAATTCAGTTGATAATTTTGTTTTTAATGTGTTTGCTTTTGGAACATATACCCATTTATGTTTTTGAGGTTGAAATTCATACCATATATTATTTATTAAGTCCGAACATACATAAGTATGTTTGTATAATGCATATACTAATTGTGCCATATCAAAATCATTTTTCCCATCTACTTCGTCAAATAAATGACTAACAGATTCCCTTAATATTTTTGTACATGCTTTAGGATTGTCTTTACATGCCCACATTTTTAAGGATGAGATTCCAAACCCTTCCTGTTTATTCTTTGTTTTCCATGTAGTTGCTTCTTCCCATTTCTTCTTACATGAAGCTCTATCATAATTTTTTGCTTTTTTTGAAAATTTAATAAAATCTTCATAAAGTTCATTATTTCTAGATATATTATTTAAAGCCCAACATACATGAATCCAATCCTCAAATGCTGTACTCCTTTTTTTACTTAAGATAGATGTTAATTTTTTAGCAATGTCAATAGTTTTCTTATATTTTTCATCTATAAGAAACATACTACTGTTTAATCCTCCACCATCCGGTATTTTTTTTACTTTACCTACTAAAGGATCATCCATATCTTTCTTACTTTTGTCTATATTGTCTAACATATCATAATCATCATCACTATCACCACTTGTACATTCATCACTATCTGTATCTATACTTAATACAATTGATTCTTTTACTTTAATACCTGCTCTTTTTTTTGCTAATATTAAATCCTTTTCACTTATAGTATCTCTTAAAGGAAATGACTCTTTATTCCAAAATCTTCTATTTGAAGTTATATTTACAATTTTATTCATGCTATAATTATCAAGTTTACACTTCTTCAAATCAGAGTTTATAACATATGTTAATTCGTATCGTTGGCCTCCCATTTTCTTAGGTTTTACAGAACCATACATAACCATACCATTTGATATTATTACACTTGAATCAATTAATTTTGTCTCATCATTTGTATATGGAATATGGGAAAATGGCTTTTCCTTTTTTATTGTTGCCGCTAATTCTTTTGAAATTAGCTCTCGCATTTCTACATCTAATGGTATATATGGATAGTATATGTGAAAACCATCCTTTACTCTTACTTTTTTTCCTGATTCCCCTTTAACACTTTTTGATGTTATTGTTGGTTTCGCTTTTTCTGTTATTAATACTCTCATATGTGATCTGTTCTCAATATTATAGTAACTATCTATTATCCCATTTGTCTTTCTAATAAGATATTTAATGTCTTTTAGTGTGTATAATCTTTTTTTGTATTGCTTTTCTAAATCTATATCAACATCAATTACCAAAGGACCTATGTCTAATGCTCTCTCCACAACATGCAATTCTGATTTATTTTCATTTACTGCTTTCAAGTATAAATTTGTAAATTCTTTTAATTTATCATTTGGTACACAATATGATCCGAATGGAGGCCCCATCATTGTGTGACTTATCGGAGTATTGTCATTTTTTATTAATTTATATTTGTTCATAAATTTTATGAAATTATTATAACTACTCATATATTATCCGAACTTGGGTATCCCTTAAATTATTTAGTAGAAAATAATTATAACATATTTCACTTATATAAAAATTATCAATTTTTCCATGTATATATGCCTATAATAGTCTATATTATACCATATAAACACTATATATAATCAGATTATATAGTCATTTGATATTAAATGACTACTGTATGACATATCCATAAAATATATAATATTTATAGTCATGTTCCATCATATATAAACTAAATTAATGCAACTATTAACTATCTTATGTACAATAATTAATAATTAATAATTAATATAATTATCATACCAATTTTACAAAAAATTGATATAAACTTAATTAATGTAATTATTAACTATCTTATGTACAATAATTAATAATTAATATAATTATCATACCAATTTTACAAAAAATTGATATAAACTTAATTAATGCAATTATTAACTATCTTATGTACAATAATTAATAATTAATATAATTATCATACCAATTTTACAAAAAATTGATATAAACTTAATTAATGTAACTATTATATATATAAAGCATATATAATGGTATTTTGTCCAAGTTGTAACACTATATTAGACATATCTAAATCACCATCACTTGATCAAGAAGGAGGAGTTAATTATAAGGCTCTTTTTGATAATATATTAGCTCAAATATTATCTGATGATGATAAAAAAATTATAGAGAAGATAATTTTATCTGATATAAATAAATTGACAGAATATAAAAAATTACAAACCAAAGAAAAAGAATTTGTATATAATGCTGTGAAAGATATACAAAAAAAAGATAATAAAATAGTTGCCAAGGAGTCTCAGGAGATTCAAGAGGCATTTCATATATGTAATAATTGTGGTTATGTCAGAAAGATAAAACCCAGAACTAAAATATTATCTAGAAGGGTTACTGGCAGTACACAAACATATAATTCTAGAGATGTTAAATCAATGGTATATAATGATATTTTGCCTTATACGAGAAATTATATATGTCCAAATTCAAAATGTGACTCACATACCAAACATGAATTAAGAGAAGCAAAATTTAAAAGAAGACTTAATAGCTATCAAGTTATTTATATATGTACTTGTTGTAAAACAGATTTTCTTTATCAATAAAGAATAAATTAATTTATCTAGAAAAAAACCAATTGTATAATTTTAAGAATATTAATTTTAATATACTATATGGAAATGTTATACAAAAGGTTTTAAGGATACGCCATTTAGGTGCATTTTTGTATACTGTTTTAAGAACTTCAAGTTTAGTTTCTTGATCGTGGCCATTGTCCATACCCATCATTGCAACCGGCCAGACCGTTACATCATTCATCCATCCTTTTGATAATGATACATTTTTATTTAACATCAATTCTCTAGTTATATTGATATTTGAGCGTGCAATTGATACTTCTAGTGGTGATATAGATCCATCATTCATATTCATAGGTTTGTTAACATCTACCCCTTTGTCCAGTAAAGATCTTACCATATCTATTTTATCATCTCCTTGTATTATGTTATATAATAATGGAGATGCATTGTAGGTATCATTTCCACTTTCTAAATCCATCATTGCACCATTATCTACTAACAAATTTATATATTCCACTGTTGATGCATGGTGTAAAGCTGATAATCCTTTGATGTCTACTGAATTCACATCAATGTCTTCAAGTAACATTTTAATTGTGTCACTCAAGTCATAATTAGTGTTTGAAACACATTTATGAAGTAAATTTTCACCAGTACTTGGACAAGTAGATTTTATATCTATATCAGAGTATTCAATAGATTTGAGTATCATATCTGGTGAAAGTTGTTGTGCTACTTCAAACACAAACATTCTATTATTCCCATTTTCATCAATTATACAAGGTTGATTTATATCAGCTTTATTATCTAGCAACAAGTTTAATATTTCCTCCTTTACATTATCTCTAATATGAGTATGCATTAATGTAAATCCCAATAATGAATACCTGCTATTATTCTCACCTTGTCCATTATAATCATTTTGTACATTCAAATTTGCACCGTATTTTATAAACATATTTATTCTCTCAATATTACCATATTGGATACATACAGCTATAGGTGTTGCATGTTGTACAAAAATATTAATATCTGTTTCAGGTATGTCCAAAACAAATTCCAATACTTTGTCCCATTTATCATCTTTATGGCATAATTCATGTAAAATACTGATATCTATATCTTTATCAGCATTTTTTGCTTTGATAACACATATATCATTGATAATATCTTTATTATCAAGAGAATCTAATTTATTAATTATTTCCTCTGGAGTATATATGTCTTGTTGGATACCTTCACATATATCCTTTACTAACCCTTTATTTTGAAATACTTTGCTCATTTTTGTAAATAATATTGAACATGTATGTGATGTTATTTAGCAGTTAATGTATCAATTTTTTTATAATATTCACATCACCAACCATTTTGGAGGCACTTGATTCATTATGAATTAATATTATTTATCATATCTTATAAAATACCTATTTTATTCTATTAATATATTTTCTGATAAATAAAATATATTAATATTTTTCCTTGTATTTCAATTATCGAATTCATTGAAACTGTTATAGTAATTAGTAAGATTTCCAATATTATTTGGTACCACCTTTATTTTGTTATTGGTACAAGAAAATATGCGTAAATTAGTGAGGTTACTTATATTATCTGGAGGCGAAAGAGGACATATATCCTCTTTCACCCGACTCAATGATGAAGAATAATAATTCTTCATCATCTCCTGTAATTCACTTATTTGATTACTTGCCAAAGAAACTACTTGTAAATTAGTAAGATTACATATACTATCAGGAGGCGAAAGAGGATACAAATCCTCTTTCACCCGACTCGGATGATGAAGAATAATAATTCTTCATCATCCGAGGGATTTTACTAATCTTATTATTATAGCAAAGTAATGTTAGTAAATTAGTAAGACGTCCTATATTATCCGGCAACTTGTTCAAGTTTTTAAAGCATAAATTTAGTTCGGTTATCTTATCAATGTCTTCTTTTGGTAATCTATCAATAAGAGATTCTAATATATCAACACATGGTTCATCTTTTTCAGTTTCTTCTATAAATAATTCATATACTGATTTAATATTGCTGGCTACTTTAGACATCTTTATTATCTATTATTTATTATAGTTATATATTGTTTATGTATCAATTTTTTTATAATATTTATACATAAGTTATAATAAAGAAAATAAAGAAAATAAAGAAAATAAAGAAGAAAATAAAGGGAAAACAATTTAATTAATTGTTTTCATTCGCATTTTAAGTAATACACCTGCCAAATATGGCAAATGAACAACAGGAATAGTTTGAGACGCTGCCCCGGAATGTAACATATTATTATTATTATTATTTGGAATAATACAACTGTAGACGTAGTGTAAAATCACACTACTTCCAGTGTATGCATATCCAGATACACTAACAAGTTCATCATTAGAACCTGCAATTTGTAAAAACAATTGTGCAGTTTCTAAATCATTTGCGTCTATATTTATAGGCAAAAGATATATGACTCCATTTGCCATATGAACATGATGTTTATTATAAATAGATCTCAAAATTTCTCTGAGATCAACTGACTTGATCTTCATGGTAAGAAGATAATCTAATAAATCTTCAATACTAAAATTAACTATTCCACCGGTTTCCTTACCAATATAATTTAAAAAGTATTCCAAAAAGTTATCATAGTTTTTAGGGTTAATATCGAATATTTCGGGGTTTTTTGACATATTTGTCTTTTTTTATTATAGATAATATCCAGCTTAAAGGACCTATTTAAGATTGAATTTTTCAATTTTTTATATAACCAAAAAAATTGACACTTTAATGCATAAATGCTTAATTATATATAATATAAGATATATATGTCTGATATAAAGGAAGATATAGAAGATACTGAACAATCTCAAATTTATGGTGAAACAGAAGAATATAGCGAGCAGGAGGAATCTGATGAATTATCGGATAATGTCGAAATAGATGATGAAGATTATAATGTTGATGATAGCTCAGATTTTGAAGATTTTGATTTTGATAACGATATAGATGATCCCACAGAAGAAACAACTGATACAAGAATTACAAAACCATATCTATTTCCATTTGAACGTGTAAGATTATTAAGTGATAGAACAGCCCAATTAGCTGATGGAGCTCAACCAAAAATAAAAAACATTGATAATTTATCAGCTGAGGATATAGCTGAGCTTGAACTTAAACATAGAATTATGCCTCTTGTTATCAGAAGACCTCTACCAAATGGAAAACATGAAACATGGAAGATATCTGAACTTGCAGATATGAAATACTAAGTTTTCTTATAGTTTCTTTTATAATTTCTTTTTTTTCTGTATTTATTAATAATATCTTGTATATTATCTTTATTTATACTACTTATATCAATATCATCCGGTAATGATATATTAAATGATTTACTACCTTTCTTTTTGGGAGTTACACTTATATATTTCCCATATTGACCTGTTAATATTCTATACTTATACTGATCGTCATTTATCTCATTTAATGGTCCTCTTTTATCGATTAAAATTTTAGCTTCATCTAGTGTAACTTCTTTTTCTAAAGCCAATTTAGCTTTTCCATACTCAATATAAAACCCATACTTACCTTTCTTTATTACAACATTTTTCCTTTTGTAAACTCCCAATTTTTTAGGATATTTAAATATTTCCAAAGCTTGCTCAAGTGATATATTTTCTATAGTTAATGGATCTTTTATAGGAGCATATACAGCTTTAGATTTTGATCCCTTTTTCATTAATACTGGCCCATATTTGCCCACATATGCTATTATATCGTCTCCTGTTGCAGGATCCTTTCCTATAACCTTCTCATACTTATCTTTAATAGATATTTTCATCTTTCCTAATTTTTCAACGATTGGATGGAAACTTTTATAAAATTTATCAAGCATATCATACCATAATAATTTTCCACTTGCAATTTTATCTAAATCATCCTCCATTCTGGCAGTAAATTTGTAATCCATTATATCCTTAAAATTTTTATCCAAAAATTCATTTACCATTCTGCCCATATTTGTTGATATAAATACATTTTTATAAGATCCCATAATAATTGTATCCTTTTTTTCTGTAATTATTTTATCTTCAAGTCTAAGTATAGATACATCGTACTCATTACCATCAACATCAGTTTTTTCAACATATCCTCTCTCTAATATTTTTGATATAATAGATGCATATGTTGATGGTCTTCCTATATCTAAATTTTTAGGAGATAATTTATTTATTAATGATGCTTCATTATAAAATGCAGGCTGTTTATTATATTCTGTCTTTGCTTCTATATACATAGGATCAACCTTATCTCCAGTTTTTATCATTTTATTTTTATCACTATCTGACTTTTCTGGCAATTCTACCCCATATACTTTCAAATATCCAAGAAATAATAATACTTCTATTTTTGATAAGAAATAATGTTCACTGTCATCTTTTATATCTATAACTATACTATTAACACTATATTCTGCTGGTTTCATTTGAGATGCTATGGTTCTTTTCCATATCATATCATATAATCGTATCTCTCTATCACCTATCTTTCCTTGCTTTTTAATATTCTTTTTATTAGGATATGTTGGTCGTATAGCTTCATGTGCTTCCTGTGAGGCACCTTTATTCTTATACACATTTTTTTTGTAATAATTATTTCCATATTCAGATATAACATATTTTTTAATAGCACCTAGAGCTTCTGTAGATAGATTTACAGAATCTGTTCTCATATATGTTATATGTCCTGCTTCATATAATTTTTGTGCAGCCATCATAGTTACTTTGGATGTAAATCCGCATTTTTTGTTTGCTTCTTGCTGTAATGTTGATGTTGTAAATGGTGGTGGAGGATTTCTTTTACTAATTTTGTTGTCAATACTCCTAATACTAAATACAGTATCTTTGTATATATCAAACATATCTCTAATTTTATCACTATCAGTAATTTTTGATACGATATCATTACTATCATATAATACCCCAGATAATATATGACTATCCTTTTTAAATTCCGCTTTTATTTTAAAATAAGATGCTTGATTACTTTTATAATGTTCCTTAATATCATTTTCTCTTTCAATTATAATTTTAACAACAACAGATTGTACTCGTCCAGCAGATAATTTATATGAACTTAAATATTTATTAACAAGTGGAGATAATTCAAATCCAACGAGTCTATCAGATATTCTTCTTGATTTTTGTGCATCTACCATATTCATATCAATATGGCCGGGTTTGCTAATAGCTTTCATAATATCAGTTTTTGTTATTGAATTAAATACAATCCTCTTTGGATCGTCCAATTTTAATACATGTGCTATACTCCATGCTATCATTTCCCCTTCTCTATCTTCATCTGTTGCCAATATAATATCAGAACAATTTTTATAATTATTTTTAATATTTGTAATTACCTTATTTTTTCCACTAATAACTTTGTAAACAGGTTTAAATTTATTATTAATAGAAATACCCATCTCTTTGGGTGGAAGATCTATTATATGTCCAACTGATGCAGCTACAACATATTTAGGGCCTAAAATTTTACCTATTTTTGTAATTTTTCCAGGAGATTCAACTATCACTAATGTTTTCCCACTCATAAGTAATATTATTATATATTATCCAGTACTTATACATAATAATAATCAATTTTATTTTATTTCTACAGATCTTATTATTTTAGGATATGATATCCTTCCAGAAAATGTCCTATTTTCTATAACATTTGTAAAATCAAATCCTGAATATAATATAATCCGCTTTACACTACTGCCCAATAATACTCTATTAACTTTTACATACATGTATGGTGGCAATTGTGTCCTACCTATATCAACAACGTATTCTCCTTCATTACTTGATAATATAACAGAACTACTTTTCTTTCTCATTACATTTATTATTTCCATTCTATTATTAATATGCATCCTTTTAGGTCCACTAAATGATTTTATAAAACCATCCTCAGTAACACCAAAAAATATATAATTATCACCTATAATCACAGACCTAAAATTATCAATCTTATTATCAACTCCTCCAAATGGATTTGTATGCTCCCCTTCTGTTAATAATAATTTTTTGCCACTAAATTTTTCACTTTCAAACAATACAACACCTTCCACTTTTTCTTCCATATTATACTTGTTTACATTATATACACTCATATAATAAAGGTCCCCTTTGCCATTTACACATTCTGATCCTTTTAGCAAGTCTCTATCCAAATCTCTATCAGATTTAATAGGGATACATTCTCTATCAATAATTCCAAATTTATAATATCCTCTTGATACAGCTTCAAGTGAGCATGATTTTATCATATCATTATCTTTATTTGAAAAAAATATATTATGTTTATATGGCTTTAATGAAGTAGGATTATGGTAACAACCTATATTCTTTGTATATATTATCGGATATGTTATAGTGTCTTTTGATATAGATTCAAAATGTGTTATTATCCTATTATTCTTAAATTGACTGATTAATATATATCTGCTGTTTGCACTGTAATTATCTATATTTGATCCTATATTTTTCATAAATTCACTAAAATCTCCTGCCAAATTGCGAAATGGATCTCCTCTGGCAGATACTATCAAGTATCCATCATGTAATATTTTCATATTTATCATATCATTATATTGCAATATATCCGATGGATCGTGGTAAACATAAAAATTATTGCTGTATATGTTTGATAAAAATACAAAATTTAGTCCGATATTTCCATTTCCTATTATATTATTATTTTTGTATGTAATGACAGCTTTTCCTTCTGCTGACATTATATATGTATCGTCTAGTATGTTACTCGTGAATACTGATTTTTTTGTATTATATAAAATAATAGTCGCTAATATTAGATAAATTAAGATAAATATGATAACAACTAAAGCATTTATCATTATAATAGATATACTATAAGTGTATAATTTATAAATAGCAACTTCTGGTTGTTTATAAATAGCAACTTCTGGTTGGTGCTAAAGACAGATCTATACCTATATTTTTAAGTGGTGATTTAATATAATCATATTCTATAATATCAGACCATTTATATGGTTCACTATCAATTAGTTTTATTAAATTATCTGTCATGTATTCAATATTATCTAAATTATGTGAAAAACTGATAAAAAGTAAACCTTTTAGAAATATTTTTAAATAATATTTATATTTATCTAACATATTCTCTAATTTATTAATATCCAGTGGATTATTACTATAATCATTTATATCACAATATAAGTCTGAATATCCACTACATGCACCAATAGAAAATATGTTATCATATTTGCTATTGTCAATCAAATTTATAATCTCTTTATTGCTAATATTTTTGTTTTTTATCTTGTTTTTCAAGATATTATATTTTCTATAAAATGGATATATAATATTTTTAAGTATATGCATTCTATTATTTATTGAAATTAATAATTGCATTTTATAATTATATGTATGTGCAGTATTTATTGCATTTGCTATATTTTCTGATTTTATATTATATGGATTTAGTAGATGTATATACTTTCCATACATTTCAATATCTAAAAAATAAGTTTTATCAGTCATATCTACATAGCAAGTTCCATCAAATCGGAGTGTAATATCATATATTATTCTGTCCTTATAACCTTCAATTTGTTCATCAAATAGATATGATAATGTATATGTATCACGGCCTGTAAAATCATGAAAAAGTAATATATCATTATTATTTTTGATATGTTCATTTAATTCATATAACTTTTCAATAGTTTCTGAATTATCATAATACATATAATCCATTATAACATATACTTTATCGCCATATGTACTGTTATATATATTATCATATTCAATATCTTTTTTCCATTTATTATCAGATATACTATACTGATCATTATTAGGAGTATCAGATAAATTATCTACTTGTACACAATATGGTGGATTTTGTAATGCTTTATCAATAAGAATAATATGTAAATGGATATCTGGAAACATATTTTTAATATGTTTAAGAAATGGTATATATTGTTGTTCATCACATGAATCTAATTTATTTTTCTTTTTAAGAATCATGTTTGCAGCAGTTCCTACACCAATATATAATACATTTTGTTCTATAGAATCTGCATTAATATAATTATCAATTATATTATCAAATGTTATATATTTTTTAATGATATTTTCCATATTTACTATATTTATTATATTAATTATATTGTAATATTACCTTTATAGATATATTTTCAATTTTCCATAAAAATGTGGAAATAATTATTTAATAAAGATATGGGATAAGATATATAGAACTATGCCAACTATTATTATAGATGATTCAAAATTTACTGTATCAGAAGAGGTAGTTAAAAGATTTGAAAAATATATTATTGAAGAAGATGATATATTGTACATACATAATATTAGTCCAAGTGTATTTAAAATAATATTAGATACTTTTAGGGATAATTATGAAAATGTTATAAGTAGTATATATGGTCAACAAGGTGGCAATAATATAGTTAAATTACAAATTCCTGATTCAGACGATGACAATAGTGAAATATGTTATAATAGTGATTCTAATTCAACAGATGAGCTATTTGATGCATTAAATAATTCTAGTGATAGTGTTGATGAAGTTTATAAAGAATTAGACACTTCAGTTATTTATTCTGGAAATCCAGATGCTATAAATAATTTGGTAGATGATATTGAAAAAAGTTTGAATACTGAATCATCAATGAGTATAATAAATCAATTATCAACAGACCCATATATCATTAATTATATAAAAGATTTTAATAACAAAAATAACGAATTAGAATCTTATTCTGATTCGTTAAATGTCCCAGAATCATTTTTTTCATCAGATGAAGTAACTGATGAAGTGGACGATATCAATCCGAATATAACAACAAGATATATTCACATAAATTAAAAAAATTGAAGAAATAAATAAATATAAATATGTATCAATATATATAATATAATATATGAGTAATTCACTATACAAAGTTGAAAAAAACAATAGTGATGTTGTCAATACTATACTAACAAATACTATTAAAATGTTAACTAATAGAGAATTATTAGATAGCAATAATTTAGATACAAATATAAATAATTTGTTAGATAACATAACAGAAGATATGATTTACAAGATAACATTAAATAATGAGAAACAGTTAATTTTAAAGATAGTTCCGAATAAGATATCTGCATTTAAAAGATCTTTTGGTGCAGATACATTCTTAAATAAATATTCAAAAAATAAAAAAATTTTGGTTGTAAAAGACATAGCTACAAAAGCAGAACAACATATTAGAAATAATTATCCAACGACAGAAATATTTCTTGAAAGAGAATTAATGTTTGATATAGTAAGTCATTATCTTGTCCCTAAACATATATTATTACCAAAAGAAGAGGCTGAAAAAGTGATAAAAGAGTATAATGTTACAAAAAAACAAATACCAAAAATTTTTATAAATGATCCAGTTGCGAAATATTACAATATGCAATTAAATGATATATGTAAAATTTTAAGACCAAGTGAGAAATCTGGTATATCTATAGGATACAGACTGGTAGTTAAAGGTGATGTTAATAAATAAAGTTATTATTTTATTTATTTTGATAACTTGATGATGTATTTATAAAAGGATGAATAAATTCTTTCCTTTTATCTCTTTTTTTCCGTAAATTATTAATATACAATTCACTTTGCAACCTTTCCGCCATAGCATCATTTAATTTATCCCTAACAAATTGTTCTTTTTTTCGTTTTTTTGGTTTAGGATACATTTTTTCATCTCTTTCAATATCATCAAGAATACTATCAACAATATTATATATATCACCTTTATTATCTTTTGTATTTTCAGATTTTTTGATCTGTATATATCTTTTAGCTTTATCTAGCATAATAGTTCTAATAATATTGTCTTTTTTAGGATCATTATTATTCATCAATTCATTTTTAAGTTCTCTGTATGTCATGTTTTTTAATATAATAATATATGCATCCATCCTAATATGTATAATATTATAATACTATAATACCTATAAAAATAATAGTTATTAATCACATTATATATATAGTATTATGTAATTAATTCATAAATAAAAAAATTATCCACTGAATCTATCTGTTTTAACTCTTATTCTAGGAGCAACACACATTGATAACATTTCTTGTATTAATAATTTAAATGCATATGGAATTCTAATTTTTGCAACTCTTGTTTTGTTTCTACAACTTGCACATTCAAATATATCTATTCTTCTTTTATTTTTCTTATTATCTTTTAATAATCTTCTTTTTGCAAACATACCACATTCTGTACATACCCATGTAGAGTATGCATCTGCTGTTTCCATCATTCTTTCTTTTAAAAATCTTGATAAACCATGGGATATCATACAATCTCTTTCCATTTCACCGAATCTTAAACCACCATCTCTTGATCTACCTTCAGGTGCTTGTCTTGTAAGGACAGTATACAATCCTCTTTGTCTTGAATTACCAGTCCATACAGATTTTCCATCTTTTCTTACACAAAATATCTCTTCTGGCATTTCCAAACAGAATACTGGCTCTTTGCAATCTTTAATTATAGTAACAGATTTATTGTGATCTATACATATAATATCACTATCATATGATTTGTATAATAATGATTTATTGATTATATCACATATTTTCTCAAGTGTAAAATTAATACCATCTTTTGATACATACATACGATGTTCTGCTGTTACTCTTAAATTTAAATGTTCTGATTTAACATGATAGATATCTCCTTTAAAATTAGGATAATATAATAGTTTTATAGGTTTATCATATACTATATTGCCATTTTTAAGTGTTGCTATTTTATCATTTTTATGAATATTATGATAAAACTTCCATCCATTATCAGTTAATACTTCATGATCCATAGTTAAGCAATGTATCTTGTCTGATACCATATGTTTTAACCTTTGGTAATAAATAGGACCGATATATATTTCAGACTTTAATTTCTTTCCAGTCATACCATTATACATATATTCAACTGCATCCCTATGATATCCATGTTCTTCTAATATATTTTTCATAGATTCCAGATCAAATGTCCTAAAAGGAGTGCCATCCATCTCTTTCCCTTCAAGAGCTCCAACTTTTCCAACTAATGGTTCAATTAATTGTCCAATTGTCATACGTGATGGCAATGCATTTGGATTCATTATTATATCTGGAGATATACCATCCTTTGTAAATGGCATATCTGATTGTGGTAATGTGATACCGATAGTACCTTTTTGAGCATGTCTTGAACAATTACCACACCAAACTGGTTTTCCGTTACGTCTTACATATATAACACCAGTTTCACTTGGAACTGTGCAACAATATACATTTCCTTTAAAATGGCTAATAGTATAATTATTTTCATTATTATATTTCACATCTGTGTAATCTTTTCCAGAAACAAATATTTCCCCTGTTTTAACATCATGTTCAACATGTGTTCCACAATAAAGTGCATAATGTTGTAATTTATCAAGTATATCATTAGTAACTTCAATACCTCTAACATCTGCTTTAGTTGAACAATGGTTATATTTTTTTAATAATTTATGAATATGTTTTTTAGAAAGTTTAATATCTTCAATATATTTTGTATCTGCATATCCATTAATTCCAGAACTGATAAAAGCATGTTTAGTTTTGTATATATTCTCAACTACATCAATACTATTGTATTCTTGGCCTTTAATATAAACATACATTCTATGCCCCTTAGTTACTTTCAAATTTACACAACGCCCTTTAACTTCATATAAATCACCATCATAATCAAGTTTTATAATATCAGTAGGATTTACATATTTAATGGTTGTGATATAACTTTTATGAACATCTTTATATTTTATTTTTTCCATATCTGTTAAACCATCCCAAACTACCCATTTACCATAAACATGAATTCCTAAAACTTTTTCCAGAGACGCTACTTTATGTTCATATGTTAAATCTTTTATACAAACCCAACCTGATAATGTTAATACATCATGATCATCAGTATAACACATTTTATCTCCAATATGTGGTATTCTTTCACTTCTAATTCTGACTTTTCTAACAGCATATCCTTCGCTATTTTGTATATTTTTCCATACTTTATCAATAACACCGGGTACATTGGATTTATATATGACACTAGCATCTTTAAATTCTTTATCATTACGGCCAGTTGGTTGTATAGGTGATACTTTTCCTAATATTATATCTCCATTTTCTACTATAGTTTCTTCCTCTGCATAACCATATTCGTTTAACTTATCATAAGATGAATTCTTCATACCAGCTACTTTAGATGCATCAGGTTTTTGAAATATATCATCTTGTGAAGTAGACTGGTTTTTTTGTATAGTTGTATTTGATTTACTCAAGTTCATAGATCTAAAGAATCCTCTATCAATAGATGATTGATTCATAATAACAGAATCTTCTTGATTGTATCCGGTATAACATATCATAGCAACTATAGCATTTTCTCCGAATGGTAATACATCTGTATTTATATATTTCATGGCTCTTGTATTTACAAGAGGTTTTTGTAGATAATACAATATATACGCTAAATCCAATCTATTTCTATAATTTGAAGCATATATTCCCATAGCTTGTCTGGCCTGGGAATATTGATAACTATTTCTAACACCTGGATTACAATTTACAAATGGAATATTTGATGCAACTATACCCAATGACATTGACGGATGTATATCACAGTGTGTATACTTTACATACATCATATCATCATATCTATTTGATACTGGTATCCCTTTTTTAATATTTTTAACTTTTTTAACAGAATCTATCATTCTTTTTCTCATTTGTCTAACATTTTGAGGTATTTCGGCGATTAGCGAATTATATTGTTCATCAACATCAATATATTCAATAATATCTTTATATTTTGATAATAATTCATTCCAACTAGATATTGATGTATCTGATCGTTGTCCACTTAAATTTATCATATCAATATGTGATTTTTTCAACATTAACTGATTATCTTTAACTCTTAATACTGGCCTATATAATCTTCCACCATCACAATATATTTTTAATTCATCAGATTCAACTTCTGATAATGTATCGTATGATATTGATGTTGTTTTGCTTATTTTTCCATCATATTTTAATTCTTTTAAAAATATATACAACTCATATCCATTATTAGTTAAACCTAACCATTCACCATTAAGAAATATTTTTGTTTGATATTTCATTTCTGATGGGATAATATCTGCAATATCTGTTATCTTATCAGCTATATATGATTTTATAATTCTTCTTTGTGTTGGTAATTCAACAGTTACATTAGCCATTATAGCTAGATTTTTAACTAGACCTACTTTATGACCTTCTGGTACTTCTGTACCACATACGAAACCTACTTGTGTACCATGTAAATGTCGCGGACTTGTTAATTTATTTGTTGATGCATCACCAGCAGGTGAATTGATTCTCCTTAATGAAGATAAAGTATATAAATATGTTAATCTCTGTAATACTTGTGCAACTCCTTTTCTTTTAGTCCATGCTCCTGTTAATAATGCTGTTTTTAACACTTGTTCTGCTATATTAGGTTTTATCTGATTAATTATAACTTGTGGATTTTGGTCATTATTATTTCTTTTTCTAAATATTTTATTACATTCGTTTAGCATTTTTCTATAAGCTTGTTTAAATAATTCGAACAATAATGTGCCTGGAAGATCTATTCTTTTATTAACAAAACTATCTCTATCATCCACTTTGATTCTCTTTAATGATGCTTTTAATAATTTATTAATCATATATCCTAAATAATATCCTTTGTGAATAAGATCAGTATTCATATGTGGTATAAAACTTGTATTTAGCAATTTCTTAAGGTGATCTATTTTCTCTCTCTCTTTTAATTTTTCATCAGTCTCTGTATATCTAGGCTTATTTACTCTCATCTTAAATACAAGATATTTTAGTGCATCAGCTTGCGTTAATATCTTATTCCCATTTAAATCATTTACAGAATCTTCTAATGATGATCTTATTATCCCTATCATATCCTTATCATATATATCATATGTAGTATAATTTATAATGTCTCTATCCGATTCTATACCTAATGCCCTCATTAATATAAATACAGGAACCTCATTCAATATCGATATCTTTACTAATATCTTATCATCCTTTGTTAATCTTAAATTTACTATCTGTAACATATCTGTTTGAAGAGATTTTGAATTTAATTGTAATGTATATATCAAATTTGCTCCATCTTTTTTTGTAAATACAAGAGGCTTATTTTCAATCATTTTTTCTAAAGACATTATAACTTTTTCTGATCCATTTACTATAAAATATCCTCCAGGATCATATCGACACTCATCTGTATTATGTCCTTTTCTTATATTTAATGAACAATACTTTGATTTTACCATGACTGGTATTATAGCTATCGGATATTCGTGTTCGGGAGTACCTATAATATTAGTTGTAACTTCATCTGTTGAAATATTAACTATATCTTGTACTTGTGTAACTGTCGCAACTATTTTACATGAATATGTAAGATCTCTTGTTCTTGCCTCATGTGGAAATAATAGATCATCTCCCATATCAACTTCTGGCGGTTTAACAGCCAGATCAGTAAATACAAATCTATATTTGTATAAAAAATTACCTTTCTGTTTCTCAAAAAATATATTTTCTCCTTTTGTTAATAATGTATTTATATCGTCATCTATAAATTTATCAAATGATCGATGATGATGACTATACATTATTCCCTTTTGTTTGAAATATAAATCTGTTAATTTATAAACATTATCTATATTGTCAAAAAAGGTATCTGTCATATATATATATTAAGTATATTAATATAATTAATATTTATATTTTTTTACTCAATTTTTTTTATCATATACAGCCAATACTGACCATTATAATAGTTGGTCTTGTTGTTACTGTTAAGCAACAGAAGCAACAATCTATTCTTTCTTCATATTATTATTTAGAGCTTCAATCATTTTAAGCATATTATTTGTCATTTTAGCCATATCTTTTAATTGGTTAATGTCTGGCTTTTCTGTATTATTTACTAAACCTAATAAATTACAAATATTATCTGCACCATCAATACCATTCATGCCATCAATACCATTCATGCCACCAATATTATCATCTTTATTTCCTACTGGTTTTAATAAATCATTAAATGTTAACTCCTTAATTGCAGATGCATCTGAATTGTTATTTTCCCTACTATTTGTAACATTATTAACATTATTCATAATATTATTTATATATGGAATTTTTTTAATTATTCTTTCAATATAAATAAATACATTTGTTAATTTTTGATTAACTATCGAATAATATTTAAATATAGAATATGTATACTCCTTTTCTGATTTTGTTCTGTTTAAGAAGTCATTATACATATTTTTTATAATATTTGTATATTTACTAAATTTATCTAATTTTGTGCTATTATTTAATTTTTCATATAACTTTACATCATATCCATCTATTATTAAATTATATAATATGGCTACTATGCTACTTATTATCATATTATACAATCCCAACACAATCCAACTTAAGGAGCATATGAGCATCATTTTATAGAGTCTTGTATTATTATCCAATACTGAATAAATAGAATTTATAAGAATCATATATTTAGTTCCAAGTATAAACCAAATAAATATTCCTAAGAAGCCACTTATATAATCAATATTATACATACTAACTAATATTCCAATTAATTGTTTTCTTCTTATGTCTTTTCAGACAAGAGTTAATAATACCAAAATGATCTTGTTTATTGAATGGCAAATAAGTTCCTAATGGTTTATTACATGATAATCCAGATGGATGAGATGATACAACGATATAATGTCTATTAGTATCAATTAGACTTACTTTATCTAGAGCTGGTCTTCCCCATAAGACAAATACAAGATTATCTTTAGTTTCTGATAGATATTTGATTATATTATCGGTAAAAGGTTTCCAATAATTTATATGTGATTTGGGTTTATTATGCCTAACAGTAAGACTCGTATTCAACATTAAGCATCCTTGTTTGGCCCATTTTGATAAATTGCCATGTTTAGGAATTTCCTCTATATGTCCAAAATTTTGTAAATTTTTATAAATATTTTTAAGTGAGGAAGGTATTTTAATACCTACTGGAACGGAAAATGATAATCCCATAGCTTCAGGTATATCGTTTACTATGTTATGATAAGGATCTTGTCCTAGAATAACTACTTTTGTTCTATATAATGGAGTTGTGTTGAATGAATTAAATATTAAAGATGGATATGGAAATACCATTTGTCCTTTTTTTCTATCCTTATCTAGTACATTATTTATCTTATCAAAATATTTTTTTCCCATTTCATTCCTAATAATTTTACTCCATGATTTTTTTAATCTTAAAGTTTTAATATCAACCTTATCATAAGTACTGCTCCAATCTGTAATATTATCATAATTATCTGTTGATAGCATGTGTGTATAAATATGATATATTAGTGATATGTGTTTATGCACATACATTTCAATATTATTATAAAAAAAATTGATATATATATACATTAAAGTATTGTTATAATACGATAATATATTACAACTATATGGATATAGACAGCTTAGATGCTATACCGGGATTAGCAGAAGGTGAGTTGTTAGATATTCTCGATGAATTAGCTGATGGATATTATACAAATTCAGACTCTGATATTAGTGCATCTGATAATACATTAGCAAATTATTGTATAAATTGTAAAGAAGATAATTTAGTTGAAGATAGGATAGCTGGTATTATAGTATGTCAAAATTGTGGAATGGTAAATTCTGGAATTTTAGATTGTGGTGCTGAATGGCGCGGTTTTAGTGATGTAGGGAATAATGAGAGATGTAGTTTTGTCACTAACCACTTCTTACCACAATCATCATTAGGTACAAGTGTAGGTGGTCCAGGAAAAAGTAGAGTAAAAATATTAAATAGTTGGAATGCTATGCCATATAAAGAGAGAAGTCGAAATAATGTGCTAAAAGAGATAGAGAGGAGGTGTCGATCAGCGAACATAGTTAAAAAAATAGAAGATGATGCTAAAATAATATATATTAATATTAGTGAATGTAAACATACATCTGGAAAAAATAAGGGTAAATCTATAATAATAAGAGGAAAAAATAGAAAGAGTTTGATAGCGGCATGTGTGTATATTGCATGTAAAAGAAGTGGTGAGGCAAGAAGTCCAAAAAATATCGCTAATATATTTAACCTAACTTCTCCAGATATAACTAAAGGTAGAAAGACTCTATCTAAATTAATGCAATTGATAAAAATGGATAACCACAGTCAAACAGAATTACCGGAACATTTTATACCTAGATATTGCAAGGAACTTAAACTAAAACAAGAGTTTATTGATAAAGCTATATCAATAGCAAAAAATATTAAAAAATTAAATATTGCTCCTGTACATACACCCTTATCTATAGCTACAGGATGTATACTTTTACTAGTTAAACTAAATAATATTGATATTTCTAAAAAAGATATATCAGTTAAATTTGGAGTATCAGAAGTAACTATAAGTAACACATTTGAAAAAATCAAACCATACGAAAATATAATTATAGATGATAATATAACTAATGATGTGGTTAAAAAGATAAATGACATCAAAAAAAATACTACTTTACCACCTAAATTAAAAAAAAAATATGCGATGTTGCAAAAAGAATGGGAAAAAAATAAATAATTTCTTAATGAATCATATATGGGATCTACATTCAGTTCTACATACGGATCATATAACTTGTATAATAATATCACAAATACGATAGATGGTCTACTTGATGAATATAAATTTTGGACAAAAAGTGATGTATGTAATAATTTAGAATTTATTTATTATGACAAACTTATTCGGTTAAAAAATTCAGATCTTATTAATGCATCAACAGCAATTGGATATCGATTTAATTCTAATGTAAACAAACAAAAAGTATGTGAAACTATAATTAATCATTACAAAAAACAAGTAAATCTTCTAAAACATATACTTAATACTATTAGAAAAGTACAAAATAAAATAGATCATGCTAACAATGGCCCTATATGTAAAAATGTAGATGGATTTATTGATGATCTATATAATTGCAAAAGAATTAATGGTGCTGAATGGATATCTAAAAAAGAATATAGTGAATATATTACAACTCTTAAAAAACATAAAAAGTATACTACGTGGAAGTTATGGCTAGATAATTTATCTAATATTTATAATTCTTCGTTGATAGATATACAAAACATTATAAATAAAATAAAAGGTAATATAAATAAAACACTATCAGAAGGTGAATATAATGCTCTAGTTATACATTCAAAAAATATTCTTGAAAGATTAGACCAACTCTCAGATATATATTATATTCTTACTATAAATAATTGTTAAATATATATAAAATTTTTTGTTAAAATGTTAATTTGGTGTGTTTTTTTTCTTAAAAAAATAATATACAATTTTGATATATAATATGCCAGCAAAATCATCAAAAACAACTAAGACAGCAAAGACAGTTAAAAAAGTAGGACCAAAAAAATCTACAAATAAAGCAAAAAAGCAATCAACTAGAAAAACTAATGAAAAAGAAGTAAATAATACAGAAGTTAATGCAGAACCACAAGTTGATGCAGAATTACCCAATAAAAAGACAAAAAAATCAGCTAAAGAAGCAGTAGTTGATGTAGAACCATCTGTTAACAATACAAAAAAATCAGCAAAAAAAACAACTAAAAAATCAACAAAAGTTACAAAAAAATCAGGAACAAAATCAGGAACAAAATCAAGAACAAAAGTTAAAACTGCTGAAGATAAAGTTAAAACTACTGAAGATAAAGTTAAAACTACTGAAGATAAAGTTAAAACTGCTGAAGATAAAGTTAAAACTGCTGAAGGTAAAGTATGTAGATATTTTAAAATATATGATAAGGTTACTGGGACTACTCGTGGAAGATTTTCCGGAAGTAAGCCAAAACAAGCAGCAAATAAAGCATTTACATCTGTAATTAAATATTTGGTTGATAATGGGGAACCAATTATTGATATTGAAATATCATTTACTATTAAAGAATGTACACGTGGAAGTAATGGAAAAACATATGATTATGTAGGTACACGTGTTATATTAGAAAATCCGATGAAAGTAACTATTAATAAAGACAAAGAAGATGAAAAAATAATTACATACAAATATAATAATAAAGTAATGAAAGATAAAAAATCTACAGTAAATCCACCAGTTTTAACATCATCTTAATTAATAATGTAATATTATAATTTACTTTATTTTGTAAATTATAATATTTTATATCCTTAAAAAGATTTAATCTTATTAACTATATGTGGTTGTATTAATTCATAGTATACGAGATATCCAGCTAATATAACAACTGTTTTTCCTACCCAACTTCCAAGAAAATTATTAGAATCAAATAATTTTTCATTAACTGCTAAACCATATACGATAATAGGAAATAATTCTAGAAAAAATGCTTTAAACATATCGTGCTTTAAAGCAGATATATTTTTATAATCACTATATGGTTTATATACTCCTGCATAATCTGCTTTTCTATGATCAAAGAATAATTTAAGAGATACGATAACTAATACTACTGCTATTAATATATTTTGATTATTAAAAAACATATACCTTATATAATATATTGTAGATTTTATTTTTCACTATATATATATATTGATGCTTAACCTAAATAATACAAATAGCACAAATAAGACAAGCTCTCTTCAAAGTAGTGCATTAAAAGAAGATAATAGTAAGATAGATATAGTCCCAAATGTAGAAGAAATGTATAATATAGGTGGTAGTGCGGACAATAATATCAGTAATAATATAAATGATAATACAAACAATAATATCAGTAATAATATAAATTCGAATATTGAAATTAAAAAAGATGAGTTATACAATTTTCAAGTTAGTTATATAGATAATTGTTTTAGTATAAATGAAGAAGGTAAATTTTTAGGATGTATCAAGGCTGCCGAAATTATTAAATATTTTACTCATATCTTTAATAAGGATAACCAATTTTTACAAAATATTACAGATAGTAACTATCCATTAATAAAAAGACTAATAGGTGAAATACCGGAAAATTCATATAGTATTATATTAAAAGATTATACAATGTCTCCATTTATGGGAGATTTAGGTACATTAATAAAATTAAATGATAATATATTATCATTTGAGAGGAATGATTTGTATAATGAATTAAAATATGTTAATCGAAAAAATGCTGATAAAATAAGAAATTCTTTTTATAAATTTCTTATAAGAATGATAGAATATACGCTAAGACTAATATCACATGTAAGTGAATTAATAATAGATAATAGTACAAAAACACAAAAACTAAAACAAAATATGATAGTATATTCTACAAAATTAATGTATAAATTATCTCAATATACTGAAATGCAGATAAAATTAATATTAGATAAAAATATCAAGATTAGCAAGAATATTGAAACTAGTAAAAAATTAAGAGAACTGATTGGTAAAAAATTGGACAAATATATGTTTTTATTAGAGGATAAAAATAATATAGAAAAAAATAAAAATCTTATAAATAATGTAATAACACAGATAGGTGGCACGAGAGATAATTTATCAGATACATCAGATATGGTATCTGAGAGTGATCCATCTCCGGTTGTATCTGTATCTCTATCATCAATACCTCCCACATCAACATCTGATCATAGTGCTATATATGATATGTAATATACATAAAATTATGTATAAACATTATATAATGAACAAAAATATAGACAAAGAATATGCTGTATTAAATAATATCAAAAAAATAAACAAAGAATTAGATAATGTTGATTTACAGATTGAAAAATCTTTTACAAAAAATACAAAAGATTTAGAATATTATAAAGAAATTATAAATAAATCAATATTAAATTTTAAAAATATAACAAAAAACTTGTCTAAATAATATTTATATGAAAAATGATATTTGTACATACAAAGAAAATAATGTTGATGAAATATTACCTAATTTATGGCTTGGTAACTACCAATCATCACTTGATATAAGATTTTTGAAAAAGAATAATATAAGATATGTTATCCGACTCACAAAAACTGTTTATAGAGAATATCCAGATATTATATACATAAATATACCTATTAGCGATGATGAGTTGTGTAATGAAAATATTGATTTTACAGGAATATTTAATAAAACTAGTGACTTTATAAAAGAAGTACTTGTAAATAATTATGGTATACTTGTTCATTGTAAAAGAGGACATCATCGCTCAGCCAGTATAGTAGCCGCATTTTTAATAAAGTATATTAAAGTTGACTATACCACTTCAATTTCTTATATAAATAATATAAGGAAGTGTGCTCTAAGAAGAAATACTTGTATAGGAAAAAATCTGTACAAATATTATTTAATGCAACATAATAAATATTGTCGTAATGTGGTATGTAGTAAATATAATCGGTTAAATATGTGTTCATGTATTTTGAGTTCTTAATTCACTTATACTGGTTCCGTGATATATGTCATTATCTTTTTTATCTATATAATTTGTAATTATATTATCTTTGTGATCTATAGTATGTCTAGTATCGTTTAAATTATTACATAATGTATTTATTTCATTTATTTTATCACTATATATACTATCATCTATATCAAATATATCCCCACTAATTTCTGCTCTTCTTTTATTTACTTTGATACTTGTAATCTCTTGCAAAGTATCATTTATCTTTTTAACTAATAATTCCTCATTTTCCTTATCTAATGATATAGTTCCATATTCTATATCAGCCAATAATATATAACATAATTGTTCTAATTCTTCCCTTTTTGTATATATATAACTAGATGAATTATCCTTTACGATTTCATTACATTTACTATTTAATTCATTTATTCGTTGTACATATTCTGTTTTGATTACTTTTTCTCTTGAAAATACCCATAATAATGTATCATTTATAATATTTTGTATTTTATCGAAATCTTTTTTATCTATAATAAAACAAGAATCATTAATTATATTATATATAGAATAGCACATATCAATTAATTCTTTTTTTAATTGTTTTATTTCATTTTTTTCAGAATTATTAGTATCTTTATCAAAACCATACTCATCATTTTCTAATTCTTCAAATAAAGTATTTTCATCCTCTCCGAATATAATTGTTCCATTTTCTTTACTTTCTGATATACCTATTATATCACTATTTATATTAATCTTTAAAATTAATGTCGGATATTTTCTTTTTATTCTTTCTATAATTTTATCGTAGTCTTTTTGATCTCTCTCATTATAATGCATTTCTTCTAACCATGTTAATACTTCATTTATATCAGTTAATATAATTTCTTTATCTTTTTGTGTTAACTTAAATTCTTCATTATTTACATTTGTTTTTATTATATCACATAGATTATCTATTTCATAGAAAGAATTTTTCCTTTCTCTTTCTAATTTATCCTGTAATTCCATATCTTGTGCTTCTTTTACTAGACTTTCTATTTTTTCTTTTGATAATCTACTTTTATTTCCAGTAATGACTATAGAGTTTTTATTTTGATTATTTTTGATATCTTCAGCAGTAACACTTATTATACCGTTTACATCAACACTAAATGTTATTTCTATTTCAGGTATACCTCTTGGTGCTGGCTCTAACCCAGTTAATTCAAATTCTCCTACTAAAAAATTATCCTTTGTCATCTTCCGTTCTCCTTCAAATACTTTTATAGTTATATCAGTTTCATAATCTGTATATGTTGTATATTTTCTTTTCTTTTTAATCGGTATAGTACTATTTCTAGGGATTAATATATTCATTACACCACCAATCGTTTCAACACCTAATGATAATGGTATTATATCAACAAGGACTACTTTTTCACTAAATGGGTCCTGATTATTAGATAATATAGATCCTTGCATTGCAGCACCTGCTGCAACTATTTCATCTGGATTTATAGTGCAATTTGGTTCTTTTCCCTTAAAATATTTTTTAATATTTTCTCTAATTATAGGCATTCTAGTAGCTCCTCCAACCAATATTATATCATCAATATCATCAATATCCATATCACACATTTCTAATATATCATCAATATATTTCATACATAAAGTAATATAATCATTACATATCTCTTCTAATTTGTTACGTGTTATAGGAACTACTAGATTCTTATTATCGTAAAAATCTTTTACAGCTATTACAGCTTTGCCTGTTGTTGATAATTTTTTTTTTGCTCTTTCACATTCTTTTTTTAATTTTTGTAATGATAATACTAATATATTATCTAATTTATCTATATTGTATTTATTTTTAAAGAAAGATTTGCAATATGAGAATAATCTATTATCAAAATCTACTCCTCCTAAATGTGAATTTCCAGTTGATCCTATTACTTCAAATATACCATCTGCTATACTAAGTAATGATACATCTAAAGTACCTCCTCCAAAATCATATACTATAATATTTATATCTGTATCAGATTGCAATGACATTTTCTCATATCCATATGGTAATGCTGCAGCAGTGGGTTCATTAATAATTCGAATACATTCAAGTCCAGCTATAGTTGCAGCATCAACTGTAGCTTGCCTTTGCCCATCATTAAAATAAGCAGGTACTGTAATTACTGCCTTTGTTATAGATTGTTTTAAATAATCTTCAGCCATTATTTTTAGTCTGCTTAATATCATAGCTGATATCTCTTCTGGAGTATATAATTTTTGCTTCCCATTTATACCTATAACTATCTGATTATCATTTTCTGTAACATAATATGATAAAAATGGGATATCTTTTTGTACATCAGTATCATCTATTTTTTTCCCCATTAATCTCTTAACCTCATATACAACATTTCCACTATTAATATCTTGTTGATTTTTAGCATCTTTCCCTATATATCTATTACAATTTGTAAATGATACTACACTTGGTATAGTTTTATTTCCATATTTATCAGGTATAATTTCTAGATTATTATTTCTCCATACAGATATACAACTATTTGAAGTTCCTAAATCAATACCTACTATATATTCTTTCTCTTTAATAATATCATTATCCTCTATATTTTCACTTTTTATACAAAAATATTCATCTATATCACTAAAATTGTCACTATCTGAATCAATATCTACTTCGATATTTAAACAATTTAGTACATTATCCATAAACTATATATTAATACTATTTTTTATGAATGTGATTTTAACCTTGCTTTCTTCCACTTGTGCCTGTTTTTTTATATTTACTTTTTCTTATATTAAATACATTAGTTTTACCATTGTTACCAGATAAACCCGATACATTATTATTTTTTGTTGTTAATTTAGGTTTAATTTGTGGCTTGATTTGTGGCTTGATTTGTGGCTTGATTTGTGGCTTGATTTGTGGCTTGATTGATGGTTTGATTGATGGCTTGATTTGTGGCTTGATTGATGGTTTGATTGATGGTTTGATAGGTGAATCTAAAATAGATTTGGTTTGGTTATCTATATCATTAAATTCTTCTAATATATCTATTACTTGTTGTTTTCCTTTTTGAATTCTTTTTTGTTCATTTTTTAATCTTGTTATTTTATCTATCTTCATCTTATTATGTTCAGATGGTGCATATTTTATTCTATATTTATATTTATTCGCATACTCAAATTTTTTTTTATGTTCTGCCTCTTTGCTTGTTGAGTATTCTTTTTTCAGTTTACCATCATGTTTTTCAATTTTTTCTTGTAATTTAATAAATTCATCCTCAACCCCTTCTTTATCTGCATCTGTAACTTTATGAACTATCATATCATCTTTTGACTTATATTTTTTGTTAGGGTCTATGTCTTTTATTATATTTTTATATGGTTGATTAGTTCTACCTTTCCAATACTCGACCTTTTTATTTTTATATTCCTTTTCTATATTTTTCACATTTTTTCCTGCATCTTTTTTGTTAATATTATTTTTATCAAGTTTTATAGATGGTAATATAATATCCCTCATTTTGTCAGGATTTATAGATCTTTCCAATTCATTTAATTCTTGAATTTCTTTTGTTCTTTGTATCTCTTCTTGCCTTCTTCTTCTAGCAATATCTTCTTTTCTCATATAATCATGTTGATTATAAAATGTAGAGTTATTAATAAGTCTATTATTATATGTATTTGCTTGTTGTATCTTGTACATATTGTAATTATTCATAAGATTATTATTCATCATCGTATAATAACAAATGTATATATTTTACCTATGTTATTATATGTATAAATTAAACATATTATATATTAATCGAAAGATATCACTATTGGAGATAATTCATTACTGTTGACTGAAATTATATGTGGGCTATTTATTTTTGTTTTATTTTCTATTTCGATTTTCTTCTTATTTTTATTTAATTTAGCCTTTTTAACCTCTTTATTTGATTTAATCATTTCTTTTTTGATAGTATCATAATATTGTTCAACATAATTTAAAATATTATACTCAAATATCCACCTAAAAAAATTTAGCTGACAAATAGTCGTATAAAATCTATTTTTAATACCCTCTTGATTATAGTAGTAATAATAAAATTTTTTTTCTCTTCTTCTAAATGGATCAAAATATCTCTTTCTGTAAGATTTTAGTTGAGCCTTATATCCTATATGTACTGTAAAATCTATAGTATCACCATATAAATCTATTTTATATCTAGTTTTATATTTATTCGCATAATTAGTTACAAACCAATCCAATAATCTTAGAGAGATTTTTGATTTGCAGTCGATAATATCAGCCATTTTTTGTACACTATTAACATCTAATTTTTTAATATATTTATCTATAGTCTTATAATACAATGTTTCTCTGCTTGTAAAGTGTAATTTTTCAACATTATCATATGGGTCTATTATACTAGATTCTGTAGTTTTTGTGCTCGATGTGCTAGTTTCGTCACTTGATACAGAGGTTGTATCTTTACTCATTAATATATCCATATTTATTTAAACGCACCTTTAAATAAATTATTTGTCATTATCTTCTTTGGTTTGTTGTAAATTGATGTTATATATCTCTTCTTCACCTGTATTCAGAATAATAAATTAATTGTCATTATCTTTTTTGGTTTGTTGTAAATTGATGTTATATATCTCTTCTTCAACTGTATCCAGAATAATAAATCGTATAACATTAACAGTATTATTTTGTCCCATTCTATGAGCTCTACCTATAGCCTGTTTCTCTTGTTCAGTTCTATATTTATAACTACCATATATTGGATCTAAAAATATTATATTCTGTGCCTTTGTTAAATTTGTTCCTGCTGCTGACTTTTCAGAGGATAACATAATTACTTTAATATCTTTCTTGCTATCTTTTTGAATATTATTAAAATCTCTTATAGCCTTATCCCTTTGATGACAATTTCCTTTACAAAATACATTATTTATACCATATTCTGTCAATATTAAACCAACACGTTTTAACAGATCATCCCATTGAGAAAATATAATACTATGTTTATCTGTATTTCTAATAAATTGTATTAAGTGTGCCATTTTTGTTCCTACTTTATTTACTATTTCATTAAATTCAATATCTTTATTTGTCTCATTTGTTTTCTTTTTCCACTCACAACTAACTAAAAATACATCTTGTTTAGTTAGTTTTTGCTTACAATATGGGCATGACCCATTCTTATTTAGTGATAATATTGCACACTGATAACAAAATAAATGTCCACATTTTGTTACTCCTGTACTGTTTTCTGGTATATCTTCTAGACATATACCACATGTTTCAATATCATCATCCTCATCATCACTAAACTCATCATCAGATAAATCTGCATAATAATCTAATATATTTTCACAATTATCTGGAACTTCTATAACTAATTCATTTTTATGATCTTTATTAACTGTTTTTTTTAATCTATCCATAACATTTGTAAAAAATTTGTACGTTGTAGATTTTCCTTCTAATATATTTTCTGCCTCAGTAAGTTTGATATATGCTTTTTGAAGAGATTCATCATATCTTTTTAATATAGATGAGTAACCTGATACATCAGTATTTACATTTATCTCATCAGTATTTTCATAATATATCGGATTATCTATATCTATATCATATGTTGCTAATATATGTTTTTTATAATTATAATCTCTAAATGTATCTTCTAACAACATTACTATTTTCTTTTTTGTTCGTAAAATTCTATCCTTAATCTTATTTACATTTTGTTTTGCTTTTTCTTCTTCATCTTTGTAATGTTTTACCATCATCTTATCAATATCTTCCAATGACTTACAATTCAACAATGCATGTTTTGTTTCATCTGCTAATTGTGGATGGCAACATAATTGCCTTAAATATTTTCCAAATTTATTATTATTTGGATCGGCCAAGTGAGCATTGTACATCATTCTCTCTGTTGGTGTAAATTTTAACCATTTAACATGTTCTTCTATAGGAGGTAAACTAAAGCCTTCTATATTCTTTACAGATTCTTCTGTATTTTTTCTAAAGCAATTATTGGATATATAATCAATTATATCATCATCTATAAATATATTATCATAGTCTTTATTGGTATAGTTAGTCATAAAGCTAACTATATGTCCAATGTCGGCTATAAATGGTGTTGCTGATACTAACCATCTATAAGTTGATTTGAATAATGGTAGTAAGTTAGGAATATGAGTATTTCCTTTTTTACCTGTATACCCTTCATGAAATTCATCAACTATTATCCTATGCCAATGTATATTATGCATCATTATATTTCTCTCTCTTAAAGATGTCAATCCATTATTTATTAAATCAGTTCCATCATTCTTAAATAGTAGTTTTACATTTTTTCTTTCTTCATTTGACCATTTATAAGTATGATAGTTGTTTCTACTACTAATACGAGATGTCCATCTCATAGTATAAGATTTATTAGCTAAAAATGAAAATGTAACTATAACAAAGTCTGCATCCAAATAATCTTGATAACAATATTTATCATGCTCTCTTTTTGTAAGTAATGATATTATTTTAATTGAATCTATATTTGATATATTATTTTCTATTTCTCTTCTCCATTGTTTACATAAATGCGTTGGACATATTATAAATGTAGCTCTACTATATAAATAGCTATCATCATAATTATTAGGATATTTCTCTTTATCATTCCTAAAATATGATATATCTTTTGCTGGATTACTTAATGCTAATGCTATCATTTGTATAGTTTTTCCTCTTCCCACCTCATCTATAAGAGCTCCTCCATAAAATGTTAATGATTGTCTATCTTCTTTTTTACAGAATTTTTTTGCAATTAAATTATAATATATATCTCCAATTTTAATCTCTTCATATATACTAAAATATATAGTTTTAGGATTTAATTCTTTCTGCAACATCCAATAAATATTACATTTTTGAAAATTATATAACTTTAAATTGATATTTTTTGGTTGATCTATCATATAATCTCCTGTATAATCGACACATATATCTAACTTTTCTGCTAAATAATCTTTATTTTTTGATATTGTTAAATCAGTATCATGATCAATATGTGATATATTATTATAATAACAAGTATACATATCATGATAATACATTAATGTGTGTAAAAAATTAATCTCATCCTTGCTCATATTATTTTTCGTAAATAACCTATCACTTAAAATTGTATGATCAATATCTACAACTAGACATATTATTTCATTAGAATCTATATATTTACTGTATAACTCTATATGACAAAAATTATATAATAATATATCAGGTGATAGGGTATTTTTTACCTTATTATTATAATAATTAAGTGCATGATCATCTAGATATACTTTAAAGTCCTCATTATATAAATTATCAATTGATATTTTTTTGGTTGTGGTATTAGAAAAACAACAATTTTCCCCATACCATTTATCATAAAAATATTTATTATTACTCATTTCTAGTATATATATATACTAAAATAGATCAATAGATAAACTTATCAATTTTTTTGCAACAGAGAATAATATATTATTATATTTTCTATGTTATTAATATTTGTATTAACATGGAAAATACTAGTGAAGATTTAATAGAAAAATTAGATAGAAGTATAAATAAAACAAAATCAGAATTTAACCAAAAAGAGTTTACACAACGATGCAACAATATAATAACAAACATAAAATCAATCGAAAAAGAAGTAAAAGATTTGCAAAAATTATACAATACCCAAAATAAAATAATAAATAATCAAAAAAAAGAAAAAAGAATAACACATCTTACAAAAAAAGTTATTGTTCCTAAACAGATATGTTCTCTTATAAATGTACCTGAAGGTACAGAAATGTCTAAACCTCAAATAACAAAATCTGTATATAATTATTTTAAGGTTAATAATCTATACTATGATAAAGATAAGCGAGTGCTAAGAGTAGATAGTGTTGTATCAAGTATACTTAATATATCATTATCAGTAAATGACTCAATAAATCCAAAAGATAAAGATGGATTAAATATATATAATATACAAAGATACATCTCAAAATTATACGATTAAATTTTATATATATAAACTATATGATTTTACCTTTGATATTATTGCCAATTATTATATTTTTAATGACATCTATGTATCTAGAAAGATCTGAATATTGTGCTTTTGGTTTAAGGCATATAATCGGATCTAGTTCATTCTCATTATTGAATATACTTATTGTAACTATGTTTATAACTGTAGTGGGATTAATATTTTATTATGGATATATATTATAACATGTTTCTGGATATACAAATTGAAGTAGTTTATATGTATATTATGATAGTTATTTTATTATTATTGCTCTTGTATTGTATATTATATTATTTTACAGATAATACAGAATTTTATAAACTTATTGTAAGGATGTAATGCTGTGTAATTTATAATATGCTCCATAATTATTATCACTTATCCATATTCCATATAATTCTATATCACAATTTACCATATTTTTATTATCTTCACTCTTATTATCCTCATAAATCAAATTATCAATAACTGTTTGAAATGTTTTCGTTTTTTGACAATTAAGTTTAAGTATAGGTTTTCTATCTAAATATCTTATACTCTGCCTATATCTTATATTATTTCTATCTGAAAATGGCCATTTGTCTTTATTATCTTTTCCTAATATTATCAGTTTTTTATCAATCTGATACAATATGTCATAATTATCACCTATATTAAGTATAATTGTATGTGTTAATCCTTTATTTCCTATTTTATTAATTTCGATCAGTTCGAATTTTAGTTCAAATTGTATTTTATCAATTTTTATTATGTGTATATTATTTTTTTTAATAGTATCGGACAAGCATATATCCATTATATATATATTTTTAGATTGGATAACAAAATATTGCTAATTAACTCATTAATTATCAATATTTTTTAAAATAAATTAATCAATCATCCTCATCATCATCTACCTCATCATCATCTACAACATCATCTTCCGTTTCATCTCCTTCATCATCTTCATAATCTTCTGATTCATCATCATTATCATCTATAACACTGTCATCATCTTCATCTTTATCTTCACCTTCATCTTCATCTTCATCTTCACCTTTATTCTCTTCTTTGACGTCATCATTATATTCATCTTCTGAATCAGAAAATGCATATTCTTCAAATTCGGTTTTGTTTGATTCCAATCTTTCTCTTGGCATAATTACAAGTTGAACGAATTTTAATGTTACTCCATATTTACGTTTACCTGAATCATCTTTACTTTTACTTGCCCACACTTTTGCAACTCTTACAACACCTTTAATAGTATCTAAGAATTTTAAATGTTCTTCAAGTTCAGTTATATTTCTTGGTGGAGGTGATAATTTAGTTGGTTTTCCTCCTTCTTTTTTAACAAAGATAGGTAAATCAATAATACCTGTTTGATAATTTAAAGGGATTCTAATTTTACATGTTGGAAATTTTGTTTTTTCATTTGTATCATCGCCAACTTTATCTCCAGTTTCTTCTATTTCATCTTCTTCATCTTCTGGATAATCTTCATCGTCTCCTGACTCATTTTCATTATCATCTACAAATTCATCATATGTTTTTACTATTGGAATATATCTGTATAATGTTGAAAACGGTTTTCTTACTGTCTTTTTCCCACCTTTTGTTTTTATTTTTGCTGAACCTAATGGTTTGAAAATGTCATTTTTGATAGTTTCATCAACAAGACTATCATCTATATCTGCTAATACTTTCATAAATTTTACTGCATTATCATTTGATGGATCTAGTGGTACAGTAATATATGATCTACTCTTATCTCCATCTTTATGATACTCTTCATTGTATTTAGAAATTCCTCCTTGTACTATTTTTATTTCTGGAAGTTCAATAAGAGGTGATTCTGAGCTGTTATCTTTTCCTGTTCTGTTATATCTTGGATATGCTATAAATTGTGTACTTGTATATTTTCCGTCTGTTTGAATTTCACTAACACTGAATTTGTTTTTTTTAAAATCTTTGCATTTGATGTAGCTAGTTTTGGATGTTGCTCTTTTAGTTCTGTAGGTTGACATATATAGTAACCTTATTTACAGACTAAGATTTTATATAGTTTTAGTTTCAATTTTTTTTATACTATATACTAGTCATCAGTATGTCAGCCTATAAGTATATCAGCCTATCAGTATATCAGCCAGATATCAGCTAGTTATAAGTATGTCAGCCAGATATCAGCTAGTTATAAGTATGTCAGCCAGATATCAGCTAGTTATAAGTATGTCAGCCAGATATCAGCTAGTTATCAGTATGTCAGCCAGATATCAGCTAGTTATCAGTATATCAGCTAGATATCAGCTAGATATCAACTAGTTATTCAATTGGTATTTCCAATCAACTGGTCAGTCAATCCAGTTAGTATATATTGTTGATAGTCCTATTAATAATATAATATTATTAATAAGTTAAAAATAAATAAATTACTTTGGTATTAAAATACCTTCCAATTCCTTTCCGATAATATCATTTATCACAGGATTTTCTTCTAAATCATTGAATGTTTTTCTGTATACATTTTCTACATCTTCTATATATTCTGTATTTTCTAATATGTCAAGATCCATTAATATATCACACAAGCCTGTTCCACCTTTTATAGCCAACCCAGCCATAATTCTTGATGAAGTACTCTTCATATGATCTACTTCCCCAAATACTGCTGCGGCCAATAACTGATCGACAGTCTTTTCAAACGATGCTCTACCGAGAGGGTCAGTTTCTAATCTATTTAGCCCATGTCTATCAATAGATGTCAATTTACCATTATTAGTCATAAGATCAACTATTACTGATATATGTTGATAATTTACAAACTCATTACTATAGACATTAACCATTTCTTTAACTATAAGTGCTCTTGCTGCTTCAATACCCAATAATTTATACACCATAACTACATCATTACATATTGTCTTTTCAAGATCTATACCATTTATATACCTTATTCTTTCCATATTTATACCATCTGTTTCGATTACATATTGATCTGATTTTTCGAATGCATTATCATTATTGTCAAATGTATACATCATTCTTTTCTCAACACCTAAAACTTTTTTGATATTATCTAATCCTTTTAATTTAAAATTATCAACAAATGAATCTAAAAATGTGGCTATTACATTATAACTAATTGTCCCCATATCAAATCTGATATGTATTATAGGTATATTGTCATTATCATCATTTGATAATATTGCATATTGAGTTATATCTTCAATAATTATTCTATTATCCTTTTTAACATTTTTAATATTTTTTCTTCTATTTTCCCATACATTACAAAATTTTGATTTTATATCAAGTAATGTTATTCCATTTTCTAACATTTTATCTCTATTAAGTTTGATTCTTATCAACCAAGGCAAATTCTTAATATCTTTTTGGCATGTATCTTTTGAAGTTGCATAACTATGAAATACATTTGTTACATTATCTTTATACATGTATCCATTTTTTGCATATATATATGGATCATAATAAACATCTGTCTTATCTCTTATATCTTTTAGTGTTGTATGTTTAATATAGGACGCTATTTTATTTGTAATAATTTTATTATTTTTAATATTATCCTTCATATATATTTTCATAATAGGTGTTTTCATATTTTTTGAAAAACTTAAAAGTTCTCTAATACGAGGGACTCCTAATGATTCAGCGCTCATAGATCCAATACCAGCATGATGAAATGAATTTAATGTTAATTGTGTTAAAGGTTCTCCTAATGATTGAGCCCCAACAGCACCAACCATTTCTCCTGGTTGTACTATAGCATTATTAAAATCAGTTATTATTTTCTCACATATGTTATCAAAATCTTCAGTTGATAATTTATATTTTTCTACACACATTTTTGGTGATAGGTATGAATATAATGCAAATTTAAACATTGTTTTTGCTATTTTTTCATCATTGTGTTTTATTGATGTTTTATCATTATATTGATCATCTGACATACATACTATCTTTGTATATTTATAATCTAATATTTCGTTTAACTTTTTCAAAATATAACTTGGTTTTAAATTTGATTTCTCTCTTTTCTTGATATTTTTTATTATAAGATTAAAGTTAACAGGAAGGAATACACTAGTATTAAAAGTAATATAATTTGAACCTAATTTTATTTTTGTCTCACGAATAATATTTCGTAATTCTATCAATTCTTTATAAAATTTATCATTATCGTTCTTACTGAAATCACTATATTTTCCTATATCATTCGTAAATGTATATTTATCTCTTATGTCCTTATCTCCCATTTTTAATATATCTAAATTATGAATATATTGTCTTGTTGTATCAACCCCATTATCTCCATATATGAATTGGTATATTATATCATTTGCATTTCTTATAGTACAATCATAAGTAACCATAATATCTTCCATTGATTTAGTTAATTTTCTTTGAATATACCCAGTTTCAGCTGTATCAACAACATGAAGTCCATTGGCTAAGCCAAAATTTAATGTGGATGGTACCGTTAAATCATACATTTTTTTATATCTAGGATGGTTTAATGATTTCATCTTTTCAATATATATGATCTTGTCTAATATTGTATCATTCTGTAACTTATAATTATTGACATCTTGCACTATATAGGAATTACCTTCTATTTTGCCATAAATACCAATACTTGCACATCCCATTATAAACATATCTCTTTTCTTATCGTTTTCAAATGTATATATTTTGCCATCATGCACATCATTTAAATTATCACTCATTATATTTTCCATGGTATCACATATGCTTGACACATTGTTAAAATTATTTAATATATGAGTTACAGGCATATAATCACCTTCTAATACATCTGGTGTATACTTTTGTTCATATTTTCCTGTATTATCATTAAATACCAAAAGTGATTTTGATTCAGCAACTATAACTTCTCTACCTCCCAATGTTTTGATTTTATATATATATTCAGTTGGATCATGTCTTGTTACAGCTGTAATCTCTCCCCAACTAGTATATCCATTTTCATCTGTTGTGGGTATGTATATATTGCTACTAATTGACAAATATTCCATATCTTTTTCTTTCTCTCTTTTAATATCTGATTTATTGTTATCCATCAATTTATCAATCCAATCACCTATCAACACCCTTTTTAGTTCATTATTATTTGCAATAATAATTGGAGTATCTCCAGTAACTGATTTTATAGCAGTATCGATCATACCTTCTCTCCCAGCCATACTAAACATTACATATTCTGCTGATCCTACTCCATTTATATATGAATTTTCAATAAAACCTCTTGCAAATGCTGTATCATCATTTTGATGAAAATATGGTAAAGACCTTCCATTAACTTTTTTTGCAACACGATTATTAGTAATAACTTGTTGACCGATACATCCAGACATCTGACCAACATTTAAAGAAGATCCTTTTGAACCTGAATTTATCATAATGGCAAAATTATTTATTTTGTCTAAATTTTCCATAATTAATTTTGATACATCATCTCTAATAGCTGTCAATTCAGCATTTACTGATGCTTCAAACATATCCCCACTTATTAAGTCTGGATTATTTTCCAGATCTGTTATTAAATGTCTTACCTTCATTTTTTTAGTCTCAAATAATGTGTTTATCTGATTTTCTATATCAGGGGATATATATGAATCTCCTATTCCCACAGTAAAACCGTTATACAAATTAAAATTATTCGCTAATCTTGCAATATCATCTAAAAATGATTTAGTTTCCATCATACCATATTGGTTCCATACTGCATGAATAATACTATTTGTTTTATTACTAATATGTGCTTTTTTTATCTGTCCACTTTTAATATTACCATTTTTAATAGTGATACCTGCGTGTTTCATATTTATATTATTGGGTATAATATGAGAAAAAATATCACTTCCTTTATAATCTGTATCTTTTTTTATTTTTCCTAAATCATCCATTGATGTTGATGTATAGGATAATATGTTCATAACATCTCTCCAATTAATATTCATATCAGAATCAGTTAGATTATAACAACCTAAAACACCATCTTGAACAGCACCTATAATTGGAGAACTTGTACGTGGAGATATTACTTGCCTTTTTACATTTGCTATCTCTTTTAACTCTATTGATGATTGTTTTGATTGTGGAACAAATATGTTCATCTCATCACCATCAAAATCAGCACCATATGGTGGTGTTACATATACACACAGTCTAAATGTTTGTAAATCGGGATTTTTTAATATTTTGACACGATGACCCATCATTGATAATTTATGTAATGAAGGTTGTCTATTCAACAATACATTATCATTATCTTGTAAATGACGTTCCACAATATCTCCAAAATTTAATTCAATATTCTCTTTTCTATACCTAAGATCAAATAATCTACCACTATTATGTACTGATCCAGCCGGAAATATATAATTTGCGCCAGGATATTTATATCTCCCATTTCTAACTAATTTGTATAATCTATCAATATTTTCTGGAGTTACTAATTCTGGAAATGTTAAATTCATAGCTATATTTATAGGCACACCTAGCTGATCTATATCAATAGTCGGATCAGGTGTAATAACTGTACGTGCTGAAAAATCTACACGCTTACCCATTAAATTACCTCTTATTCTTCCTTTTTTACCTTTTAATCTTTCAACAAGTGATCTACTTTTCTTATCTTTCTGTTTTGAATTTGGTAAACCAGCTATGTCATTATTATGATAAGTTGCAACATGATATTGTAATAGATATATATGATCATGTGAAAATACTTTCTTTTCATCATCTTCTCCTTCATTATATTTTCTTGCCCGAATATTTGATCTAATAATATCAATTAATTTATGTGTTAAATCATCCTCTTTCGTGGATGATGCCATTATTTCAACTTTAGCAGAAGGTCTTACAGAAACTGGAGGCACCGGAAATATAATATGGATCATATCTTCTGGTCTAGATATTTTGGGATCTAAACCCATTATTGTACAATCTGTATCAGATATATTTTTTAATATATCATAGCATATCTCAGGGGTCAATGTTTTTCGAATTTTCTTTTTCCCATCAAATAATCCATCTTCTGTAGGTAAACCTTCAATATTAGTCTCCGCAATAATAGTAACAGTTGCAGATGCCTTTTTAATTTCCTTTTTAATTTTTGCTACAGGATAATTACATTCATTACCAGGACGTCTGCAATATTTTGCGGAACTTGTCATGTTACGTATTTCCATAAATCTTGCCTTTCTTGATTTATTTTTAAGTATATCAAATAATTCTTCATCTGTCTTATCCAGTAACAATTTCGAACATTTTAAGCACACACAACTTAATATATTTTTTACAAAATCTATATATCCCATATTAAATGCCGGCTCAGCTAAACTTATATGACCAAAATGCCCAACACAATCTTTTATTGATAATCCACATGTAGCACAACTAATATCTTTATCCACTGGTCCTAATCTTGTATCTATCAAACCACCTCTCTTTGGTTGCATGTTTTCATATAAATCAGGAATATTTATACCTATTGAATTCTTACCTAATGCTGATGATTTTAATATCTCCGAATTTGGCCATATCGTGAAATCAATATGATCAATCGGTTTTATATCTTCATCATATCTATATGCTGAACTCATATATGTATATATATAATATCTATATATATATACATGTAACTTTATGTATTTTCTAATTCAATTTTTATATATTTATAAAGTGATTTATATGCAAATTCTTACATTCTTCATATATTAACCTTTTATTAATTCTTTTATTTTTATCCCTTTTTACAATATGTACATACATTTCATCTGTTAGTTCATCTGTTGTTTCATCTGTAAGTTCATCTGTTGTTTCATCTGTTAGTTCATCTGTAAGTTCATCTGTTGTATAATTATATGGTCCTATCTTTTCAAATAATAATATATTTCCTAATGTATTATCATATTTTTCCAAAATATCACTATAGTTAAATAAATATTTCTTTAAACATATTGTTTCATTTTTTGTAATTAGTGCAAACTTACTAAATATTATTGGAGAAATATCTTTTTTATATGCACTTTTATATTGTATATCGGATAAATGTTCTATATTATTACATATTAATTTTTCTTCTTTGTATCCATAATTTTTTGTGATACATGTCTTTCCTAGAGGTATATCTAATTTATTAACATATGAATTTAATATTCCAAATAGGCATATATTTAGAACATTTATCATTTGAAATATATAATAATTATATATACATTCAGATATTTTCCCATTTTTGTATGATTTTATACTTATTATATCTGTTATGTATTTTCTATAAAATATTCTAAAATATGATGATATTTTTGCTTTCAGACTAAATATTGATACTATAATGTTCATATAAATAAAAAATTGATAATATATATAATTAATTAACCTTATATATATTTATTAACATATATGGGCAAAAATTATAAAGAGGATAATTTACCATGGATAGAAAAATACAGACCTACAAATTTAGATGATATAGTATCACATACAGATATTATTTGTATGATAAAAAAATTTATATCTAATCGTTCATTACCTCATTTATTATTTTACGGAAAACCTGGAACTGGTAAAACTTCAACTATAACAGCATGTGCTAAAGAATTATATGGTGATTATATTGATTTTATGGTTATGGAACTTAATGCATCAGATGACAGAGGTATTGAAGTAGTCAGGAATAAGATTCATCAATTTGTTATTACTGGAAATGCGTTTTATGGTTCAACTGAAGAAGAGAGAAAGGGATTATTTAAATTAGTTATTCTTGATGAAACAGATGCAATGACTGCTGATGCTCAAGCAATATTAAGACAAGTTATAGAAAAACATACAAAAAATGCTAGATTTTGTCTTATTGTAAATTATATCAAAAATATAATTCCAGCATTACAATCTAGATGTACTAAATTTAGATTTAACCCATTAGATGGTAATTCTATAGGAAAACGAGTAAGATATGTTGCAAGCAAGGAAAATATAAATATAACTTCTGGTGGAATAACAGAAATTATTAAAAGATCTAATGGAGATATGCGAAAGGCCCTAAATATATCACAATCAGTTTCTATGATGTTTGATACTGTTAATGAAAAATATGTAAATATGTGTCTGGGATACCCTAGACTAATTCATATTAAAAAAATATTAAAATGGATATCTTGCGAAACGTTTAATAATGCTCATAAACATATAGTATCATTAATAAAAAAAGAAGGATTATCTTTGTCCGATATTGTAACTGAAATACATAATTATATTATTAATATTCTGTTGAATAATAAACAACCAGATATTATACAATCATATAATATATCTGATATATCCAATATATTGGATAAATTATGTGAAATTGAACATAATCTATCTATTACAAATAATATTTTTATACAATTATCTGCCTTTATCGGAATTTTCTTTATCTATAAAATAGATTTAAATAAAAAAATATAATAATATAATTATATGACATCTGGTAATAGTTGGGCTTCTGTACTTAAATCTACCCCAAAAACTATATCCAATAATAGATGCAATACTAACGACTCAAATATAACATATAAAAAACAAAAATCAGATAGCGGAGAGTGCCATAAATTACCATATAGTTATGTATTATGGAGTCATGATGCTAATTGTAGCGATTGGAGTATAAATAGTTACAAAAAATTATGCACTATTAATAATGTATCGCAATTTTGGAAATTATTTAATAATTTTGATAAATTAGGTATTAATATAAATAATTTTTTTATTATGAAAGAAGGTATTCTTCCTATGTGGGAAGATGAAAATAATAAAAATGGAGGTATTTGCTCATTTAAAGCAGATTCATCAAATATTCTTAGATTATGGGAATATATCGCATGTATGTTAGTTAATAATATGTTAACAGTCGATAATTATGATATAAATGGTATTTCACTTAATAGCAAAAATAATTGGGGACTTATCAAAATATGGAATAGAGATAGTAATAATGATTTAACAAAAACACTTTCAAATAATGTATTAACACATTGTAAAAAATATAGTATGAAATATAAATCCAATTCTAATTAATTATAAAATTTTATGATTGTTATATATATAATCATAAAAATGAATATATACGAAACAGAAGAAGAATTACAAAATTATACCAATGAAACACCATTTTTTGATTATTCTGATCAAATACATCTTACAAAAATTGTAAAATGTGTCGATGGAGATACTGTATATTGCATATTTAAACAAAATAATAAATATTATCAATTTAAAATAAGAATGGCTGGATATGATTCTCCAGAAATGAGACCCAGAAAAGCAGACTACACAGAACTAGAAAGAGAAGAGATTAAAAAGGCAGCATATGCTGCTAAAGATAGAATAAGTGAATTATTACAAAATAAGTATGTATATATTTATTGTGAAGGTTTAGATAAATATGGGAGAATATTAGGGACTATTAAACTTCACCCTGATGATGAAATAACAATTAATCAGATAATGATTAATGAAGGTCATGGATACCCATATAATGGAGGTACTAAAAGAATATAATATTCAATATAATATTCGATATAAACATCTAAATTATAGGATTATCTTCCTCATCTGAATATAAATCATCACTATCACATTCATCATCTGATGGTGGATCTTTTGGTGTCAAACATAATAATAATTTACCTAATGTTGCTACATTATATGATATTATTAATGGATGATTATTTTTCATGTATATTTCTATGACAGAACATAAACCATTACATTTTGAGAATAATGATAACGTTTTTAATTCATAAATACCTTGAATTATGGGTGGAATCGATTCATCCTTTCCAAATTGAATTGTTACCTTGTTCCCATTATCAAATGTTAAACTTTTTTCTCCATAATCACTCTTTGCTGTAAAAATAATTTTATTTTTAAGACATTTAATCTCTATATAATCAGCAATATTACTCATATCTCTACATAATTTATGAAATTCAGCACATTGTATAACAATAACAGATTGAAATGTTATACTTGGCACACGTAAATTTATATTTCCCAAGTCTAATAATTTTAATTTAAGATCTGTATGTTTTCCAGTTTCTGTATTACTTAAATTTATTTTTAAATTATTCTTATCATCATGATCCATATATAATGTTAAATTATCATCCTTATCAACCGATTTTATTAATTTATGTAGATAAGTAAGATTTATTCCTAATGACATTTTTTTCTTTTTACAATGAAATGTTGAAAACTTATCAGCAATAAGTTTACAATTTATAAGAACTGTCTTATTGGGATCCACCGCTAAAATACGTATACAGTTATCACCTGGAGATACATCATCCTCATTTGAATATCTAAATTCTATATTTGTTTCTTGTAATATCTCCTTTAATACTTCAATTAGTGATTTAATTACACTTGAATGTTCTGTTTTTACTTCAAGTATTCTCATTGAATAAATAAAAGATATATATTTAATACTTCTTTATATACACACTATATTTCATCATCAGAATCTGAATAATAATCATTATATATATCAACATCCGATTCTTTTGTACGAGGTGGAATATATTCCGAAAAATAACCAAGATTAAAATTATATTTTATCTTTAACATGTCATTTATGTATATTTCTATAGTTTCACATAATGATGCTAACTTTTTTGCTGTATCAATAGCACCTATATCATAACTATTTACTAACTTCTTCAAATCACTTCTATATGTTATATTAATATCTTCACCTCTTTCATAAGTATATGTTTGTTTACTATTAATATCGTCACCTGATGTAAATTTAATGTAGTTATTACTACATTCAATATCTACATATTCTGATGAATTTTTAATATAATTTAAAAGATATACAAATTCTTTGCTATCCATAATCACTTCTGCTTTCCAATAATTATTATCTACATATCCTTTAATCTTGTCTGGTGGAACGGTTTTTTCTATATTATTATCACATATTTGAAGTGGCATACTATGATATTTTTTCCTTGTTAATTCCTTATTAGTCCCACGTATACTTAATTTTGTCTTAAATTTTTTAATTGATAAAATATCATTTTTGCTTATAGTATTTAATAGTTTGTTAAATACTATAAGATTAATACTTATTTGCTTATTATGTGCTAAATACCTATGAAATTTTTTTTCATATAATTCACAATCCACAAATATACATTTACAATTGCTGAGAGCAACCATTCTTAAACATGATTCATCAAATTTTATATTTATATCTGTAGTTATATCCTTTAATACAGATATAACAGACTTTAGTTCTATTATATCTGATCTTAATTCTAGGGACATATATTATTTAAATAGTTATATTTTATCCATAACTATTGAATTTTTTATTCAATTTTTTTATATATAAATACTATATATAATACTATGAGCAATAGATATAAACTAATCAATCCATATATTAAAGGAAATTTTAAAACAGAATACACTTGTTCAAATCATATCGATGCTGGGAAGAAAATATGGAATAAGTTATCAAATAATTTTTCTAATAATATCCCACAATTTGCTATGACTATACAAGATGTTAATGATGGAAAATATTATAATCTCTTAATAGAAGAGACTATAAAAAATGATAAAATAAAATATATTGTTTCCGAACTTAATGGAACTAAAATTAACAAACTTAAAAAACATCTTAAGGATCTTGACAAGATACAAACAGGTGGTAAACGTAAAAAACGCTCCAGACATAATGATGAAGATGATTCAGAATCTGATACAGATTTCTCTGAATTCTATTTTGATGATAATATACATAATAGGATGAAATACAATCTTATTAAAAGTAAAGTAAGTACACCACTTATGTGGTGGTGGTGGTACACACCAACTATTTATACTGTAGAAAGTCTATTTATCCCGACATTTATACCTACATTACATCCTTATATTGAAATTATTGTTTAATTTATCTCTCTCTTCATATAAATATATTAAAAAATTATGAAACCAACAATAAGCTTTACTATTCTCTTTCATAAAATTAGTAAATTTATATTTACCATCATACATATTATTTAATATTACTGGAGAATCTGATGTGTATGATTTTATTACATTATAATACATTTTTTCTATTGAATCTTCTATATCACTTAATATAGATTCAGTATCCTTAATTTCTTCATTTAATAACATAATATTATTGGTTGGATCATTTTCCATTATTATATACGATTAGTAATACATATTTATATACTATTTTCAAAACAAAATCTGTAAAAAGCATCCTTTATGCTTTTATCAAATATATTTACATTTTCATCCATATTCTTATCTATTGAACCATCTATTTCTATTGATTGTAATAGGTAATTTGTATTATCTTTATGGTCAATTAATTTCTGATATAATGTATGTATATGATAATGAATAGTATCTGGGTTAATTAATATCTTTTTCCCATTTTTATACCTTTCAATATATTTTTCCAATATTTTATCATTTTCTGACATATCATTTGGATTATATATTTTTGTTTGCTCTATACGTTCTATATCTTCTATTTTATTGAGATATAGATCCAAATCATTTGTATTGTTATAATATAATGTATAACTATCAGGACTATAATTATTGTATATTTTCCCTGAATCACTTTTACTTTTTAACCAATTAATAAATTTATTATTTTGAGGATATTTTCTATTCATTAATAGTATATTTATTTATATGTGTATTTTCAACTTAAGTTCTCTTTAAGCTGATATTTTTTTTCCTTGGTAACATTTTATCCATAGTTTCCATTATTTCAGCCACTACCAAAGTATCATATATATGTTTCTGAATAGCTGATACAACTATATCTTTTGTTAGTCTTCCTTTAATTTCCCTCTCTATCTTTCGTAATCTACCATCACTTAAATCCACTGTGTCTTCTCCTAATTTGTTTAAATATTCTAATATATTTTTTTCATATGGTTCCTTACTTTTTGCCAATTCTCTTATATTATTTTTATGTACATTTGTTATCTCTTTATTTTTTGCTTCTATAATTTTCAGCTCATTCTTTTTTGTAAGGATTAAATTATCAATAGTTACATATTTTACTACATTTTCTCTAAATTCCGCTAGTAATGCCAACTCTTCACTATCCATCTCATAATCATCATCTTCACTATCAATACTCGGTGGATCGTCACATAAATTAATAGTTAATGAACTATTTTGAGATATATGATCTATTATTTGTCCATTTAATACATCTTTTAGTCCAACACTTTTATTTGATTTTGATGATCTTGGCATGTTATATTCTTTATAAACAAATTTTCATAAAGAATATTAACTTAATATTCTGATTTTATAACTTCAACTTGCCAATGGGTTTTCTTCCAATCACAATTGTCATATAGGTATTCTAATAGTGGTAATAAAGCATTTGACACTTTTACTTGAATATTATTAATTAATAATTGATATATATTTGGATGATCTTCTATATTTATGTCTTCTGGGTCAGATACAAATATATTATCACCTAATTCTGTATATTTTATCTTGTGTTCATACAAAAGTTCCATCCATCGATTTGTTGATCTACTATCTGAATAATCTATATTCTCAAATATTTTTTCATTATTTGGTCTGCCGTATAACTCTTTATAATATTGAAAAAATATATTCATAATTCCAAATGTTCTATTTTCCATATTTATATAATCATCTTTATTAATGTCCATCCTATTATTATGTAATATCAGTAAAATTTACTTTATATTATTATTTTATCAATTTTTTTGATACACTAATAAATTAATTGCTAATATCAAATTCAGCATTAAGTTCATAATTAAAACCATTTTCTTGGTCTGTACATGTTAATGTCACATTATTTTCACTTGTCTTAAGTTTTTGTACAATATTGTCTGTATTAAGGACAATATATGGATTATCAGTATATTTGTATAACAAACATCCAGTACCTTTTATTCTATGTCTGACAAAAGAATCTGTTAAAATATATGATTCAAACATATCCGCATATACATTTTTTAGTTGTAATTTTTTATCCATTGATTTATCGAACATTTTATTAATTTTACCCATATCTTTTATCATTTCAATTACATATCCTTTATCAAATTCACTACATGATCTAGTAGATTTTTCTCCAAATGGATTTACTTCAGTTACATCACATTTTAACATTTCTTTTTCAGCCATATTTGCCAAATTGTTTAGAAAATCGTTTCTTTGTTCTTTGAATGATTCGAATAGGTTATTCATATCTGTTTTATATGAATAATATATTAATCTGTACATATTAAACATTTTTTTTCAATTTTTTTATAATAGGTTACCATGTCCATCCTTTTATACTTTCAGCTACATTTATGTATATTTTATCTAATTCACCTTTAGCATACATAGTCCTTAATGCAGTTAATAATATATACAAACACCTTTCCCTTTTTAACTCAACATTAAATTTAGGAAATCTATGATATACTTCCACAAAATCATTTATATTCATTATATCATCCTGTACCTCTTTTTCTTTCTTATTCCAGTACCAAAATGGTATACTTTCTAACTTATCAATACGTTCTTTTGATAATTTCTTATTTTTGTAATCTTTTCTTCTATCTTGCGCAAAATATGATAAAGATTTACCATTATCAAAATTATCTTTTATAACAGGCATTCTTTTGTGTTTTTGGGCAAATTTCATTAATTCTTTTGCATTTTTAGTAAAAGGATCTCTTTCAAAAAACCAACCATCAATATTATTTAATTTTTCTATCTCATTTTCTGATAACTTTTTATTTTTATATTTTGATTTTTGTTGGTTAGACCAATTATATAATACAGATTCACTATCTATATTTATCTTTGGGTGTCTATTATTTGTTTTACAAAAATTTAAATATTTGCTATATCTTTCATCCCAGCTACATTTTTTAGCCCTACGAGTATTGCTAAAATTAATACCCAAATTAATTAACATATTAAACTGATTTTGTGTCAGTTTTTTATTTTTATATTTACTTCTGTTCTTATTTATCCATATATATAAACTTTTTTCTTTATCATCCTTGCTATTTGCTTGTGGTAATCTATTATTTATTTCGACAAAATTTTTTAAATCTGTATAATTGTTATTAAACATGTCTGTGTATTTATCCCAATACCATCCATCTATATTTTCTAACATATCTATCCTTTCATCAGTTAATTTGTTTTGTTTGTATTCATTTCTTCTCATAGAACACCATTTACCTATTTTTTGAATATCATTATTTTTGTTACCATGTGATGGTAATTTATTATATTTCTTAACATAATTTACAACTCTATTATAATTTACCATAAATGTACCATCTTTATCCCAAGTCCAATCTGGAAGATTATTTAATTTTTTAATCTGATAATTACTTAACGAACCTTTTTTTTTATCAGCCTTTTGCTTATTACACCAATTTGCAATTGTATTTTGATTTTTGTCAGATTTACTCTGACAAGGATATGATTTATTGTCTTTAATAAATTTTTCTAATTTTTGATACTTGAATTCCCATTGATCAGCCTTTAAGAATATATCTAATTCGATTGATTTTATCCATTGATCAAGATTAACATCAGTTAATATATCTTCCATCGGCCCTTTATCATTATATTTTATATATCTTATTATTCTCTTATCAATCGGTTTATTGTTCATTCTTGCACTAAAATATTCACCTATATTTTCATCATGTTCCGATATACTTTTAATGATATATAACATATTACTAAATGATGTATCGGTATTACATCTATCTTTATTATTCTCATCAAATAAAATTGGGACAATAATTCTTGCAATCTTTTTCCCTTTGTGTATTCTTAATGCTCTACCTATACACTGTACTATATCAAATGTAGATTTTCTAGGTTCAACAAAACATTCGCTATCTACTATAGGTATATTAACACCTTCGTTCAAAATTTTAGAACTTGTCAGTATTGCTTGTTTCTCCGATATAAAATCATTTATTATCTTTTTTCTGGTATTTTGTGGTATTTTTCCATCAATATGGGCGACATATTTATCACATGTTGATATATTGTCTAACAATTTAACAAATTTTTTAGAATTAGGTATTCTATTATGATATGTTAACATATGTGTACATTTGAGTTCTTTAAACGCCTTATCAATAGCTAACGCACATGCTAAATGATGACTATCTGCATAATCTGTTAAATTATTTCTCTTAATGTAATCTGCTATAGTTTTATCTGTTATATTCAATACAACTATCTCATAATCAGATAAATACCCATCATTAATACCTTGTCTAATAGAATATGTAGCTATCTCATTTCCATAAATAGCTTTGTTATCCATAGTGTATGTATTTTCTATTTTTTCTCCTATATTATTATATATTTTTGGTGTTGCAGTCATGAATAATCTTTTATTGATTGTGACAATATCATCTGTTAATAATGCCGTGAATATATTTTTTCTACAACCTGCTGTCCTGTGAGCTTCATCAAAGAAACATATATCAAATGTAATGTCGGTATTTTTTAATCGTTCAGCTGATTGATATGTGGATATAACTATTATCTTTTTGTTATAAGTTTTATAGTATCGTATTTTTGATGCAATTTTGTCTTCATTAGTTGTTGTTATTAGACCATGAACAATATTTTTATCATCTTTTTCAACATCACTATCTGAACCTATCAATAAGAATCTAATAATATTTGATGTATAAAAATTAGACCATTCCCTGTATAATTGCGATAATAGATATAATGATGGTACTAATATTAATGTTGTAGTATTATTCATCTGTTTATCTATAAATGCAGATGTTATAGTTTTACCTGTACCACATGCCATAATAATACAGCCTCTATCTTTTTTAGAAAAATAATTTGTAGTTTTTTGAACAATATTATTTTGATATTCTCTTGGTTCAAAACTGTAAGGTACTACTTTTTTATTAACTATACAATTTGTAATATGTTTCAATATAGATCCAGACATTGAATCAAAAAAATTTCCATCAATACATATCAGTTTTCCATTTGTTATAGCTCTTTTAGTTTCAACATTAAGATTATAAGAGTTAGTAACTAATATACCTTTCTCAAAACATCCTTTAACATTATTAAGCATACCACAAAATGTAGATAATTCTGACCATGAAGTTGCTGAATTTCGGGTAGATTTATATTTGCATTGTATTGCATAATATTCGTTATCTTTTGTAACAGCAATTAAGTCAATCCCTTTATCTTTTGTTGGTAAATTATATTTTTTTATTATTTTTTGTGGAACCTCATCATAAAGATATGCAAATTCGATTTGATTTCTGTATTGTGGGTGATACAGAAATATGTATTTTGTTAATAGTTCAAATGCATAACCTTTATAATTTGCAGATTTCTTTTTGATTTTGTTATAAAAATCATCAAGATCAGATGTTTTTTTAAGAAAGCTTACTAATTCCTGTGTTTTTAGCATATACGAATAATAAATAATATAATATTCTACATTATTTATTATTTATATTTCATAAATCAATTTTTTTTGTCTAAAATAAAGGTTTAATATTATTACCTGGTTCAATACTTGTATTTAACCATGGACTTATTACAAATTTTGGATTTGCTGGTTCTGCTCTTAAATCATATGATGAATTCTTTAGTGATGTTCCGATAGTATTTATACCAATTGGCTTAACAATGTTTATCAAATTTTTGTTCTTTAATGAGATTGATTCTTTTGGAGCATCAAACCAATCATCATTGACTTCTTGGGGTAAATATTTATCTACATCAAATAAATCTTCTGGTTCACAGTTTTGATTACTACCACAGGTAGCTCTTCCTTTACTTTTAAATACCGCAAAACCACCACCAGTTTCATCAATAGGTAAGAATTTGTCATTTTCACCTGTTTGACTATTTCCGATAACATTGTTATTATGGTCATAATAATCTTCCCAATCACTAGGTCCTAAATCTCCTCTTAATGCACCACTATAACTACTATTTTTATAACCTCTATCTGTTGTATTTCTTCCGTTAAATTTTTGTTTTAACCAATCAGATTCAGGTGGTGCATAATCTTTTTGTGGGAAATATTTTACCATATCTTCTCTTGGTAATGGTAAATCTTTGTATTTAGGTGCTTCTTCAATTACTTCTTCCTCCATATTTTCTGGGAGAATTGTTTCTTCTTCAGAAAATGCTACTTCACCATCATTAATGATTGCGCCATTGGCTCCTTTATATAATAAAAATATTATTAATAATATACCTCCAACAGCTAATAATGTTTTAGTTTGGTTTTTAAAAGCCATTATTCTATATAATTATACAAAAGATTTTATTTATTGTTTATGAAACATTCTGTCAATATAACTGACGCATCATCGTCATCTATGTCAAAACTAAGATCATCAGGTTCACTAGTATCTTGATACTCTGTATTATCTGTTTGTAATTTATTCATAGGTTGCAAAATTGGCACTTGTAATTGTGTTAATACTGGTTTTGGTGCATCTTTAATCACTAGATTTATATAAAATTTAGTCCTATAAAATTCCAACCTGTCAATACCTAATGTTATATCATAATTACAATTATTATCATATGCGATAGTATTATATATCTTCATATATGGATTATTATTAAGTGTTAATGGTATATGGAAACTTCTTATTAACATATTTTCTGTACTTTCTCTATCTAATTCTGTTCCAAATATATTTTCTGAATTATTTGTAATATATTTTAAAATAGCATCTTCTAACTTATATATAAATTGATATATATTTTCATCTTCTATCTCTATATGCAAAATGTTATTGCTATTTTTTATTATATTTGGATCTTGTATTAAAAAACTTACACAATTCATATTTTTAGTGTTATACATGATATCTGATACATATATATTCTTATTATTGTCAAATACAGGCTCAGATATACAAACATTGTCAAAATTAAAATTATTGATATTCATATATCATAATTATATAAATAAACTTGTACAATATATCCGAACATTAAAAAAAATTATATCATTTACTTATATAATGGAACGTATTAATATACCAAGTATAAGTGCAAGTGATTATGCATCAGATTTTCAATTTGTTAATTCTCCAAAATTAACAGTTGATACTGATGGGCAAAAAGGAGGATTTTTATGTGGATTATTTAGTAGTAGTTCAAATAAAGCTGGACTTAAGGCTGCAGCAGAGGGTAAATTTGATGTTGTTGATTATCTTCTTAAAAATAATTATATTGATGATATAACTGCACAAGATGAACATGGTAATACCATACTTCACTATATTGCATATTTCTTTGACAAAATTAATAATGGTTTGTTAAATTCTATATTAAATAACCCAGATATCAAATCTGTTATTAATATACAAAATAACAATCATGGAGATACACCAGCTATGGTTGCATTAAAACATGGACATCATAAATTTGTTGATATAATGTACAATATGGGTGCAAACTTTTCTATTAAAAATAATGATGGATTAAACATTGAAACTGAAACTATAGAATCTGAATCTGTTATGAGTCCTGTTGATATGTTTAATAATGCTTTCCAAAATATTCAAAAAATATTATTAACTACAAAAAATAATATGGGACCAATGTCCCCATATACTGATACTGCAAATATGAAATTTAGTGATAAAAATCCAAATATATTTGTACTAAATATCGACACATATAAACCAGATGAAACAGAATTAAATGATAATTTATTTAATACTCAAACTGATGGAAGAAATAGTGCCAAAAAAAATAGTGCTAAAGATAATAGTACTGACTCTTTCCTACAAAATGTTATTGATAAGGAAAATAATAAAAATATACCTAGTGAAAATACTGACTCTTTCCTAAAAAGGTTAGAAAATAACATTAACAATAATAATAACAATAATAATATGCTGGGAGGAGGAGATTCTATTACAAATTCAACAGAAAATTATTTGAATGCATTATTAGGTAGATATGACAGTAATAATTTTAAAGGTGGAAATAATGTAGCAGATACTGAGGATTATATTCAAAGCATAATAAATAACTATGAGGCAACAATGAGTGGTGGTGGAAGTTGTAGTGATGAGTTATCATTTCAATATGGAGGAAAACCAACACAATTATCCAGAATGATAGCTAGACAGAATAAAAATATACATAAAGAAGTTGTAGACAAAATACAAAAGATATTAGAAGTATCTGAAGATAAAGCAAGAAATTATAAATCTCTATTATGGGATATGATTAAGAAAAAATTCCCAAAATTATCAAATATGGATCAATCTATAGAAATGGATAAATTTGTAACAGAAAAAAAAGGAAATAGAACACTTTCAGAAATTAAAAAGGATCTTAAGAAATTTGAAAAAGATCTGTCAAAAGGTGAAAAGATAAGAAAAGAACATAGAGAAATTTCTGAAAAGAAAAGAGAGGAGAAAGCAAAAAAGACATCAGAAACACCAGAGAATACATCATCTGAAAATATATCAGATACTACATCAGTAGATGTTCCTGATGCTAGCTATTCACCATTAAGTATAAATTATGGCATTGATTCATATGTTGATAGTGAAGACTTTTATTAATTTATTATTAATAAATTTTCCCTCCATTTAAATACCATATCAACCCATAACTGTCTTTATTTACCCATAAACCAGATAATTCTATAGTAAAATACCCTTTTTTATTTTTAATTTTATCTTCTGGTATACATAAATTTACATCATTATATGATATAAATTTTGTAATAATACTATTTTTTACTATTTTAATATGTGTTCTTAAAAGCGGAGGATAAGGAGAAGTTTCCCTTATACAAGACATATAAGTTTTATCCTTAACTAATAATTTTAAGTCAATAGGGGCTGTATCAACATCCTTAATATTCATAAAATATTTATCAATATCTAATAGTACAGAGTAGAAATTATGTGCAGAGTTGTTTTCTTTTATATTGAAAAAACTCAAATTTAATATATACTTATTGAAATACTTCTCAATTCCAAACGGAATAGATAGTATTGATGTAAGTAGTCTAATCCTACAGTTCTTATTTCCTTTTTTGATATATATTTTATAATTTTTCTTATCTCTGATAAAGTTAATATCATTAAAATTATAATTTTGTATTTGAAAGGTATCACTCATATATAATATTAATTATTATAATACACTATAAAAATACATAATATATTATAGATGAACAGTATATCAAACAAAAATAAAAAATATACCGGATCAGGAATATTTATAATAGAGAAAAGAGATGATACAAACTATATTATTTTATTTTCTAACAGCTCAAATGGAAATTTAGAGGATTTAGGAGGATTAAAAGATAAAGGTGAAAATATATTTCAAACAGCACAACGAGAAACAATGGAAGAATCAAGAAATATGTTTAATATTGATATAAATACCATTAAAAATAAAAGTTTTCCTATATTTATGTGGGAGTATGTATCTTTTGTTATATGTATAAATAAAATCGATGAAAATGTATATTATTCAAATATAAATAATACAGATGACTGTAGCCACCATTGGAAAGAAACAGATAATATTGTGCGTATTCCAATAGATAATATTATTAAAAATAGTACAACTATATCTGATATTAATGGCAAAACGTGGACTTTACGAGGAAGAACTAGAGGAATTTTAAAACGACTTGTTGATAATATGCCATATATTACCAAATTAGAACCTATTACTCTAACAAAAAGAAAATATATGGGTAATATAAAATGTTTAAGTAATACCATAACATATACAACAGATATAGCAAATACTAAAAAAGGTGGCTATTATATATCTTATAAAAATTACAAGTATAAATATATGGGATTGAAACATAAAAATAATATATTGAAAAATAATATATGAATTATATGAACGAATATATCGGTCCAATAACTAAGGATATTATAAATGCGTTAGTTATAGAATTCAAAAAAGATGAAAATAAAAATAAAATATCAAATAACATAATAAATCCAGTAATATCAGAATTATTTAAAAAAATAGGTAAATATTATTTAGTTTTAGTAGGTTTACATATTATAATTATACTATTACTTGTGTATATAATTTATAAGGATAATGTTATGTGAAACTTATTATTATAGTATTACTTTTAAAGAAATATTGTAAAATATGGGTGTATTATTATTATAATGCAAAAATTTTGCAAATTTTAATTGAGATAGCTGTAATTGGAATAGCTGTAATTATTAATTATATAACAATATTTTTTTATGATATATCGTTATATAATGTATATTTTAGTTAATATATTATTTTTAATCATATTTTTATTCTCACTGTTCTTTTTTAATATTCCAGATATTAATAACAGTAATTACATAACACATAAAATAATTATCGCAATAGCTTTGTTTATAACTCAATTCATCCTTTTAGTTATATCAAAAATAAAAAATAAGTGTAAGATTGATATAAATGAGATACTAATGGATTCGTTACAAGTTTCACTTACAGGATTTATAGCATACACAATATATACCGATTATATATACAGATATCAACTAGTTCCATATGCTAATATAGATAAGCATTATCATAATATTATATTAGCACTTATAATTACATTTGCTATAGCAACTGTTAAAATTATACGTACACTTATAAATCCAGAATATATGAAGTGTCAATTATACGATTAGGCTGTATTTTTTTTGCAATTTATATATATAGTATGATTAATATAACAATTATATTTGATATATTAAGATATTTGGCCTTAATATCTATAATATATATCATATTCCGTAATTTACCATATATTCAGTTAGATATAACACGCTCAATTATAGGAACTATAGTTATTATGGTTTTGTATATTCTTATCGAAAGGGTATGTATTAATATTTTTAATGGCAAACACATAAATATAACTGGAGAAGAACAATGTGATACATGTAATGTAGAATCATTTAAAGAGAATAAGAAAGTTAAACCTAAAAATAAATGTAGGATAGTATGTGATGATAGTTCTTCTGAATATAGTGAGGAAAAGGATGTAAATAATACAATTACAAAAGAAAAACATGATATTGAAGGTTTTGAAGAAACTAAAACAGATTATAATATGACTTCTAGATATGATAATATGGGTCGTGATGATAGGTATGGTTTTGGTGGTATGTTTTATGATAATTATCCATCTTATAAAGAATTCAAAAATAAAGATTATTCAAAATTAGCTAAAAAAATGGCTCGTGATGAAGCAAGAGAAGATAGAATAGAAGATCGCCTTCAAAACACAAATGGATTTGAAGGTAGATATCAAGATGTTGGGGAAAAATCAGAAATATTAAGAACAACTGATAATAAAAGAAGGATAACTGGAGATTTAGATGATGAAATACCATATACTGATTATAATCATCTTCCAGTTGCTTCTGGATATAAAAGTCATGACTATGAATATGGATATTCTTTTTTACCCCCTGAAAAGTGGTATAGACAACCACCAAGACCACCAATTTGTGTAACTCAACAAAGATCAGCAATCCTTCCATCATATACCCATGGTGCGCCAATGGATATGAAAGAATGGCATTCATCAAGAAGAATAACACCACCTGATCGCATAAATGTAGAATATATTGAAGATAAATTAAATGCCGGTAGATAATTCACATATACTTTTCATTATACTATCTCCATATATTAACCCATTTTTGATGTTAATATATATATAAGACTTGTTTATAATATCTTTGTATTCTTCCATACTTTTAGGTCTCTGATTAACTACAAATAACCCTCTACTTACAAAATTATCGTAAGGTTCATGGTTATTTTTCTTGACTACACAACAATATCCCTTTTTGAAAAAAACAACCATTATAATATATTATCTATTATTCTAATAAGTGTTTAACTATCTTCTTTACTAGCAAATGATATACTATCATTGATATACAAGTATACAATAATACTTTCAACATTTTTTTATTAAAAGGTTCTCCAATTTCATCTACAGATACTAACAATATGTGAACTATTATACCATATGTCATAAATTTTATTATATCATAAAACATTTCATTTATGTCTGATTTTGTTATTTTAAAGGATGGCATTATATATATATAATCTATTTTTTAGCGAGTTCAAAAAGAACTAGTTTTTTACATCATAATATATAATAATGGATTACAAAATGATAATATTAACTGTACTAATTTTTTTAGTTGTTCTTCTGTATAGAGAAGTATCCTTTATAAAAGGTAATCTACTTATGAAATTTGGAGTTATTGCTGATAATATGCGAAAAATTGGAACTGATAATACACTTAATATTAATAATACTATGGAAAAATATATTACACATATCAAAAATATTAGCGAAAATAATATACAACAGTTAAAACAAATAACTTTTTTAAATAATCAACCTATCACAAGAATATCAAACAATTTTACAGAGGAAGAATATAGCGATTATACCAATATAAATTATCTGTCAGATGCCGCAAAAACTAAAAATGATATTTTCAAAAAAAAACAATCTGATAAATCATCACATATTAATATAACTAGTTATTATATGAGTGGTGATGATGAATCTATATTTAAAAATAATCACTCATCAGATCCTGTAATTCAGGATGTAGATATACCTATATATCCAAACAATACAGATAATAAAAATAAAAATGATGATATACCTATTTATAATTTTTTTCCGATTAATAATGATAATATCGAACAATTTGATAATATTGAATTAGATATTTATCAAATGATATATAATAATGATATATATCCAGAAATTAATACTGAAAATACAGAAAATAATAAAAAAATAATCGTATTATCAGATAATAATACACCCAATATCAACAAAAATATACAAGAATCTACTTTATGTAATCTGGGTGCTGAATGTCAAATACCATACAATAATAAATCACCTAACCAAAAAAATAAAATAATACATAATACAAATAATACCAAAATTATAGAAGATGCAGAAGATGATGCAGAAGATACAGATACAGACACAGACACAGACACAGACACAGACACAGACACAGACACAGATACAGATGATGATGCAGATAATGATGCAGAAGATACAGATACAGATGATGATACAGATAATGATGCAGAAGATACAGATACAGATGATGATACAGATAATGATGCAGAAGATGATACAGAAACAGATGATGCAGAAGATGATACAGAAACAGATGATACAGAAACAGATGATGCAGAAGATGATGCAGAAACAGATGATGTAGAAGATACAGAAACAGATGATGCAGAAACAGATACAGAAGATGATACAAATACAGAAGATGATACAAATGGCGATACAAAGGAAGATGTAAAGGATGTAGAAAATGATAATACATCATATGATAGTATGAAGATATTTGAAGACAATGAGTCAGTAAAGAGTAAAGTAAGTATTAAAAGTATGTTATCTGTCCATACTAAACTTAAACCTATAAATTATCTTGTTGATGATGTATTTAAAAAAGGTAGAATTATGGCAATAGAATCATATTCTGTTCAAGATTTAAAACTTATAACAAAAAAATTTAAATTGCCACTATCATATATTGATAAAGATGCTAGGAGAAAAAACTATAAAAAGAAAGAATTGTACAATAATATCAAAACAGATTTAGCACTAAAAAATAAAATCTAGTAGAAATATATATAAATGGATAACTATTTTCAGAATTGTCCTCCTATGATGGAAGACGGTGGCCGCCATTTGGGAGATTATAAAACAGCAACAAGAAGAAATGAATATATAAAATATATAAATGATATATGGCGCGATGATCAATATAGATTATTTTTGCAATTAAACGGTAAAGAAATATTAGATAGAGAGATGGCATATCATAATAAATATAATAGGTGTTGGACAAATGATTGTGTCCATAATTATCCTACCAGACAATCTCCAAGACATTTTGTACAAGAAAGACAAGCATATGATTCAATATATAACTTGAACACTAATAAAAAACTTGCACCTTTACGTAAATGTTGGGCATTGGATGATTTCAGATTGAATCCAGATAATTAATTTTAATAATATTACATTCATAGTATATAAATTGTATATTATGAATATCTAAACAAGCCTAATGCTATAATTATATTATGATTATATATCAATAATTATATCTGTTGTTGATATTGCTTTTCCGATTTTCTTCTTAACAAGTGGTTCAGTGATTATACTTCCATAATTATTATAATAGTCATTTCCAGTGATTAGTACATTATTTTGCATAGTATATTGTCCAAATATTTGAACACTAGCTGGATTACCAGCAGTAACATCTGCTGTTAGAATACCAAGTGGTGAATTAGCAGAATCGATAAAATAATTAAATATTTGGCTGGCATTACCTAATGTATGGGATAATAATATCCCATTTTCAGTTATATTAGCTGTAATTATGCCACTATGAAAATAATAAGTATCGTTTGGATGCTCATAATCTATAACTGGACATATAAAATTTGATTCAATATCATTTCCACTTATTCTTCTACTAAATAAATAATTATTATTATTATCTATTTTTGCACATATTAATCCACCTATTGGATAATTTGTTCCACCTAATGTAATATTAGCTGTAGTATAGTCCATTAATATAATATTATGTTCTGTATCAAAACATTGAGCAGTGACACTATCATCTTGTACAATACTCCCCCATACTAAATTCCCGTCAAGTCTAGCATAATAAGGCCCAGTTATATTATTTACGGATGCTCCTATAGCAACAGTATATCCGTCATAAAAGTCTATATTATTGGTATTATTACTATCAAATATAATTATTTCATCTAATTCTTCATCATATACTGGATTTGCCCTCACCAATCCACTATTTGCATTATGTATTATAGCTAATTCATTAGGATCATATGTATCTTTATTTACTTTTAATATAGAACGGTTATTTGATACAGCAATACCAACAGTTATGAGTGTAGGAGAATCAGCATCACCACCACCACTTATATATAATCTACCCCAACTCCATGCAGCAGCACTATCTGTTAAAGCTCCAACATATAAATTTGTATCATACTTATCAATAAATACATAATCAGAAGTTTTAAATCCAGAACCACCGGATCCATCTCTTGCTATTAACACTCTATCAAAACCGGTTGTTGGGATATATTTAGCAACATACATTGTCCTTGCGGATGAAAAGTGTGTACTATCTATATTAATATCTCCTGTAGTAGAATTTAAAAAATCCGCAGTAACTGGACCAGCAACTGTTATTAGACCACATACATGTACATCTCCTGATCCATCAATAACAATACCACTTATTGCTGCATCTCCACTAGTATTTGAAGATGAGGTAATTGTTGTGAAATCATACAAATTTCCATAAGTATCAAATCCTATTAAATATCCATTTAATCCTGTTCCTCTTAATAAACTAGTAGAAGTATCTATTCCTGTATATGGATGAGCTCTCAAATCCATTGATGATCCAGCACCAAAATCAGTTGTAAATGGAACTACTGCTATCATACCTGTAAACCATATTATATCATTATTTGTATCATATTTTATAAATCTTCTAGATCTTAATACAGTACCAACTGTAACAGTGAAATCACATTCTCTATACCATATTATATTTCCATGTAAATCCATTTTCACAAATACAAGCACTTCTCCCGGAATACCCGCTGAAGTTATCGTTACTAAATTTCCTCTTATATCAGTACCTATAGTTGTTGTAGCATCAAGAAGTATAGAATAGTATATGTGTTTTTTCCCATCAAATACCATTCTAGCAGGATCCTCATCTGAAGACCCTGCTAATCCTATATTTCCATATAGGCTTACATTCCTATTTAATTTATATCCATTAGCCAATATAACACCTGAATTAACAATATCAACAACATCATCTGCTGTTAAATTTTCGGCAGCATTATTAATACTAATTATATTTTCCCCTGGGCCAGTAGGTCCAGCGGGGCCTGTTGGGCCTGTTGGGCCTGTTGTTCCTGTTGTCCCAGTAGGCCCAGTAGGTCCAGTTGAGCCAGGAGAACCAGTAGGGCCTGTAGGTCCTACTGGACCAACAGATCCAGTCGGTCCTGTACTCCCTGTGCTTCCATTCCCTCCTACAACTTTTGTAACATTAAAATTTATAGCATTTATTGAAAATGTTACACTACCAAATGGTATAACATATGTCCTGAAAAATCTTAAATCCAATACATCACCTGCTGATAAATTTAATAATCCTGTTATTGATATAGATTCTATAGAATGAGATAATGATGGATTATATTCTGATATAGCAAGTAGTCTTGAATTTGCTACATTATTTACATATATCTGTGAATTAAGGTCAACTTTAAATGATGATGTTATAGATCCAGTTATACTTGCAACTATCTGATAAACACCATCCTCATTAATTTGCAATTTATCAGCAGTCGGATTATTAATAAATGATACATTATTTAATTCTCCAGATACAGCATCTGTCCATCCTATAGGTATAGGAGATATTACATATGATCCCACAGTACCGTACATTTCCCCATAACATGATATAGCACTTGCAACAATGTTAACTGGACTGTTAAATATGATAGTATCTGTGCCATTGCATGATTCTATAACATCAACTTTTAACTTTGGAGTTATTTTTACAAAATCATTTGATTCTAAATAAATATCACCAGATGTTGGTTGTATGTAAATATCATTATTACCACCGATAACATCACCATTAAAAGATAAAGCACCGTTTGATATACTCAATGATCCTAATATATCAGCATTAGATGCTTGTAAGGTGTTAAATGCAAATATATTTTGTGCTTGAATAGTATCAATTATAAGTGGATCGGGAATACTTATTACTTGATTGCCAGTAACAACTGACAAAGGTGAATTATCCGGTACAACCGAATTTACATAACTACTGAGAGATCTATCATTTGGTATAACTATAGATGATATTGATCCAGTATCAAATTGAAATAATGATTTACTTGAGCAACAACCTTTTCCCCCACAATTACCGCTACTTATTAATGATTTGCTCATTATATTATTGAAAAGATTTTATATACTTCTAATATAAGTTAAAGTATGTATCGTAACCCAACTAATATTATCAACAAACAATATACTGGTACATCGCGTAAATCATTTATAAAAGAAGAACATATACCAAAAAATTATGTAAGTCAAGATAAAATTAATAAATTATTCTCTATAATCAATAATGGAGATTATAATGCCATTATAGAGTACATTATAAATGAAAATAACGTATTAAATGTTAAAGATGTACAAACTAAAATGAATCCACTTCATGCTTTAATAAATAATACCCATTCCAATATGACTGAGCAGCAAAAATGGAACTTGGCTAAAAAATTATTAGATTATGGAGTGGCTGTAAATGATTATAATGATGAAGGAAATACTCCTTTACATCTTGCTGTAAAACAACAATTATTCAGTGTAGCAAAACTATTATTAGATAGAGGAGCTGATCCTAATTCTGTTAATAAGCAAAATCAAACACCATTGTTTATGCTAATAAATATATCCCCATGTAAACCAGAAAAAAGAGTTGGTGCATTAATCCCAAAACCAAAAGAAAATCCAGATATTAAGAAAAATTTTAGTGAAATAACAGATGAAATAATGGCAATTTTTAAAGAAGATCCAGTTCCTAGATATTTTAATCATATTAAAAATACTTGTGCAACACTAGATAAAATATTTGATGAAGAATTTTATATTAATGATAATTCATATGTAAAAACATTAATAAGAGATTTAGCTGATAAAATACCAAAGGATATAAATCCTATAACAAAAAAAACAGTTATGCATGATATTAATAGTGTAGTCAATACCATATATGATGATATGGTAAACAAATTACCTAAAATGACACAACCCATGGACATATCACCTTATCAAAAAAATGGTTGGGGACCAGATAATAAAGAAAGTAATAAAATATTACCGCATAAATCATTTAGTGATATATTACAACAATTTGAAAATGCGAATAATACTTATTTATTTGACATATTCACGGATATATCATCTAATATTGATAATTTTGCTGGATTATTGCGAAAATCTGAAAATTATATGGTTAATATATACAATTCCACACATAATATTATAGACCATCCAATTAGTATTATAATAGCATACAAAATAGCAACTAATCCCGGAAATAAAAAAGAAAAAATTAATAAAGCAATTAATAGTTTTATAGATAAAAATATTCCAAATAAAGTTAAAAATAATCTGATGAAAGTTAAAGAGAAATTATTAGCAGATCTAGACGATAACAAAAAAGATAATATAGGAGAAATATATAATTTTTTCTGGGATAATGGCTATTTTGTGTATGGTGATAATGAACATATATATATAATTCAATATTTACTTGATTTTATATTTTATAAAAATCCAGATTTTTCATCTGTTGATGTTAATATTCTCACAAACTATAATGATGATAAAATCCTTGGAAATATAATATTAAACAGCAATAAGATAATTTCTGATAGTGATATTAACCTTGCAGATCCTATTTTTGGATATAATGGTAGGTTTTATTATAATGATGATGAAAGTAGTATATATTATACATCAAAATTAGACATCGCTATACATAATATAGGGAAACATTATAATGTGATTGCGAAAAATTTTGAACTTGTTAAAAGTGTAAATACAAGCAAATCATATTATCTTGTAGTAAATAAATTGTTCAATCAGATAATTTTGGCTATATTGAATGCTATACAAAATATAAATATGGGTATTAATGAAATTGATTCTCAAATTAAACAAACAACAGATAATATTCGTGTAACTATGGAACAAGCCTTGCTATATAGAACAGATTTTTTAAATGATATAATAAAATATGCTAGAAAAATTAGGTATGTATTGTTGGATATGTATGATCTACTTTACAAAATGACAACAAATATAAATAAGTACATAATTTTTCTAAATAACATATTTGCATATAATTGTATGTACTTTTTTAATTCTGCTAATAATAGTCTTACTGATGCAATAAATGATATAGAATATGATGGTATATTTTCTGATAAATTAAAATTTATTGTGTTATTACCAGAAACACTAGAAAAATATAATCAAAAATATTTTCATCTTTCTGGTAATCAACTGAAGCAAAAATTATATGAGGATTTCATATTTAACGTCAATATATATAATTATTGTGATTATATAGGTGCAACACAAAACCATGGCGATTTATTATACTCTAGATATGCATATGATGGTACACTTTTAAAAATAAATGAGGTAGGAATTGAAAGTATAATAGGATACCTTGTTGATAAAATCAATTTTGTCCCTCTTCCAAGGTTACCATATGGTGAAACATCAGATGGGTATGATAGGCTTAATGATTCCAATAATGATAATACAGGTAATTTAGGACATATCGGAAGTGCTGAATCTAAAACTATTGATAATCCTATGTATCCAGTAATCGGTAAATATTTGGATGATCATATATATATCATTAGATATCGAATTATAAAACATATTATAGAAAATATAAATATAGAAGATTTAAATAATGTAATGAACCATTTAGGTATGTCTGATGATACTTTAGAATCTGTTATATACACGACTATAGGAAAGATAGCGGATCAATTAGCTATAGGATATACTAATTATTCCATAAGAGATGGAATAACTACATATGTTTTAAAGAAAGTATCTGGGAAGGATATGAATTACAACACACAAAATATTATAGATAAGTTAAAAAGCAAAATTACATTTAATACAGATATAGGGTTTAGTGTTAATTATAATAAATTATTGGATGAATTAGTTCAAGGATATTTAGGCAATCTTTATTATGGCTCTGAATATGACCCAGATTTACTTTATGATAATTTAAAAATATCTGAACCACTTATGGAAACTGTAGATACTTCTAAACAATATAAAGTAATTGATCAAAATTATAATTTGGCAAAACCTATAGCTGAAGATATGTGCTATCATATAGATTTGGATATGTTCAAACATCTAGTTAAAGCAGGAAGTAAAATAAATACAAAAGATTCATCTTTATCAACTATCCTCCATATAGCATTGGAAACTTTACATGTTGATCTTATAAAAGAATCCATATTTTTAGGAGCAGAAATTGATAACCCAACACTTAAAAATAGTGCTGGAAGGACACCTTATGAACATTTTATTGAAATGTATAATAATCATATTAATGTATCAGAAAATACAAATGTCATTAAACGCTTCACTGATTCTATTTATGAAGATATTAAATCAGAATTACACGATAAACCAACTTTTAAATTTAATACTCCTGACTATCTTGATATATTATTTCCCCAACTTCTTATTATGTTTAATGGTATATTTTATTACTATATGCTTATAAAATTAAACGGATGGAATTCCAATAATAATCTAATAAATATGGCAAATCATTATGGATATAATTACATAACTGCTTCTAATCTCCCACTACTTGATATACCAAATATCAAACATATTAAAGATCCCAGCAAGAAAGTTATGATGAAGAAAATAAATAGTATAGGAAAGTCAGACACATATGCAGATTTAGAACAACATATACTATCATTAATAGACAGAGTTAATGATATAAGTGATGAAATTAGAAAATTAGATAATTATAATTACGCAGCTGACAAGCCTATGGTAAAAGAATATATATTGAAACTTAGTAAAGAAAAAGTAAATAAGTTATCAGAATTAACAGGTTTGTATTATGAAGTAACCAATAACAATGATATGCGGCATTTAGAAACATTATTTGGTGAAGGAAATAATAATATACTAAACACTCCAGATTTTTATTATAAAAATGCTTATAATTTTAAAGGAGTTGCAAATATGAATTATAATAATGCAACAGATAAAGAAAAAGGATATATCGAGAAACCTTATAATGTAGGATATAGTGTTGAATTACCTTCTAAAATGTATGAACTTGCTTTTGAAAGTGTTTCTAATATATATATAAATAATAATGACGATACTTTTGGAGGTGCATATACTGTTTATAATGAATTCTGGAAAGATATGGTAAATAGTGAAAGAATAATAAATATCTCTATACCACATGTACTTTGTGTATATATTCAAAAGAAAATATTAGCAGAAAAAGATGCTAGAGATTTAGGAGACACAAGACTAATAAATAAGTTATACAATGACATCCTTGTACCTATATCAAGAGATTTTTATGAAATGCCAAAGGAATTAACTGATGATAATTATATAGTAACAGAGACATTCAATATAATAGCCCATATAGTGAAACATATATTATGTGTTCATATGTATAAAGTAATAATCCGTACCATAGCAGAATATTTATCACATGCTGACGGAAGTTTGCCAGAAAGTGAATTAGGACTATTTATAGGGGATGAAGTAAGAGGAATGACAAAAGATAAAAAATTAGAATCATACATAATAGAGAATATGCCGGAAAAAATAACAAAGATAAGCATCAATATTTATGGAGATGATTATGACGAAGATAAAGAATTTACATCCTATGATACATTTTTTGATGCGATAACTGATATTATAACAACAAGTGATACTGTACTAATAGCAAGAGAATCCCAAGTTATAGAAAATATAGAAAATTATATATATCCATATTTTAAAGAATTATTCAAAATAGTAATACCAAAAATGTGGAATGTGGTAAATAATTATACAAGATTTATACAAAATGAGGGTAGATATTTGGATATATTGACATTACTCTTAAAAAATATGTCTTGAGCCTAAACTGATACTTTTATAATAGTATGTATCCTATTATAAAAATAATAATTACAATACATAATGGTTAGGATTTTGCCTTATATTGTAATTTCTGCCAGTACTAGCATTAATTCCAGTTCCTACTGGAATATCATTTACTGTAACAAGTTCTAATGTAAATGAATGGTCTATCCCATTAAAATCATACAAAAATCCATCTTGAGTGTAAAAAGATATGCTTAAATCATCAATTTGATGCTCTGGATCAACATATTTAATAGGTGTTGATACATGTGTATTAAATAATATTTTTCCGGGAATGTCACATAACTGTATTTTTGCAAAAGCATCTTGAATATTTCCGATACTTCTTATACCAACAAAATTATTAATAACCATTATAGCATAATCATCACCACTCAACTGTATTGCATTATTATCAATTATGACTGGTTCACCTAAAGCATTTTCATCAAGATCAAATTCATATCTATCTTTATTTGATATAGTATATTGAAAAGGAAATATTGAATTAGGATTTCCGGGGTTTCTAAACCCTAAAATACTACCCATAGTATCACTTTCATCAAATCTTAACCTAAATAGATCGGGTATTAATATAGTAACAGCAGCACCTCCTTTAGTATCAAATCTTTGATCTGATAAATTAAATGAACATTTAGGAAATGTAATTTTATAATTATCAGAATCAATTATATCAGATACTGTATGTTCTCCATTTAAAACAGTTGATGGTATTCCTAAGTGACTTAAAGCACCTGATATCAAAATTGTTTGCCCAGAAGTAACCATATTATGTCCGGGATGGTTAATAGTCATAGTATACTGAGAATTTGCTTCATCTTCTCTATTAGGCTCTCCTATAGTGATTTCAGGTGTAACTTCTGTTATAGGTTGTATAAGGCAAAATTCCTTGAATGATTCAAATGTAACTTCATTAGTTGTACTGTTAATACCCATTTTTATAAAATGGTTTGGTTCATAATTTGATCCTATATTTTGTCCGGAATTGATTCTTGGTGTTGCAAGAAACAATTCTTCCATTTTTAATATTAGTTCAGATGAATTATAATTTCCATCAGGAATTTCTATAGAATATAAAAAATCTCCATCATCTATATCATTCCAATATATCTTATTATTTGCTCTTTCTTCTGGGAAACTTCTTATTGCTGTATTAGCATTTGGAAATTCAAAACTAACTAATCTTATACTAATTACATTATGATAAGTATCACCTAAATTTATAGTATAATTATTAGCATTGGGGTATCCTGTATTTATTGATAATACTTTTGATACTGTTACACAATCACCACCTCCACTATTATCATTGAAAGCTTTAACTGGTATTTCTATAAAATATCCATTATTCATAACAGATGTTATCACTTGATATCCTTGTCTACGTTCCGGTTCTATCGGATATCCACTATTTAATAAATTTATAGGTATGCCTGCTATAGCCATAAATACTATTCTATAGCTATATTCACCCAATATATATGGTGGATTATCATTATGCATTGTTAATGGTAGTATTATAAATATATCATTATCTGATGGATTTAAAAAATTGTCTGGAGGTACACAATTCGGATCTAGATCATTTTGATCTGGATTAATAATTATTTTGTGTCTTGTATTAAGGATATTTACAGGTAAATTACCCAAATATGATGATGTTTCAATACTCCCCCTATCACCTTTTATCCCATTTATATCAATTTCAATTATATTTCCATTATAATTATTTAAGTTATGAGGTTTTGATAAAGTTATTTTCATTATATTACATCCTCTTGGAATAGTGAATGAAGGTACACCCCTATCATCATATGTCCGAAGTATAAATGTATCTCCATATATGTTATCAAGTGTTATTAGATCACCAACTTCAAAATTATGACCATCATGTTTAATAAATACTCTATCTGATCCAGCATCAAAATCAATCGGATTTGTATCTAATGATATAGATTCTTCTAAATCCGATGATGGTAATGTTATTCTTTGCCTACTATCTATATTAATATAATTTGTCCTAAATCTTCTTAATGTATCTCCATCAGTTAATAATCCCTTCTGATATAAATAATTCTCATATGGATCAAATCTATCATGATCATTTTTCATATAAATATCCTGTTTTATCTGGTTATTATTATAACCATTATAACCTATATTTTTTGATGTAACAGTATTCTCAGATTTATTATATCTTACATTTGGAGGTATATACCTATTGTTATCTGATAATATTTTTTTCTGATTATTTATATATTCTTGATTATTATCTGGTCTGTTTTTGCCTCCTATATGTCTTTGGACATATCTGTCTCTAAATAATAAATTTTTATTAGTATGATCCGCCATACCTTTTTAATGATATTAATAATATATGGCATAAAAAAAATTGATATTTTAAACATAAAGATACTTTAAGATATCAGTAGTATAATTATATCACATGAGTAAAGCTGGGTCAAGAAAAAGTACAACTAAAAAAATTAGCAAAGAGCTAACCATTGAACAAAGATACCAAAAAAAGTCACAACATGAACATGTATTATTAAGACCCGGTATGTATGTAGGTAGTGCGGATATCAATGAAGAAAATATGTGGATATATTCCGAATCTACAGATAAAATGGTATACAAGAAAATTAAATATGTACCAGCTTTATACAAAATATTTGATGAGATAATTGTCAATGCAAGAGATCATTCTGTAAATGATAAAACTTGTCGAACTATTAAAATTGATATTGATAAAGAGAATGGCAATATATCATGCATGAATGATGGTAATAATGGAATACCTGTAGTTATACATGAGGAACATAAAATATATGTTCCTGAACTACTTTTTAGTCACCTATTAACATCTGAAAATTATGATGATAGCAAAAAGAGAATTGTTGGAGGTCTTAATGGATTAGGTAGTAAAGCTTGCCTTAAAAAGGGAACACTTGTTCCGACTTTTGATGGTATACTAAAAAGAATAGAAGATATCGGTATAGGCGAGCAATTAATAGGTGATGATGGTTTGCCAAGAAAAGTAATATCTAAAGTAGAAGGTTGTGATAAATTATTCGAGATTAACCAAAAATACAGTAATCCTTATACAGTTAATGAAAATCATATTCTGTGTTTACAAATGCCAGATCATAAGTATATTTATTGGAATCGTTGTGGAAACTCTTATAATGTGTCATGGCTTGACAAAAATACAGTAACTATTAAAAGTAAATCGGTAAAAGTAGATAATATATCAGATATTGCTCATGAATCTAAAACAAAATTAGAAGGTATGAGAAAATTTATTAAAAATATTCCAGATGATAACACTATTAATATCAGTGTTAAAGATTACATAAACTTGGACCAACAGATAAAAGATAGATTAGAAGGATATGTGGGAAAATGTGTACAATGGGAATTTACACCAGTACATACAGATCCATATATATTAGGATTATTATTAGGAAATAATTATACAAATCCAAAAATATTAAAATATCTAGAGAATTGGGAAGGTTTGAATAGGGAAAGTAGGGAAGCCAGTTACAAACACATCCCAAGAGAATATATTATTAACTCAGAAGATGTGAGAAAAAAGTTACTTGCTGGATTAATAGATACATTTGGTGATATAACTCAACAAGGAGCAGAATTAACAATACATAACAATAATAATTCTAAATTAATAAGTGATATTGTATTTTTAATCAGATCTCTTGGCTTATTGTGCAACCTTGGAAATGGAAAGGAAGATATGACATCTGTACATATATTAGGAGAGATTAGAGACATACCAACTCTATTTTCAAGTAAGGATAAATATATATCAAGCACCACAATTTTATCGGGAAAAATAGAAGTAAAAGAGGTTAATTCTGGAGAATTTGTAGGTTTATTAATAGATGGAAATCAACGGTTTGTTCTTAATGATTTTACAGTAACACACAATTGTAATATATATTCATCACATTTCTATGTTGAAGTGTTAGATAGCAAAAGAAAAAAAATATTCAAACAAAATTTTTACAATAATATGTTTGATAAAGATGATCCTGTTGTAGAAGATATAACAACAAAAAAGAGATCATATTGTCTAATAAACTTTACACCAGATTATAAAAGATTTGGAATTGATGGTTTAGATGATGATACATATAGTCTGTTTATGAAAAGAGCATATGATATGGTTGCATGTACAGATAATAGAATAAAAGTATATATTAATGGTAAACTTATCAAGATAAATTCTTTCAAGGATTACACTGATATGTTTTTTGACAGTAGTATGAATAAAGTGTATTATGAGGAACCTACTAATGATAGATGGAAAGTATGTGCTGTATATGATCCAGAAGGAGAATTTAGACAGATATCATATGTAAATGGTATTTGTACATATCAAGGAGGGAATCACGTATCCCATATTATGAATCAAATTTATGAAAAATTACGGAAAATCATAAATGACAAATACAAAGATCTTGTAATTAAAACATCAATTATAAGAGATAATATAACCATATTTATAGACTCTGTTATCGAAAATCCTTCATTTAATAGTCAAGTTAAGGAAAAATTAAAAACAACAGTAACTAATTTCGGATCAAGATGTGTACTATCAGATGATTTTATTATGGAATTAAGTAAGACTGGGATTAAAAATGAAATAATAAATATGGCACAAGCAAAAACACAGGATAGATTGAAAGAAACAGATGGTAAAAAGACAAAAAGAATTACTGGTCTTAAAAAATTAGATGATGCTACTGAAGCAGGTACCACTAGATCAAAAAAATGTTCCCTTATACTAACAGAAGGGGATTCAGCTAAAGCATTTGCTGTTTCTGGATTATCTGTTATAGGTAATGAATTCTATGGTGTATTTCCTTTAAAAGGTAAATTATTAAATGTTAAAGAAGCATCAATTAAACAATTATTAAAAAATGAAGAAATTGTTAATATTAAGAAAATTATCGGTTTAAGAGATAAGAAAGTATATGATAAAGAAAATATAAAAGAATTGCGATATGGTGGAGGAATTATTATCCTAACTGATGCGGATGTAGATGGATCTCATATTAAAGGATTACTTATAAATTTTATTCACTTCTTTTGGCCATCTTTACTTGTTAATTTTCCAGATTTTATAAGATCTATGGCACTTCCTATAATTAAAATAGCAAAAGGAAAGAAAACAAAATCATTTTATACTTTAACAGAATATGAAAAATGGAAATCTGGAAATACATCTGGATGGTCTGTTAAATATTACAAGGGGTTAGGAACTTATTTATCATCTGAAGCTAAAGAATGTTTTGCCCCGTTTCCAGATAATCTTATTAATTATAAATACCTATCAGATATAGATGATGGTGGTGCATTAGATCTTGCATTCAATAAAAAGAGAGCAGATGACAGAAAATTATGGTTATTAAATTATAACAGGGATAATATAATAGATAATGCAAAAGAAAAGGATATTCAGATATGTGATTTTATCAACAAAGATATGATCCATTTCTCAAAGGATGATGTTTATAGATCTATACCTGCTATTGATGGATTAAAGCCAGGACAAAGAAAAATTATATATACTTCAATAAAACATAATATAGTAAATAAAGAGATTAAAGTAGCCCAATTAGCAGGTTATGTATCAGCAGAATCAAACTATCATCATGGTGAGGCTAGTCTAAACTCAACTATAGTTAAATTAGCTCAAGATTATGTTGGATCTAATAATATCAATACATTATTACCTAAAGGGCAGTTTGGTACTCGTATTTTAGGTGGAAAGGACGATGCTAGTCCTAGATATATATTTACTCAACTTAACAGTATTACTCCTTTAATATTTAGGGCTGAGGATAAATATGTACTTGATTATGTAAATGATGATGGTGACGTAGTTGAACCTGTTGTATATGCACCTATAATTCCATTTGCATTAGTTAATGGTGCAGTTGGTATAGGTACTGGATTTAGTACTACTGTACCTTGTTATAATCCTAAAAATATTATTGCAAATATTAAACTAATGTTGAAAGGTAAACAACCTGTTGATATGACACCATGGTATAGAAACTTTAAAGGCAACATAACAAAAATTAGTGATTCCAGATATTTATCAGAAGGTGTATTTGAAATTATTAATAAAAATACGATACGTATAACAGAACTTCCTATAGGAACATGGACTGCTGATTATAAAACTTTCCTTGAGAGTTTGTTATATGATGAAAAGAATAATAATAAAAAAGCAATTATAATGGACTTTAAACCTAAACCTTCTGATCTTCATGTAGACTTTACTGTAACATTTATGGTAAACAAATTGCAAAATCTTATAAAACAAGGAACTATAATTAAAACATTAAAATTAAGCTCTTCTATATGTACATCCAATATGCATTTGCATCTTGATGATGGTTCTATAAATAGGTATGATTCTGTAATAGATATTTTAAATGTCTATTACACATTTAGAATTAAAATGTATGCAAAAAGAAAACAATATTTTACCCAAAAATTAGAACATGATCTAAATATCATAAAATATAAAGTAAAATTTATAAAATATGTCATTAATGGAAATATTAAAGTAATGGTTAATAAAAAAACAGTATCAAAAGATACTGTTATAAATGATCTTGTTAAATATAATTTTCCAGTATTGTCTAAAACCTTCCAAGGAGAAAATAAATCATATGATTATATTACAGATATTAAAATATTTGATCTAACAACCGAAGAATTAGAAAAATTACAAAAAAAATTACAAGAAGAAAAAGTAAGGTATGACACATATGTTAATACAACTATTGAAGATTTATGGCTATCAGAACTTGTAGAATTTGAAAAAGCTTATGATAAATGGATTGCCAAAGATGCAGAAGATTTTAATAAAGAATTATGTGATAACACAAAATCAAAGAAAAGAAATACTAGAAGTGACAAAAGTATAAGAGGTAAAAGTACCAGAGGTACAGGAAGAGGTAGTAAAGGAAAAAGTAGAGGAAGAGGTAGAGGAAAAAAATAATTCGTGTTGAATTATGATTAATTTATATTATTGCATAAATTATTATAATGCTATTATTGTGTTATTATTTGCTTTATTATTTGACCAAATTTTTTCATAATAATCACCTATAACATATCTATTTGGTCTTTTTATAAATTTTCCTTTCGTTTTGTAAGGACAACACACATTATATTTTCCTCCAAATTTTTTATTAAATTCCACACCAACACAATTTTTATTTTTTGAACATATATCCAAACATGATTTTTTGGATATATCGCTTGTACATTTATGAGGATATAAATATTCTCCTGTATTCATATCATTTGAGATTTTATATGATATATTGTTATTGATAGGTATAATATTATCTACATCTCCCCAAACACTATTAATCCTGTCAACCTGTGTTATATTTTTTGGAGTTAATCTTTTTGAACTTGTAATATCTTCTAAGAGATCTATTTGATCTGTATTAAATTGATTTATTGGCCAACTATATGGTCGTACTTTATATTCATCTACATCAAATATCTCATCTAAATTTTTCCCTTCTCCTATATTTGTAAATTTATCTCTATTATAAAAATACCATTGTGGTTGTAAATCATCCCTTTCTTTACATGAATACACAGAGTTCTTTCTTCTAGCATCAAATGATACTTTACTTGTTGCTTCTAATATAGGCTCAACTTTATTACATGTAGTATGTATAGGTTTAAATTGTGATTCAAATAAACTTCCAACTAAAGGAACACCATCTATGGTTGATTTTGCTGGGTAACATATATTTTTTTCTCTATCATAACCAAAACCATAACATTCTGATATACCTCTACATAATTTTGCACACTTTGTAAAATTAGTATCTGTATATCTGTCATCATAGTGCTCTATATTTCTATTTACATTAAATATGCATAATATAGCAATAATAAATATTATGATATATAGTCTCATTATATACACTATTACACAAAAAAAAATGAAATTATAATAATATGATACTATTATTCATATATATTGAGCCATATAAAGGACATAATGCAACATATTAACAATAATGACTCCATATTCATATCTACATTAAATAGCAATGGAATGAAACTATTTAGTAAAATAAATTATTACTGTCTAACCGATGAGCAAAAAGATATGTACAGTAACTATTTTTTGCTGTACATAAATAATAGTATGAAGAACTTTTGGGATAGATGTCCAATCGATGATATTTATAACTTTTCTATAAATAATCGCTTTCTACTTAACAATATTATTAATAACTCTATATCAAAATGTAATCAAGAGGAAATTAAAAATATTTTTATTACTTTAACCAATAAGAAAGGTACGCCTATAAATATATATGAAATATTATTGGCTAATAATAGTGTACAATTAATTATTATAGACAATTATAATATGTATGTAGATACTATAAATAAACTATTAAATACTACACCATATAATTATAATATGAATGATATTATAGGGTTAATATGTAATGATAACACATCAAATGTTTTTATAAAATATGTAACTGATACTTTGAATAATAATATTAGTTTAATGCGTAATCCATCATTACATATAGAAAGTGCTGAATCTATAACTACTATTTTGAATATAATGTTACTAATGTATTTTAATAATTATGGTAATGTGTTAGAAATAGATAATACTTATCTGGTAAGTCCTATATGTAATATAAATTGGTACACCAAAAACAAAAATGTAGATGACCAATTGGAAAATTACAATATGCAAACAAAATTATATTTTCTTATACTTAATACTATAAGAATATTGGTAGTACCAGTAGAGAATAAATGTATAGATCTATCAAACAATATAGCAGTACATAATAATATATTTAATTTTGGAGAGAATATTAAAATAATGAAAAAAAAATTAAATAAATTATGTGGTATATACACTACATTTAACCGTTATCTTCTTGATAAATTTTATAATCATATTATAGATTGGGTTGTAAGTAATGAGCATATATATGAAATAGATAGTATTATTAATCTTATAAATACAAAAAATCAATTAAAATTATGGAAAGGAATAGTATGTGGATTATATACTAATAATATTGATATTAAAATTAGTATATTAGAAAGAGTATTAGAAAGTGATTATTATGAACATCATGAACTTATTAACATATCTGATAAAAAATTAAATGAAAGTATTATAAATATATATAATAATTTAGATGATGCAAATGATATAGGAGCAGATACACTTACAAAGATTGATACAATACATAATTATATATTGTATCGTGGATGTGACATAGAAAATAATATAGATGGACAAAAATTTATATATATTCTATTTAATAATATATTAGGTAACTGTTTAGAATATTATACACATTTATTGTACTTAATATATAATATTAAGTATGAATTTAACGGAAGGATTATGAATACTATTAACAATTATACGATTGTTAATAATTGTACTTTTCAAAATATGTTTGATGTAGTATCAATTTATATGTTAAATATATCATACTTACTACATAAATTACATATGACAGATACATTTTTAAATTATATTATTCATAATAATATGTTAACTGACCAATTTATTCAGGTTATAGATGTGTTGTGTCATATTATAAAAATAACTATTAATGTACCTAATATATCTTCTATACTAAATAACAATATGTATACTATGGCATTAAATATAACAGATTTATTACATAATTATCTTATGTGTGATAACAATGAAACATTCTCATCTAAATTTTATAGCAATTTAGGCACAAAATATAGTACAGTAGATGTTCTAAAAGATATCGATAGTAATAAAATTGATCTTATATTTACTCCTCCTGATAATATATGCAGTGATATTGACTATCCTGATGAATTTATCGATCCTATAGTATGTTCTGTTATTGAAAATCCTATATTATTACCTAATATGAAAAATGATATTTTTTTGGATAAAAGTACTATCATGCGGTACTTATTCAGTAAAAAAGAAAATCCTTTTACAAAGGAAACACTTACCATTGAACAATTAGAAGAGTATAACAATACTCCTGAAATTAAAGAAAAATTAGCAGATTTTTTAAGAAGAAAAAGAAATTTTGCAAATAAGTAAGTGTGTTTATTTATTAGTGATACTTTTATATACACACATATATACATGAATAGACAATTAACAAATAATATACATGATGCTATACCTGTATCACTTGATCAATTAAGAGAATCTTACAAAATTATATCATCTGCTTTAGAAAAAGCATGCTCTTCTGGAGCATTCACTCTAACTGAAGCATATGTTATTAAAACATCATCTATGAATATAGAAAAAGGTATTAAGCAACTTGAAAATGAAATTAGAATTAAAAAAACAGACACGTAATTATCTCTAATATCTATCTTTATTCCTATATCCTTCAACAGTTCCAAATAAATTATCATAATAATCTTTTATTTTTGCCCAATTTGTACCTACTAATGATGAAGTACAACAACATATAACTAATATTAATAATAATATAGTTATTAATGCTCCTCCTCCTAATCCTGCAGCATAAGTAGTTTTTATAGTTGTTGGGACTTTTGGTATATATCTTACAAATCTATTTGACATAATTATATTATACTTTTAGATATAAATTTTGATTTATACTTTGTTAATATATAATACTCATTTATAAGATAAAATAATTATTTATCTTATAATGGCACCAACTAATATATGTATAAATATTGATTTGGATAATTATCCTTTATTAAAAGTAATTAATAAAGATAATTATGATGCTGTATTAGCAAACATCTTTCATGTTGGATATAACACTCTATATCCAAATAACTTGAAAAAATATAATGTTAATAATAGTTTAATTATTAATAATTTAAACCATCATACAGATTCAATAAAATATGATATTAAAAATATTAAAAGTCAAATAGATAACATGGATATAGGAGATAAGTTTGAAAAGTTAACAGATGTTCTAGAAGAATTATTAGGAATTAATGAAAACTCTTCCAAGAAAGGACAACTTGCTGAAAATATAATTTTTAAAATATTAAAAAGAAGATTCGCAGATTATACTATTCATGAAACTAGAAAAATACCTCATTCTGGTGATGCTATTATAGATATGAATGATAAAAATTATAAAAAGAAAATAATGGTGGAACTTAAAAATTATACTAAAACTGTTAATAGTGATGAGATAGATAAATTTAAATATGATCTTAAATTTATGAATATTAACTATGGAATTATAATTTCTTTAAAGTCAGGATTTGTAAAACAGAAACAAATGAGTATAAGAGAATATTCTGTAATGGGGGAAAAGTATTTTATTCTTTTTCTGCCAAATATTTTTGGCCATTTTGATAAAATAGAAGCAGGGATACTTTTAATGGAAAAATTAATGGAAATAAATAAAAATAATAACCATAAACATATAAATACATCAAATATAACACAATATCTTAATGAATTGGATTATATTTATACAGACTTTAATATTGTTAAACAAAATTTCTTCGATTTAGAAAAAAATATCAAACAGCAATTTTTTAATTTTTATGAAAACTTAAGAACCTATGAGACAAATATTCATAATAGAATAAATCATATATGGAAAAATATTGATAGTGAATTATATCCATTCCATATACAACAACCACAACACCCACAACAACCACAACACCCACAACAACCACAACAACCACAACAACCACAACAACGTTCTATTAATAATTACAAAAATAATAACATTAATAATTATGACCAATTAGCTCATATTATTGATGATACGGTGAAACCACGAACAAAGAACAAGATATTAAAACTTTTTAGTATTTTTATAAAACATAATTATGAAATAAATTACTTTTTTAATTTAGATAATACATGGAAAATTAGTCAAGATAATATAATAAAAGGATATATTGCAACAAATATAAATAAAAAAAATGCAATTATAATACATTTATTTGAACCAAAATATTATATAAATATATGTTCATCAGCAAAAATTAATGATATATTATTCGATTTGAATTCATTATTATTGTAGTTGAGGAATTTCTTTGATATAACTATTATTAGGAGTCTCTAATATAATAGGTATGCCCATATTATAAAAATAATCAAAAATCATTTTTAACCCATTAAACCCTATATATCCTTCCCCAATAGATTCATGTCTATCTTTTTTTTCGCCTAATTTAACTTTACTATCATTGAGATGTATTAGAGATATTTTATTAATCCCTATTAATTCCTCAAATGCTTCTAAATATAGCAATACATCTTTTTTTGTTCTAATATCATATCCAGCTGAAAATATATGACATGTATCTATACATAAACCTATTCTGTTATGTATAGGATGTATTTTTTTGTAGAAGTATGATAATTCATCAAGTGTATAACACATTTCTGTTCCTTGACCAGTAGATGTCTCCAATATTATTTTTACATTATTTTCATTAATGGTCGAATTATGGATATGTAATAAGGATGTAAACATATTATTAATTGCCTTATGTTTTGGTAAGTCCTTGTATTTTCCAAAATGTAATACTACTCCAAAAGCATTTAATTTTGCAGCAGTTTTAATCTCTTTTATTATTCCTTTTATCCACCAACTATCAGTATCCCAATTATTAGCAATATTGTGCATATATGATGAATGTATAACAATTTTTACCTTATTCTTATCCGTAATTTGCTTAATATTTTTAGTAATATCATATGTCGGTTCAAATATCTGAACAATATTACCACCTACCTGTTTTATTTTTTTAATCTTATTTTCAAATGTAACATAATCAGAATTATCAATATGTGCTCCGATATATCTTTTGTTTGATATCATATATGTATATATTTATTTAGCTATAAAAATTGAACATTTTATATATAAGTAAATCGTATTTTACTATATTATAATAATTGCTATGTTTCTTATCAAAAAATATATGACAAATAATAATTATGATTTATTTTTTAGCGAGGAAAAAAAAACTAGACTGAAGAAAATGGCTGATGATAAATCTATTTCTCACATAATATTTTATGGTCCAGACGGAAGTAATCAGAAATCAATAGTATCAATGTATCTTGAAATGTTATATGGAAAAGAAGTACATAAATTACATGATACACCATATAAAGTTTCTGGTAGTGGAAATAGTTCATCTGAAATTATGATAAAACAAAGCGATTTTCATATAGAAATTAATCCCACTGGATCAAATTCTGATAGGTATTTAATTAGAGATGTGATACAATTATATGTTGGAAGAAATTCATGGGGATATTATACATCTAATAGAAATTTTAAAGTTATACTTATTAATAATGCCGATAATTTATCACATTATGGACAAACTGCCTTAAGAACTATTTTGGAATCAAATACAAGTAATTGTAGATTTATCATGTGGTGTAATACATTGTCTAAAATATTTGATCCACTTAGAAGTAGGTGTTATTGTTATAGATTGGATGTACCAAGTGCAACAGAATTATTCAGATTTATAGCAATAGTATCAGCCAGCGAAAATATTAGATTAAATATAGAAGATTATGATAATATACTAAAAAAATCAGATAGAAATATGAGAAATATATTATGGCTCCTTAATTGCTATAAATATAATGTATCCACTGAATCTGTATATGATAAAAATATTGAACAAATAGTTGATATTATATTAAGTTGTAGTACAACAAATATTGATAAATTTAGGTTAAAATCATACCCTATAACCATTACTAATTATGATTGTACAAAAATATTAAAAGATATTCTTAAAGCTCTACTTAATCGAGAAAGTATCAGTGACAGCTCTAAATTATATATAATAAGTGCTGCTGCAGATATAGAATATAATTTGATAAGAGGCAGGCATGATATAGTGCATATAGAATCGTTTATTGTCAAAATTATGAAATATTTGAATTCTTAGAAAATTATAAAAAATTGATTTATTAATTGTTAATAGAACAATAATTATACCAGAGTATTACAAATATGTCCAAAGTATTTTATGATGAACCTGTTGTTTGGCAAATGTTTAGTGAAATTAATAAATGTTGGTATATGGATGAAGAAAAATTAATAAATTTAGCTAAGAGATTACCTCCAGAGGATGTTAATGCATATGATGACTGGGGGGATACAATACTAATATTAGCATGTCGTAATAAATATACTGAAGTAATAGGAATATTATTAGAGAATGAAGGTATTAATGTTAATTTACGAGATTTTTTTGGAAGTACAGTACTATTATATGCACTAAAACAAGGACATATTGATATAGTTAGGCTATTACTAAATCATAAAGATATAAATGTTAATATCAAAGATGCATTTGGAAGGACTCCACTTATGATAGCTCGTGAAAAAGGTTATACAGAAATGGTTGAACTATTAGAAAATTATCAAAAAAATTGATTTATTAATTGTAAATTAACAGAACAATAATTATATTACAACATCAAGCATGTCTAAGGTATTTTATGATAAACCTATTATTGAGCAAATATTTGATGAATTTAATAAAGATAAAGAAGATAGGGATATGGAGAAACTAATAAAATTGGTTAAGAGATTACCTCCAGAAGATGTGAATAAATATGATAAATATGACCAAACACTACTAATATATGCATCTAAATATGGATATACCAAAATAGTTAAGTTATTACTTGACTACGAAAATATTGATATCCATAAAAAAGATATATTTGGACGTTCAGCATTATTATTTGCATCCTGTTGTGGTCATATTGATATAGTTAGGCTATTACTAGAAATAAAAGATATAAATGTCAATACACGATATTTATATGGAGATGCGTTGTTATATGCATTGCATTATGAACATACTGAAATAGCTAAATTGTTACTGGAAAAGGAAGATATTGATATTAACATCATAAATTCAATAGGACAAAATCCACTCATGATAGCTCGTGAAAAAGGTTATACAGAAATAATTGAACTATTAGAAAATCATCAAAAAAATTGATTTATTTATTGTAAATTAATAAATCAGTAATTATATTACAACATCAAGCATGTCTAAGGTATTTTATGATAAACCTATTATCGAACAGCTATTTGATGAATTTGATAAAGATATAGAGGATCATAATCAAGAGAAACTAATAAAATTGGTTAAGATATTACCTCCAGAAGATATTAATAAATATAATAAACATGGACAAACATCACTATTATTAGCATCTTATTATGGATATACTACAATAGTTAAATTATTGCTAAAAAATGAAGATATTATTGTAAATATTAGATCTCAATCATCTTCTACTGAACCAACTGCACTTATATATGCATCAAAATATGGAAATATTGAAATAGTTAAATTATTATTGAATCATAAAGATATTGATATTAATTATGCAGATAATATAGGATATAGAGCATTATTATATGCAATCTGTAATGAACATACTGAAATAGTTGAACTATTATTGAATCATAAAGACATAAATATTACAATAGCTCGTGAAAAAGGTTGTGCAAAAATATCTGAAGTATTAGAAAATTATATAAAAAATTGATTTATTAATTGTAAATTAACACATCAATAATTATATTACAACATCAAGCATGTCTAAGGTATTTTATGATAAACCTATTATTGAACAAATATTTGAAGAGTTTTATAAAGGTAAAGAGGATAGGGATCTGGAGAAACTAATAAAATTGGTTAAGAGATTACCTCCAGAAGATGTGAATAAATATGATAAATATGACCAAACACTACTAATACTTGCATCTAAATATGGATATACCGAAATAGTTAAGTTATTACTTGACTACGAAAATATTGATATCCATAAAAAAGATATATTTGGACGTGGACGTTCAGCGTTATTACTTGCATCCCGTTATGGTCATATTGATATAGTTAGGCTATTACTAGGGAAAAAAGATATAAATGTCAATACACGATATTTTTATGGAGAGGCGTTGTTCCATGCATCGCATTTTGAACATACTGAAATAGTTAAATTGTTATTGGAAAAGGAAGATATTGATATTAACATAATAAATTCAATTGGACAAAATCCACTCATGATAGCTCGTGAAAAAGGTTATACAGAAATAGTTGAACTATTAGAAAATTATCAAAAAAATTGATTTATTAATTATAAATTAATCGGACAATATAATTATATTAAAGAATTCAGACATGTCTAAGGTATTTTATGACATACCAATTATTAAGCAAATATTTGATGAATTTAATAAACATATGAAGGATATGAAAAAACTAATAAAATTGGTTAAGATATTACCTTCAGAAGATGTTAATAAATGTAATGATAATGGTGAAACACCACTGTCATTAGCATCTGTTTGTGGATATGGTGAAATAGTTAAATTATTATTAGGGAAAAAAGATATAATTGTTAATATGCAAAATTATTGTGGAAGTGATACAGTATTATTATATACATTAAAGCAAGGACATACTGCAATAGCTAAATTATTATTAGAGCATAAAGATATAGATATTAACATACCAGATTATTCAGGAAGAACTCCACTCATAATGGCTCATAGAAGAGGTTATACAGAAATAGTTGAATTATTAGAAAATCATCCAAAAAAATTGATTTATTAATTCTAATTATTATATTATATGCAAAAGCATGACCATATAATATAATAAATAATAACTTATTAATAATAGTTATAAAAAGTTTATTTATAAAAAGTTAGTATATAATGGATAATTATAAATTAGATGATGATGATGATCTTATATACTTCAATACATCTGTTTATCTAGATGATATACTGCAATCATACCATTATGACGAAAATCATATAATAGATCAAATAAAACAAGATCTTCCTAGAATAGATGTATATTGGGAAGATAAAAAGATTAATACATATAAAGATTTTATAGAATGTTCAAATAAATACAAATATACAGGAGTATATATCAAAGATAAACTATTTCATTTACAAAATATTATTGCTATGTTAATAAATCAGTCATCATATTACCTTCAATATAAAACATTACATAATACATTTTGTACTGGTATAAATACTGATAAAATTGTGTTATGTTGCAGCGATAATAGATACATTAAATACACCATAGAAGATAATGAACTTGTTGTTAGTATATGTGCTAGATTTATAGTTACTGATATGTACAAGAGATATAAATATAGGGAATATAATACATCTATTATTATACATCTTGACAATAATAATTTTAAAAAATATGGAATGTTTATGTACTCATTAATTAATTAATTTATCAACTTGCATATGATATTTATAAGCATAAATATCATGTATAATATAATACCTATTCCCATACACATTATTGGAAAAGATATTATAGTTTTTCCTTTTTCTAGGCCAAATTGTTTAAATCTGTTTGTCTCTTTACAATACATAAATTCAGGCTTTAATAATAATACCAAAACTATTATAATAATATACATTATTATCGTATTGCATAATGGTGTATCTGGATTTAACATTATATACTATAATAAAGATATTTGAATAGCCAAACTATGCCTAAATAAACTTCTTTGAATAATTCATATCATCAAATATTGTTTGTGTCCCTTTTATATTTGAAAAATCATAAATATGTGGCAATTCCCTATGAAATGTTTGTCCTTCTTCATCTAACATTGCATTTCGTTGTTCCATTTCTTCAGTTCGTTGTCTATATTTTTCCATGAGAATCTTCTGGATATATTTAGGATCAACTAAATTATTATATTCTAATTGATTATAGTCATAAAATTTTTCCATATCTTTATCAAATAATAATTTTGCATCTGTACCATCTTCACTTAAATATCCTAATATATTAATATCTTCAACAACTATTTTCATATCCACATTCGCTGTGATGAAAAAATTATTTTCATCATGTAATGGTCTTTTATCTTGAACAAAACTTGCTTTTAATATCATCTGGTCATATACATTCTTTTTTTGTATTACTATATCGCAACTATATTTGATTTCATCTTCTGTTTCATATTTATCAACATCTGTTATAGCTATTAATTCAATATTATCTTTAACAGCCGGCTTATCCCATAATGATGGATTTAATCCTAATGATTCTTGTACACTATCCCATCCAGATTTAACAGTAGGATCGATTATAGCCTCATCCCATCCAGAATTTGGGTTTCTATAACTTGGAACTGCATGTTTAATATTTTCATTTAATACTTTTACAAAATCATTTACTAAATTTTTAACTTCAGCAATCTCTGGTTGTGAATATTTAAGAGGTATATTTGCAAGATTAAATATTTGTTTCTTATCAGGAATGATATTATTTATTGCTGTCATTACATCTCTATAATCATTATGAAATTTATTGTTAATCAGATTACTATTAATCCTGTTAAATTTAATTTTATCATTATAATTACCATTACTATCATTACTATCCCAACTTACGATATCATTTATTACCTGATCAACTAAACCTATATCATCTGTTTTGTATGATCCAGTAATCTTATTTGTATTTGTATTCATATTTTCCACATTTGTATTATTTTCCTTTGTAGAAATTACTGATTTACTTGTGTCTGTTATATTTAATATTATATACACAATTCCTAAAATAATAAATATATTTAGTATATTCATGCTATATATATTACTTAGTAAATAAAATCAATCATAATCTATCTGATAATCTATCTCTGTATCAACATCAATAGAATCTAATTCTTCTTGATTATCTATCTGTTGTTCTACAACAGCCTCATCAACTTCGACATCTGGATCAATATATTCGCCATATATACCTTCTGTATTAACAATATCACTATCTAATTTTACATCTAAAAGATATTTTGATTCTAAAAGATAGTTAAATTTTCTAATTTCATAGTTAGAAAATTTTATCTCTTCCTCGTACAACTTATACTGATCTATAATAATATCAAGAACAAAATATATTACAGTATTTTTAAATAATTTTGACGAATTATAATCAATTAAATGTGTAAATTCATTAATAATATAAAATAAAGCTAAATTGCCATGATAATCATAGTAGTTAAAATCTTCTGATATAACAAATTGACTAGAGAGAGGAATATTTATAACTTTATTATCCAAACTATTGATGTTCAAATTATTAATAAAAATTTTCCAATCTTTAAAAATTTTCTTTTCATTTTTGAATGTTTGCATATTTTTTAATTTTTTTATATATTTTTCTGTTAACTTATCAATATTATTTCCAGAATATCCATATATTATCCTATTTATATATCTCTGTGTATTTGAAATTACTTTTTTAAGTATACTCAATCTATCCCTATTAATTCTTGCAGTTATATATTGTAATATAATTTGTTCATCTTTAAAATCATATTCTGATTCAACATATCTTTTTAATTCTTGTATATTTATATGTGCAGACTTGTATCCTAATAATTTTAACATTCGCTTTATAGAGTAGTTTATTTTAAGAAAAATATTTCCTACTTTAGCATCTTTATAATCTTTATTATATTCTTGATACCCTAATAATAATTTTGTTACATTATCATAAAATACTTTTACTTTAAATTTGTTATTGATATAATAAAATACATCTTTCTTAAAATATGGATGATTTTTTTTGTATAATATTTTATTTCCATTATCTTTAATTACAAAAGGCTTATCTATTTTATATCCATTATGGTCATGATCTATAATATATGCATCAAAATCAAGAAATATATTGTCTCCATTTATATTTATATCTGGACCAATAATATTTTTTAATTTATTAACAAATTTCTCTATATAATTTAAAAAATCTTCTTTATGATTTTTTGTATAACTGTAATTCTTTTTATATTCAGATAATTTCTTATAATACGCTGAATTTTTATTTTTTTCTATGCTTATTAATTTTCTATACATTTTTTGATTAGAATTATACTGTGATTGAATCATATCACAATATATATTGAATATATCCTCTAATTCATTATCTTTAAGATCTGATACATTTTTACATTTACTGTATATTTTATTGTATCTATTAACTTTATTAGCATAGTTTTCAATAATACCTGTCTTACAATATCTATCTGAATATTTTTGTAATACAAGTTTTGATATATTTCTGTTTATATTTTGTGTAAGTGAATCGTCATATTTTATTGAGTTAGACCTTTTATTACATATGGAACATATATATATATTTCCTGATATTTTCCAATCATGTATTTCTCCTGATTCACAATTAGTTATATTATTTTCTTCAATATAATTTGGTAATATATGTTTTTTTAAAGGTATTAATATTTTTCCATTACATTTTCTTAATTCCCACTTACTTACTAAATTATATTCATAAAATGAATATGTATCTGGTATCTTAATTGAATTTATCTTTGTCATTTTATATTTCTGTTTTCCATTTTCGGTAACTATCTTATTTGAATGTATTCTCTCCAACTTATCCATAATATCATTATTTTTGAATGTAGTTGCAAGTTTATTATATAACCTATTTATGGTTATTTTATAAATATAATCATTGTTGTATTCATCTGTTCTTTCTAAAAAGCTATTAACAAGATCAATTAATGTATGTATAATCATTTTCTGTATCATAGGATCATATTTTTTTGCCATTGATTGGCCAGTATTCTTTTGCTCTTCATTTTTGAACCACATATTATATTTTGTCATCATACAAGATATATAAAAAACCATATAGCATAATACTGGATAGTTAGTTATAAAATCTAATTTTCCAGTATTATTAGTTATAATTTTTATATTTTGAAATAAAATATTTTTAATTTTTGTAAACATAAAAAAATTACATAGTTTATCACTACCCATATATATTACATGTGTATCGTTTAATTCTAATAAAAGAAAAAATATTATGTATGCGAGTATATTATTTTTTTTTATAAATTTATAAAAATCCTTATCTTTACTAGAATAAGTAAATATGCTATTATCTAACTCAAATATAAATAGATTGCTATATTCTCGATTAACTCCATATTTTTGTATTATATTTTCGCTTCTATATTTATAATTTTTTTTCATTACTTTATTGTGTATTAATAACATATCAATCGTATTTTTAATTATCCTTTTTTTGGTTTCATTCTTTTTACTTGCACTTTTCTCGTATAAAAAACTAAAATTTGCGATTGAAGATAATCTATCTATAATCTTATCAATATTTTGGATTGATGGTATATATTTTTCATATTCTGGTATATTTTCTAATGGTATAATCATCTGTTGCGAAAAACTTGTGTATCTACCATCTTCATCAAATACTCCTCCTTGTATATATGTTTTTATAGGTAACAAGACACCACAACTTTTACATATATAATCTCCAATATCATCTTCTATAACATATTGAAAAATAAACTCTGTTAGAATATTTGTAAATTTATTTGGATTATTTCTTCTAATCGATGTTATCTTTTCCCATGTTATATTATGTTGACATACAGCTCCTTTTAATATACTTTCATATTTTTCTTGTTGTTTTTCTATATTTTCTCTCTTTTTAGATAAATTTAAGACTATAGATATTGTACTATCAGTGACATTTTCTTTATAAGTAGGTATTTTAATAGCATTTTTTCCTATACCTGTAAATATATCTTCTCTTTCATCATATTTATCCTTTATAGTTAATAGATTTTTAAAAGTATATATGTTAAAATTATCATATAATATGTTATTTTTTGGTAAGTTATATATTTTTTTTTCATATTTATACATTAATTGTTTATACGAAAATAATGATAATCTTTTATTTTTTGAAATTATATCATAAATATATGAGTAAGATTCGCTAATTATCTTATCATAAATATCTGCTATTAAAATTTTTGTAATTTCTTCTTGAGTTAATTTTCCAGTATTTTGATATTTATCCAGAGATATTTTATCCTTATTTAAATCTATTTTCCAATACATATTTTTTTTTAATTGTTTACCTTTAACAGTAGTATTTTTTAATATATCTATAACTTTCCTATATCCATTCTTTCCAGAATTATGTATATCATCTGTATCATCCATGTTTATAAATTCAATAGGTTTATCTGATCTCGTTAAAAAAAATCCTATTATATCATTCTCCATTTTATTACTCCCAACTCTAATCTGTAAATGTTTATTATTATTATTTAATGATATTCTTCTTACAACATCTACTGTCTTATTTGTAACTAATCTAAAACCATATTTATCAAAATCCTTAAAATTAATATATGGATATTTCATATAATTTAATAAATCACTATAATACTCATTATTCATTGATACAACCTTTCCTTGTTTATTTAACTTGTCAATTATCCTTATATTTTCTAAATCATTTACTACAATAGCTTTTTTATTTTTAAGTGTAGGTACAAATATTTTTTCAATTTTATCTTTAATTTTTTTATCTTTTTTTGTAATACTAGAATAATATTCTTTTACTGTATCTATCTTATTAATAATATATTTAATTCTAGTATGATCTTTTTTTTTGTCAGATATTAAATCATACCTTTCTGTATCTTTGTGATACAGTAAAAAATCATCTACAATAGGTACTAATATCTTATTATTTATTAAAAATAATATTTTTTCATTAATACTGATATCCTTTACAATTTTTTCAGTGGATAATATAGCATCATATATTCTGTATGCTAAACCATCAGCACTTTCATCCCGTGATAATGTACTCTCTATTACATTAAAATCTAATAATACTTTTTTCGGCAAAACTATATTTATAAAAATATATTCACCAGAGTCAATATGTGCAGATTCTAAAATATTAAATATATCTGTTTTATCTATTTTAATATATATCTGCGTAATAATTAATGTTTTTATTAAATTATGTATCTGTAAATTCTTGTCTCCATCAATATTTTTTAATATCAAAAATTCAGTGACATATTTATTTCCTAATTCATTTAATATGTTTCCAGCATCAATATATGTCTGCTTTTGCATTAAAAATTCTAATTTCTTTTTATCAGCCACCAGTAATGTCAATATATTTAATAACTTTGAGTAAATATCAATAGTAATCCTGTTCGAATTACTTGTAAAATAACGTTTTATCTTCACATTATAACCTGGCTGATTTTTTGTAAATTCAATTATATTATTAATATATGATTCTTGTGATCCTTTGCTGTAATATCCTATCATAAAAAATGTGTAATATGCTATATAACCTTTTAATAATTCTACAATTCCATTAATATTTTTTTTATTTGTAATAATCTTTTCTATTTCATCAATATTAATTAATTTAAAATATTTTGTTAACATTTCATTTATTTCTTTTTGAAATTTTATAAAATTTTTCTCATTTTTAATATTTATTTGCATAAATTTGTCTTTGAGTATAATAGTATATAATTTATCTAGTATACTATCAATTAATTCATCTATTTTATTAATATACATTGATTAATGTAATTATATTATATAACAAGAATATAATTTGATACATATATCATACTTAAAATTTACATAAAGACCAATTATATTCATAAATTAAGTAAAACCAATATATTATGAATAATGTTGTTGCTGACAGTCTCGAATTGACTAATATTATAAATGTACTATCTAAAAATGGAAATAGGGCAACTTTTGATGATCTCAAAAATTATATTTTGCAAAATCCAAAAATAGGAATTAAAGAAAATGATGAATTAGCAATAATTTATACCGATAGTAATACTATTGAACAAACAGATAAACAATCTAAAAAATATAGTAAATCAACTATTATTGAAAAAGAATCACTAAAGATAATAGGGTCACAATATAATCCTATCGTATACAATCATGATGCATTTAATGCTATCAGTAATATGCATTGGAATAATATAGTAATTTATAAATGTTATGAGGGAACTACTTTCTTAGTATATTATCATAATGATAAGTGGTATATTTCCACACGCAGATGCTTAAATTCTGAAGGAAAATTTGATTATTCAGGTCAAACATTTAGGGATATATTTATCGAAACTATGAAAGATAAGTTTTCATTTGATGATCTTAATATAAACTATTGTTATCATTTTGTATTAATTCACCATAAAATAAAAGGTATTGTAAAATATTCTTGTGATAATAATAATTATAAATATATTTACTGTATATTAGTTACAAAAAAATATACATTAAATGAAGTAAATGTATCTGTACCCGGAACTTTATATGTTAAAAAAGAACAATTCCCTAATATTAATTCACTTATGAAACATATCGGAAATATTAACAGGGAAGATTGTAAAAATAAAAGGGTATCTACTGAAGGATATATTCTTAAACATTATAAGGGAGAAATTCATAAAAGTCCATTTGTAATATATAAATTACAAACATATATATATCAAAAATTATCAAAGTTACTCCCAAATAACAATAATTTAAACCAATGCTATCTTGAATTATATCAAACAAATAAATTAAAGGATATATTACCATATTTCACAAATTATTCATTTGATATAATGCAAAGGATTAATAACTCATTTAAAACAATATCAAAAGAATTGCTTGATCTCTATCATCTAACACGAAATAACAAAAATCCTGATATGTATCAATTACTACCTGGAATATATAAACATGTTTTATATAAGATACATGGTATTTATATAAAAAATAGAACTGATGATTTTAAAGATGGGTCTGATTCTAATAAAAATAAAGCTAAATCAAAAGCTATTACAAAATATAATATATATGATATGTTAAAATCATTAGAACCACAAAAGTTAAGACATATCTTTTATCAAAGAATGGTATTGTGTAATACCATACCTAGACCAGTGTATATAAGTAAATGTTCATATACATCTACACATACAGTGCTAATGTTTGGGAATGTATTTACTTCCTAATTTATTTATTAATTTATTGAAATTTTCATAAATTTTAATAATGTCATCTATAGTATTTAATATAATCGGTATAGGGTTTAATTTTTTGCTTACTATTTTAAGTATAATATCATTTTGTAGAAGATCTGGACGATTTATTCCAGAAAATATAATATCATTGCTATTTTGCAAATTATGATTTAATATATTACCTATTGTAAAACTTTCTTCCTCTAATTTTAATATAATAGTATTCTTTTTCTCTATATCTGCACTACTATATTCTGTATTTAATAGTTGTTTTAATCTAATAAATTTTTCTATCAAAATAACTATACATCTGTCTATTATATCATATTCATCTAATTGACCTTGTGATTCTATAGTAAATACATACTTATTATCACTTTCATTATCATACTCATAATATGTATTACTTGCCGCAGCCCATATATCATTTCCCGGTGCTAGAGCTACTCCTAATGTCGCTTTAGCGTTAAATTTAAATGATTCTCTTGGTCTTAGTTTTGTTAATAGTAATGGATATTTTTTGTCAAATACTATTTTTTCAATATTATCTTCATAATATCTCATTTCATTTGTTGTCACATTCAAAATATCATTACTATCATTCGTAATATCCACATATATACGAATATCTTTTTCACCTTCTATTGGATCATTATTAATTTGCGCATAATGTACCTCATCAAAATTAACATTTGGATTATTTATATTAGGTATTGTCATCTGCGATATTCTTAATTTTATCATATCATTTGTCCAAATATCACCATTCTCCTCAATATCAATATTTAATGGTGAAAATGCATATGTAGGCACATATTCTAATGAACATCTTCTTATACTATTCAATAATGCAGGAGATGTATCTGATCCTTCAATTAACAATACTAATTTACTAGATTGAAATCCTATATGCTCCTTTTTTTCTAATTGTTTTATAGATAATTTGTTAGCCATTTATTATAAGTATATAATATGTATTTATATTCTATGTGATTATTTATCAATTTTTTATCAATTTTTATTAATTTTTAATTTCTCGGAATTGTTGTCATTATATTTTGTACAATAAATGATATAAATGGCTACGAGAAATGTATTATTTTATAGTAAACAATGCTCTCTATCTAGACAGATATTAAATATACTCAATCAAGAACAATTTATAAATTTTTTTGTATTATTCTGTGTTGATGGAAGATTACATGAAGTTCCAAAAGGTATCACACATGTACCAACTATGATCGTAAATGGTATTGATAAACCACTTGTTGCAAATGATATTATGGGATGGATCAATAATATGAAATTCCTTAAATATAATAATCCAAATAATAATCAACAACAAAAAAAAGACCGATTGCCCGGATATACAGAATCCGAAATGAATAGCATATCAGATAGCTTTGCATATACTGATAAAGATTCATTTCTCCCTCAAAAATATTCAGGTATAGGAACTGAACATATGGACCCTATTATCACTTTCCCAGAATTTGATAAGATAAAGAAAGATGAGTTTAAAAAGACAATAAATAACGAAAATAAATCTAGAAAAGATCAAGAAAATACCTTTTCTGAACATAATAAAAATTTACGAATTAATGCTCTTAGGAATTATAAATATAATTCATCATAATAGACCGTTTGAATCTAACTCATTAAAATAATCTTGAGCTATATCACACAAATATGTCATAAATTCTATAACAATATCTTTATTCTCCCTTTTTAAAGATTTCCATAAATCTTTAAAATAAAAAATTTTACCCATGTATGAATTATTTATGTTTTTATAACATTCATCTCCTAGAAAAAATGTATCATCACCAGCTTCTATCCTATTTCTATATTGTAATACATGCATCATAAATAAATTTATTAATGAATTTTTTGGAACTGTACTAATATTCGCAGCATCATTTTCATTTAAAACATTTGACAAATCAACTGTTTTACCATTACATATATTTGTATATATATTCTCTATATGAGATATATTATCAGCTATAATTGAAGTAGGACATACTACAGATATGTTTCTCACTAAATCCATCATTACACTATTAAATTCATCTACTAAATCTGATATAACTTGATTATTCATATTATATTATAATTGATATGTTTTTTTATATAAATAAAACCTACTAGAATCCTAGTCTTTCATTAAGATTAAACATCATTATTAGTCCTGTTATAACAACACCTGCTTTATATATAAGATTATTATTATCCATATCAAATCCTAAAATTTTAAAATTTTCCCATGCTCCCCCTAATTTTGTATTAAGTACTAACCAATGTGATATGTTTACATTTTCTGATGATTTTATAGATGACCTTAAAGCCAATTCTTCTAAATCCATATTATTCATCTCTGTATCATCTGTATCATATGTATCTCCCATAACTGTTAATGTATTTGATGATAAATATCTTGATGCCATTCTAGGTGAATTTATTAAAGCTATTATACCCGATACTGATAATACAACTCTACTATTAATATATATATATAATATCATTAGAAATAAAAAGCACCCCATCTCAATATAATGGAATACTCCTACAAATTTTGATTCAAAATTAATTAATATGAAGTATGATATCAAACCTCCTAAAACTATAACAGATGAAAATATATTATTCATACTAACAACTGCTTTCGTATGTTGAGCTTTTAATTCTGAATAATCTTTAACTATATCATCTATTCTTAAGTCTGGGTCTGAATTATCTATATATGTTTCTAATGTTTTTGTATACTTTTTAATACTGTAATTATGAAGCAAAAATACCATGCCAAATATTAAGAAATTTGAAAATAATATATTGTATGCATAGAAAATATATATGTTAAAACCTATCAATATAAATATCTTCCCAATTAACGGAGATTCATCATAAAATTCTGTAAATATATTTACATTTATATCAAATGCTATTAATAGTGATCCCATAACACATAATCCTATAGTTAAACATAAACCTAACACAAAACCTAGTATTATTACTTTGCTATATATTTTATACCTTTTTGTAATTCTTGTAAAATGTTCCGATCTGTAGTATAATAATCCAAATATATATTGCGAAAAAAATAATAATAATGATATGTTTGATGTAACATATCTAGCATCCTTCTCTACTATACTTTTATATATCACATATGGTATCGGCCATATCAATATACAACATATTAAGAGCATATATATACCATTTATAGGATATCTAAATAATGGTGATCTAATAATATTTTTTTTACTATTCTTAACTTCTTCTTCTACTCCTTCTTCTCCTATCCTAAGTGTCACTTTTTTTGTATCAGTATCTTTTTGAGTAGTATCAGATAGTCTAACAGGTGATATTATACCATAAAGCCCATATGCCTTCAAAAATACATTATAATATCGCATATATGTAATATATATTGTGTATTATCTCGTTAATATAATTATATCAATTTTTTTTATTTACTATTATAATATTGGCTATCTATGTAGAAGTATAACATATATTATAAATATCTTAAAAAAAAAGAACTGCGGTTATGCTATTAATATGGAAGTATAGTCTGATATTATAAATGGATAACTATCAAGAAAAATTCTTATCAACTCTAATAAAATTTATATCTGATATGAACAGATACTATCCTAATGATATCTGTAAAAAATATATAGATAGTGTTGATAATATCGATCTTGCTAAACTTATTAATGTATATATTGATCTTACTAATAATTATACTGATAATATCAAAAATAGAGATGAAAATATATTTTCCACTCCATTTTATATTTTACCAGAATTAAACTTATCACCTATTTGGCATAAATTAGAAAGTGGACAAAAAAGAAAGGTATGGGTATATATTAATATACTTCGTGCTCAAGCAGAATTAGCTGTAAATGATACAATTAATAATAATAATACATTCGACCCTTTTAAAGGTGTAGGACCCTCCAGTAATTCAGATTATGATGTTAATACAATGTTTTCTGGTCCTCTTGCTATGCCAGGAGAAGAGGAAGTAGAGAATATGGAACCAGGACTTATGTCTGCTGTCAAAACATTTGGAATTGATAAACAATTAGGTTTAGGTAATATTGGAAATGTCAATGGACTACTTGATGACCTTAAAAATATGAATCCAGATGATTTTAATAGTGCAATAGAACAAATACAAGAACAATTTGGTATTAAATTAGATGGAAGTAGAGCAGAAATATTCAATAAAATATTAAGTAATATGTCAACTGAATTAGGTAATTGTGATTTCACAACTGGAAATCCTCTCGAAAATTTAAGTAAAATCGCAAGTAATATAGCTCAAAATATTACTCCCGATTTACCTGATTTAACAGATAACCCTGATCTACCTGATAAATTACAAAATACAAATATGCCAGATTTATTATCTGGATTAACTGGACAAAATTCAGGATCAGCCGATAACCCACTTAATATGATCAATAATATTATGGGAAATTTACAACAAGGAGGAAATCCTAATGATATTATTAATAGTCTTATGGAAAGTATAGGCATGCAAGGAGAAGACCCTATGAATCTTATTAATAGTATGTTTGGAGGTAATAATAATAATAATAATAATAATAATAATAATAATAATAATAATTCGCGTAAATAATACTTTATTTTTAACTAATTATAAATATATTAGTTAAAAATGTCGAATAACATATTTAAAGTTATATCAGAAGCACATGTTGATAATATTCTCAAATTAAATTCAAGTAGTATCGTAATAATTATGTTTTCAACAGCTACCTGTCCTCCATGCAAAAGAATAAAACCAAAATTTATATCACTTGCGAAAGAAAATAGCGATTGCTTTTTCATATATATTGATATTAATGATTACAAAACAGATGATATGAAATATACTAAAAATGTTACATGTGTTCCTAAATTTAAATTCTATTATGATATGGCACATATAGCTGATGTTGAAGGAGAATCTATTGAAGATGTATGTAATACCTTAAAAATGTTACAAAATACAATAAAAGAAAAAAAAGAACAAGTTATAAATAATAATTATGATAAATACTTTCTGCAAAAAGCCGATTTACTAAAAAAATTAATGTTCCTTCATAAACAAGGTGCCCCTCTGACAAAAGGATATAATATGGATTCAGATTTTGATGAAATGTTATGGGAATATAATTTACATACAAATCCACAAAATATAATTATACCATCACCTACACAACCATCACCTACACAACCATCACCTACACAACCATTAGATAAACAACCATCCATAGCTTCAAATGGGGAAGATAGAGAAAAAAAACTTCAAGAGGTTCAAAAACTTTTAAATTTAAAAAATAATCTCTTATGTGAACAAGCTATGAGTATAAAACAAGCTGAAAATTATAGAAAATCAAGAGAAAATATTGAAAATTCAAGGAATAATTAAATTATACTATAGATAATATAAGATGGGTACGTGCGAAAATCCCCTATCATTATGCAAATCTGATAAAAATAAAGAGATATTCTGGATGGATGATATAAAACAATTATATATTAACAATAATTATTTGAATTTTTATCCTAAATATGAATCTACTCGTGCTGAACAATTAAATGCTATAACTAGATTTTGTATTTATTTTATTATTGTTGCTCTCATTTTTAACAAAAATATAAGGTGGCTATATTTACCTATTGTGGGAATTTTACTAACTGTTGTTATGTATAATATTAATATTTTTGATAATGATGGCAGAAGGAAGGAATTTGATAGAATTATGAATATAAGGGGTAATAAAAAAAGATTGGTAGAAGAGAAAGAAAAGAAAGAATTAAAACATGATGATGAAACAGATACAGAAGGTGAATTTACAGAAGGTGATGATTTTGGCTTAGAGGCTGGACATATAGATTCAAATGGAGATCTTCTAATAGGTAAATATACTGGATCAGATCATAAATATAATACACAATCCCTTTTAACAGTAGATGAGATTGATGAATATAATAAAAATACATGCAGAAAGCCTAACATACATAATCCTTATATGAATCCAAACATAACAGAGTATAACAATGGAGATCCACCGGCCGCATGTAACGTGGATGATGATGATATTAAAAATGATATGAGGATTAATTTCTCAAAAGATTTATTTAGGGATTTAGATGATCTTTTTGATAGGAAAAATTCTGAAAGACAATTTTATACTATACCAAATACCTCTGTACCAAATAATCAGATAGAATTCGCAAAATGGTTATATAAAGTCCCTGAAACATGCAAAGAAGACCAACTAGGTTGCCTTAGGTATGAAAATATTAAATTTAAAAGATAAAAAAAATGAAATCGAAACTGTTAAATGATATAAACTATATCAAAAATCATAAACAGTATGCTTTCTACTAATAATGACAATAAATATAATGTGATTCTTTTAGGCCAAGAAAAAGTAGGTAAGACTACATATATTAAAAAATTATTGCATGGAAATTTTGAAACAGATTATGTTCCAACTGTAGAATCAAATGTATTTGAAATAAAAGGAGATACAGGAACGTATAATATTTGGGATACATCGGGGAAATCTGAATATTATGATAATTTAGACATTGGATTTCATATATATGCTGATTTTGCAATTATTATGTTTGATTATACTAATAATAGTTCGCTTATTTTTGCAAAAAATATGTACAATAATATACAACAAATATACAATAATATACCTGTTGTATTATGTGGAAATAAATGTGAAGATAAAGGAAAATGTATTGATAACAGATATATATCAAAACTTGTCAGTGAATTGGATAATGTTATACATTTTTATCCTATATCAACTAAAACATCATACCAACTAAATAAACCTATCGATGCACTTGATAGATATTTACAAAAACATTGAAATCAAAAATATTTAACCATATGGCATTCCTTTTGCCCAAAACCACATTTTTTATAAAATTCTATGTTTTCAAAAGAACAATCTAAAATTACTTTATAACATTTATTGTCCTTACAATACTGAATTAAATGATTAATTATTGTTTTTCCTAAACCTTTTCCTCTATATTTTCTATCTACGACGATATCCTCAATATGTCCAACACTTGACATACTGTGTATAAATTTTTTCTCTATTAATACAGATCCAGCACCTATAATTTTCCCATTATCTCTTAAAACAAATATGTCACTGTTAATATTATCTAATTGATTACAAAACATATCATAGGTTATATCCTGTTTATTCACTTCTGTCAGTTGTTCTAACAACTTCAAATAATCATTATAATCATCATAAATTAATCTATTAATACATATATCTTGTTTGCTCATAATAAATACAAATTATATATTTATTATGATTATAGCTAAGTTATATATGATTATTTACTAATATTATTTGGTAAAATATATTACTCAAAAGTAATATTTCTCATAAGTTGGATCATTAAAATCTTCATCAAGAGTAAAATCAATAGTGTCAATGGCATAAAATCCTTCACTTGCTACTGGTTTTTCATATTTTTTTCTGTAAATACGATATGCAACAATAGGAACATATTTTTGTGTAATAGTTGATCTGTACATATTATTATGGTATGAATGGTCAAATGATGTACTAAATTCAATACATCTGCATAATATATTAAATTTCTTAGCAATATCAATATATTCTTTCCTTATTAATTTTGATGGATTTGTATTGTCCAAAACTATACTATTACCGAGTGTCAAATTATCATATATATTTTGTATAACCTTTTTCTTTGTTTTCAATTCATCTTGACTTATATATACATAATTATCATGTTGTAATATATAATTTTTAACATAGTATGATTTTCCAGATCCGGGATATCCTATCATAATAATTAATTCTTTCTTATCAGATGGAGTAAATGTATAAGTACCTCTTCTAATATTACTAAAATTAACAGGATATGATACAGATTTTTTATATTGCTCATCATATGATAAGCCATATATAAATTCATCCCTATGAACAAAATTAATTCCTAAATTTACAGCAAACTTTTTGTCTGAATCACTAAAATCTTTGCATACCTTTTTATTACATATCTTTCTTGCTGATAAACCACCAGCATCACCACAATAAAATGAATCAGTGGATGTATTTTTAATATACATATCCCATAATTTTGTAAATGGTTTTCTAAAATTATCACTACATAAACTGGCCAATACTAAAATAGGTCTGTCTATGGTTATAACAATGTCATGTATTTTATTTTTCCATTCTGGAATATTATCAGGATTTTTTGATAATATTTTCTGGTTTGTTACTATAACCAATTGGTGTGTTTCAGAAAAATTTTGCAATTTTTCTATAACACTATCATCATATAACATCCAATCATTCTGATTTATTGGAAACTTTTTCCCAGATTTTGGTTTTATAATAGTATGGTCTAAATCAAATCCTGCTATACTTTTGTTTAATTTTATATCATTTTCGTTGTATTTGCAAATTATATAATTATCTGATTGTGTCCAACTGATCATATATGTATGTATGTATGTATGTATGTATGTGTGTAATTTCTAGAATATAAATATTATATATGTATGTGTCTGAATATCAATTTTTTTTTGACATAACTGCTATTATATACTACTATATATTATGTGGAATACTACTAATGATCCATATTTTAACAAAGATGAATATGATAATAACATAGATAAACGTATTATGGAACGTGATAATATGTTCAATTATGATAGCAAAATGGATATGCATAATGATAAAATACACAATATTCCGGATTTTTCAGCGAATTATATTACAGGAGAAATTACAGGTGAAGCATATGATATATTATCAACAGATCAAGGGATGCCACTAAGATCAATTAATACAGGAATTACAAAAGAAAACATATCTCTTCTTGATAGCAGTCTAAAATACAATCCACATCTTGACTTTGATTTATATGATACGACACCAAAAATAGATGTTCAATATTATGATCCTGTTATAAATAATAAGGCTAATTTTTCTGTAATTAATGGTAATATGGAAATTTTTTCGCCTAAAAATATATCAGTAACGATTATAAATGATTTTTCTATATATATGCTACATAAAGTAGTATCATCTTTCAATAAATCAAATGTATTATCCCCTTTTGGAATATTATTATCAATTAATATGTTATATAGAGGATCAAAAAGTGATACTGAAAGAGAATTAAGAACAAGTCTTAATTTACCAGATAAGGATACTTCATTTTCATCTTTTAAGAATATATTAGAAAATATACAAACTACAGGATTAGTAACACTATCAACTAATATATTTGTATCAGATGATATATCAATAAATAAAGCATATGTGCATTATATTAGCCCTATAGGGAATATAAGAAGTATAAATATGTCATTTTCAGAAAAGAGTTCTATTAATATTAATAATATTATAAATTTATCAACTAATGGACTAATAAATAATGTTATTAATCAAGAAGTAGTCAAGAAAAGTAATCATATAATATTAACATCATGTCAACATATAAAAAGTAATTGGAAGATTCCATTTTTTCACAAGAAAACAAAAATATTGCCATTTTATTCCTTTAATAGTAAAAGAATGGAATATCTAATGCAATTATCAGATACAAATAATATGTATTATGAAGATGAACAATGCCAATTATTAGAAAAAAGTCTAGATGATAGTAATATTGTGATAGGTTTTTATCTTCCAAAAAAATATGATAATATTGATATTAATTATGAATATTTACATTATATAATAAAACGATTAGCAGATACATATATAAATTGTTTAGTAATACCTAAATTTAAATTATGTTCACGGTATGAAATTACTAGGTTATTACGTAACATGGGTATAGATAAATTATTTACATCAGCAGATTTAGATGATATTTTTATAACTGATAAAAATATATGTGTGGATAATATTATTCATAAAGTATGTATAAATATTAATGAAGGAAGAAGGTCATCCCAAAGAGATAGTAACAATAATGTAAATAAAAATCGTAACAATATTAATTTTATAGCTAATCATCCGTTCATATATTATGTAAGGCATATTTCAACTGATAGTTTGGTATCAATTGGAATATTTAGATAATACTTTCAAAATTGATAACATATAATTTATTATTGATACTAAATAACATGACAATATCTTTTATGTTATCATTGTAAACATTCTGTGTTGAATTTTTTAGGAAATGATAATTTTTATTAATTTTATTTTTTGTAAAGAAAGATTTATATTTTTGATTTTTGATTATAACTCTGCAATAATAATCTGGTTCTGAATCTGCTTCATGTATTGATATAGTAAATCCTATAGATTTGAACCAAGGTATAACTGATTTAACATGATCCACTGAAAAATCAATCATATTAGCCTTATCAAGACCTCCATAATATATATCAAATGCTTCCAATAACATAGTAGCAAGTACTTCAAATATATATTCATTATCTTCACCTGTATTTTCAGATGCAGATAGTAGTAGCAGATTGCTACACGGTTCTTCTGGTTCTTTTTGCAATAAATTATATATTATTTGTTCAGGAGTTAAATTAATTATATTATTATATTGTTGATTATCAAGTTCTGTCATATAAAATAATATATTTTTAAAAGTTTTATATGCTTGTATGTATTCAATTATTATCTATCTATCATATATATTATGTCGAATAAATGTAACCAATCATTTAGGGTTAATCATCTATCAAAACCAGAAATTGTCGATAAGCTAAAACATCAACGTATTGATGGCAGTATTATGCTAGAACCTAGATTACAAGCATATCTTAAAAGAAAATTATATCTAAAAAAAAATAAAATAAAACCTTGCATAACTCCAGAAGAACAATATCAGATATCACATTTAGATAAGAGTGTATTAAGGATATTCCTTCAAAATAGAGATAAGAAACCTTACAAACCAGAAAAACAATTATTTCCATCAGCGGAATTTAGAAACAATGATCCTCGTGTTCCGATAAACAAAAAAGCAGATATGAAGATACCTTTAAATAGAGGTATGTTTGCTCCAGATGATAATAATGATTATTATGAAGGCCCAATAGATAATAATATTAAAATGCCAGATATGAGAGATATAACTGGGTATAACATAAGTAATACAAAATATGATCCCAGATCAGATCCTAAAATGAATTATCCATGGGTAAGTGGTATTGCTAAATATGATAAAATGATGTCACAATATAGAATTGGAGAAGATAATATAGATTATACAAAATTTAATATTATAGATGATAAGAATTATAAAAAATTTGGTAGTTATTCTGCCTTACCAAATCCAACATTTTCAGAAAAATCAGATATGGATACAAATAATAAGATAGTTATTCCTAAAGTAAAAACAAATAATAAAAGAGGATTAAGTACATATGATTATAGGATGTGTAAATTTATAGGTGAAGACCAGATTATAAAAGATTCAGAATTTGAGACAGCATTAATAAGAGGAATGCCATCAAATACGACTAAATCATATGGATATAGGAATCCATATGAACATTATTTTCAATTCATTGATGATGATTTTCAGAATCCTGATAATTCAGTTATCCCTGGATTTCGTGGTGGAATAAGTACAAGAAATGATAACAAAGCTCTGGCAAAACAGAACTATACAAGAGAAATTATGTAAGAGATACTAGTTATATTTATTTATATTATAAAAAAAAAATATATGTCAATATAATATAACGATGAATATCGGTGCAAGTAATAGGACAATATATGATAATTGTCAATACCAAAAACGTTTATATGAATCAACATCACCATTACAATATAAATTAAATTTTGCTTGGGCTGAAAATTGTAATAAATGTTTATATGATAAATTTTGGCTTAAATATCAATTAGTTGATGTTGAATCTGAACTTAAAAATCTTAGTAGACCACTAAGCAATTGTGATCAATTTAAATACCAACCACATCCTAATGCTCCATGTGCACGTAATGGAATGTGTATATCTACATTCCATAAAAATATACCAGTAGTTCCTGCCCCAGATGTATGTCCTATAGTTTATAATAATATACCTAAACAAACATCTGTAGGATATAGTGTTCCAAATCCAAATATATGTAATTAGGTGTTAATTATAAAAAAATTGAATCTTATATACTAAGTTAATTATAATCTAGTATATAATCCAATATATAATCCAATATATAATCTAGAATATATATGATGAACTCATCTGCAAGTTTAAAAAGAATTCAATCTGAATTAAAAAATATTGAAACTGTTCCAATTGAAGGTATTAGCGCTGGTCCTGCTGATGATGATAATATTTATAAATGGAATGCAACTATTATCGGTCCTGTTGATACACCATTTGAAGGTGGTATATTTAAATTAAATATAGTTTTCCCAACTAAATATCCATTTTCTCCACCAGTAGTCAAATTTACAACTCGAGTATTTCATCCCAATATAGGAACTAATGGTGACATTTGTATTGATATCTTAAGTGATAAGGATTGGAGTCCAGCATTAACTATAAAGAAAGTATTATTATCATTAAGTTCATTCCTTGACAATCCAAATGCAAGTGACCCACTTAATTCAGATGCAGGAAGATTGTACAGAGATAATTATGAAGAGTATGTAAAAAGGGTGAAGGATATGACTATCAAATATGCAAATTGATTTATCTGACTTTTTGTATTATGGCTTTTATTTTATATTTGTATGATAGCTAATATAAGACAAAATATATTTCTAACTTATATATATAATAATGGCTTTTTTAAATCAAGGCGTCAATATTGGTCATAGTAGCAGATTAGATTATGATAGGTGTGCATATAACGATTACTTAAGTGAAAGTGTATCACCACTTCTATACAGACTTAATCCAGATCAAATTAATAGTTGTAATTCGTGTCTATCAGTATTTGGACCCAGATCATCATCTGGTGCAAATTCATATGGTGTAAGCACTACTGTTGGGCATGTTACTGCACCATCACAAGGATTAGTTGATGTTGAATCAATTTTATCTAATAGAAATGTAATCGCATCTAAATGTAAAGATGGAAAAGTTAATGATATTAATGTTACAAAATTTAAATTACAACATGCTAGAATATGTAATGACTTTTTAGATCCAGTATCAACACATTTAACAAATCCTGCCGCAAATTATCGTGGTATGTCTATTAATAGATTCTATAATTTACCTAAAAATGCACAGGCAAATATTTTTTATAATTTTGCTATTAATACAAAACTTGAAGCAAAAGATAATTATAGAGAACGTGTCCCTAGATTAGTAAGTTATGATCCATCAATGCCAAAAGATATTAAGGGAAAAAATAAAGTATGTAAATATAATTGTGCTGGATCTGGCCATTGTCCTAATGGTGATTGTTAATTCTTATTTTATATATGTATCGTCTTACTATAATAGTGTCACGACAATATAGTGATAGGTAGTATTATATAGTTACTATGTAGTTACTATATGATAAATAATATATATAATTATAGTATAGATTATGGACGTTTTTAGCGGAATGGCCACATTTGGCAATTATGTCAATAATAAGGAAGAAATTCCTGCTGATAAAACAAATACAAAAAAAATTAGAAGAGCAAAGATAAATGGAGATAACATATATAATTCAAATAATTTTGGAAAAGCCAAAAAACATGTTAAAAGTACAGCAAAAAAACGTAGACAATTAGCAAGACATCCAAAACAAACAGGTGTTATACCAAATATATACAATCAGATCGAATCATATAATAAAGAATATGGAAAAAAATTATCAAAAAAACCATTTATTGAAACTTTTTCAGATACAGCATCTGTTGAAAGTTTTAATAGTTGTACTAGTAGACATAGCTTAGGAGATGATCATACTAAATTTTTTAAAAAAAGTAATATTTTAAGAGATAATTCATATCATGAACATAAAATAGGAGGTATACATACTGATAATAATGAACCAGGATTTTATGCTCAATTTGAAAGTTTACAATTTGATAACCCATCAACACCTGTATCATCAAATAATGTTCCTGCAAAAAGTGGCAAATATGCTTCTATATCTAGAACAGAAATGGAAAGAGATCTTGCGTTAAAAGGAGAATATTCAAAATTTGATAAAAACTATTCCATGACATATGGTCTTATGCCTGATAACCAATTATCACATAATAATATGGTCCCATTCTTCAAATCAGGTATAGGGAAGGGATATGGACCTGATTCTATTATTCAACAAAAATGGGATGAAATGAAACAACGTAAAGTTGATAGATTTACTGGATCTGTAAAAAATATAGAATACAAACCAAAAACAGAAAGAAGACCTTTATTTAATCCACATGTTGGCCTTACACATATATATGGTATGCCTAATTTTACTGATTATATGGCTGGAAGATATATCCCCTCAAGAGAAAGAAGAAATGAACTAATACATCAACCTATCAGGACAACACCAGGATTAAATCTAGGATATAATGAAGTATCTAAACAAGGATATCATGACTCTTATAGAGTTTTACCAAAAACTGTCGATGAATTACGTACCGCAACTAATCCTAAAATATCATATGGTAAACCTATTATTGTTGGGAAAAAAAGTGATAAGCGTGGCATAATACCAAATGTTGCAAATAGAAAACCACCAAGTTACAAAGAACAAGATCCTAGAGATTTTGTAAAATCAACAACATATTATAGAGCACCATCAATATATGGTAATTATGAAGCACCAAGTACAAACAGACAAATGACCACTAGAGCATGGTATTCTGCCGCAAAATATAATCCTACATTACATAAACCAGATAATTTATATGAACAAGTTAAAACAAGTCATAAAGAAAATTTCAAATATCCTGCTCCACGTAATGTTGCCGGTTATGAACAATTTCAAAATACATCTAATACTAAACCAACATATTATGCACCTACAACTAAAAGACAATTAACACAACATACAACACAATATGGACCTCTTGGATCTACACAATACGATAAAGGAGGTTATCATGCCGAACAATCCGGAATTATCGCACCTACAACTTTAAGACAGACCACTCAAAACACAACTCAATATGGTCCTCTTGGATCTGCACAATATGATAAAGGAGGTTATCATGCCGAACAATCCGGAATTATCGTACCTACTACTTTAAAACAGACTACTCAAAACACAACTCAATACGGACCTCTTGGATCTGCACAATATAATAAAGGAGGTTATCATGCTGAACAAAGTGGTATTATCGCGCCTACTACTTTAAAACAGACTACTCAAAACACAACTCAATACGGACCTCTTGGATCTGCACAATATAATAAAGGAGGTTATCACGCCGAACAATCCGGAATTATCGTACCTACAACTATGAAGCAAATGACCCAAAATACAACTCAATACGGACCTCTTGGATCTACTCAATATAATAAAGGAGGTTATCATGCCGAACAATCCGGAATTATCGCACCTACAACTTTGAAACAGACTACTCAAAATACAACTCAATACGGACCTCTTGGATCTGCACAATATAATAAAGGAGGTTATCATGCCGAGCAAAGTGGTATTATCGTACCTACAACTATGAAACAAATGACCCAAAATACAACTCAATACGGACCTCTTGGATCTACTCAATATAATAAAGGAGGTTATCATGCCGAACAATCAGGAATTATAGTACCAACAAATTTGAAACAAATGACCCAAAATACAACTCAATACGGACCTCTTGGATCTGCACAATATAATAAAGGAGGTTATCATGCCGAACAATCAGGAATTATAGTACCAACAACTATGAAGCAAATGACCCAAAATACAACTCAATACGGACCTCTTGGATCTGCACAATATAATAAAGGAGGTTATCATGCTGAACAATCAGGAATTATAGTACCAACAACTATGAAACAAATGACCCAAAATACAACTCAATATGGACCTCTTGGATCTGCACAATATAATAAAGGAGGTTATCATGCCGAACAATCAGGAATTATAGTACCAACAACTATGAAACAAATGACCCAAAATACAACTCAATACGGACCGATATATCATCATGGAAAAGAAAAAGGAGGTTATCATGCCGAACAAGCCGGAACTATAATAAAACCAACACTAAGACAATTAACACAAAATAAGACACAATATGGTCCTGTTAATTTACAAGAAGGAAGTAAAACAAGAACAAGATCTGATGTTAAAAATTCATTAGTTAATGTAACAAAAGATCATATAACTGTTGTAAGAGATAGTGGAGCACCAACTACTTGTAATTATGAAAAAATACCGACATATGAACATACTCTAGTTGAAATGTGTGAACCTATTCAAATTGATAGAGAAGTGTATGCTAATATGGAAGGACAAAGACCATTACAATGTGTCCCAACAATGCATACAAGAGTAGCAAATACACTACCACAAGTAAGTTCATGGAGATTTGATACATGTGTTACAGAAAATTTGAAAACTAATCCATTTATTAATAATACACAACATAAAGCAACAGAATATTAATAACAAAATAAAAAAGAAAATTAATTTAATTTAGAATTATTTTATATAGACTGAATTATCAGTTTGTATAAAATAATTATTACATAGCCAATGATTTTATAAATTTATCAAAATTAATAAGAACAAGCTCAGAATAATTGTCATATAATATCCTACATATATATTCTTGTGCTTTTGGTATATGATTAATACATCTTGCCCCAGTTATTATTACTGATCCACTCTTAAAAACAAAAATTGATATCTTGTATTTTTTTTTATTTTTATCCGTATAATAGTATTTTATATTAACGCCTGCATGAAGTATAGGATCATATCTACATTCAACTCCTTGTTTTAAAAGTATATTATATAATTTTTCCCTATCTATATCATATCCTATTTTAAAGTTACTATTAATAAGACTCACGTTAAAATCATAAAATTTATCCATGTTTACATTATTTGATTTATTCATAAATTCTTTTTTGATTATTTTTCCACCTACTAAAACTGCCTTTTTCTTGTGTAATTCTTCAATAAGAATTTTCATTATATCAAGAAAATGATCGTATCCTTTGCAACCAGTTATTTGTATTGATCCATTCTTAAACAATTTTATCATAGTTTTTTTTGCTTTTATTTTTGATATTATCCCTACTGTTGTTTGATTATAAAAATTTTTATTTGATTTTGTTTTTTTATTTTTGCCAAGATCTTTTGTTATATTCCCATTTTTATCTATACTGTAAACTATATTATTATATTTCTTACTTCTTATCCTATCATAATTTAAATCTATATATTTCCCTATGTTTAATATGTTAAAGTCAGTTTTGAATTTTCCAGTAATAGTTATTGTTGATATTTTAAGTCCTTTGGGTAAATTTATAGTCATTATCGAGTCATATGTATCTGTTCCTTTAGCTTTGGATATTGCTTTATGGGAACTTGTTTTTATATGACTCATAATATATACTATATATTATTATATAACCCTAATATACTATCTTTATATCAAATTTTTTTATTTATACCTTTTATAGCATAACATATATGGACTCATATTCTAATAATAATAATATCTTTTTACAAAAAAGTTACCTAACGGAGGTATCAGCGATGGAAAATACTAATAACACAGAAGATTATAATTTAGATGTAAATAATGCACATGATATAAATGATATTAATATTGATGATATGTTATTTACTGATACTTCATATGGTATCAGTTTTAGCAAAAAATTAGCTGACATACATAATATTTTACTAAATTCAGAATATCTTCCTGAATTTTCTGAAAAAAATACAGAATCTGATTATAACTACGGTAATTATAATTATAATCATAATAAATATTTTAATAAACAATTTAATAAACAATACAATACATTTCTTAAAGGTGGATATTTACAAAATAATGTAAATAATATGTCGCCAACTAGCACATATAATAATATTTCCGATTATACAACTTCATATAATGCACCATATAATTATTATAGTGTATCTACTGATATACCATCATATAGATATTCTACATCTGAATGTCAATATACTCCGAAATCTGTTTCAAGCAATATTAATTATAAAGAAAAAAAGTAAGTTTATAAACTAATTTATATATTCTATAGGATATATAAATGGTAAGAACTGTGTGTTCATGGGATGTAGGTATTAAAAATTTAGCATATTGTATATTTCAATATGATAATGGCAATATTAATATAATAAAATGGGATATAATAAATTTTGCACAAAATAAATCAGTAAATTGCTGTGCAAAAAAGAGATCAGGTTCACTATGTACTAACAAAGCAAAATATGTAGGCACTAACTCAGAAAATATTGTTCTAAATTATTGTGGGACTCACAAAAAATTATATAAACCATTCAGTTATGATATTGAAACTTATTTCAAACCTGCAAACAAAAGTACTAAATGCAACTATATATTACCTAAAAAAAAGATTTGTTGTACATCAAATGCTAAATTTACAGATAATAATAAATATTATTGTACATCACATATGAAAATTACAAAAAAACATTTAATAAAAGATGCACAAATAAAGCCTATTAAAACAGAAAAATGTACATCTGCAGATATGCAAATACTCGCAAAGAATCTATACCGATCATTAAACAATACTCATGAACTTGGTAATATTGATGTTGTATATATAGAAAATCAACCGACACATACCAATCCAACTATGAAAACAATATCTTCCCTACTTTTTGGATATTTTGTACTAAAAAATATAGATACAGTTAGATTCATATCCCCATCAAATAAATTAAAAGTTGATAAAGAATTACAAGATGATCTGTTTAATCTTATTGACAAAGATCATAAGATATACAAGATTATTAAAAAAATTATAGAAAAAAATAATTCAGTATACAAAGAAGAGAGTAAGGAAGATATTCTAAAAAATATAATTTACCAACAAAAAAAATCAGATAAGATTTATAAGATTTCTAATAAAAATTATGATATTACAAAAGAATTAGGAATAATATATACCAAATTATTATTAAAAGATAATAAAAAACAGATTGATCATCTTATGTCTTATAAGAAAAAGGATGATCTGTGTGATGCCTTATTACAAGGATATTTTAAAGAAAAATCAGACAATAGTTCTTAATTATTTATGTATGGATCCAAAAAAATGATTATTTGTTTTATATAATGGTTTTGATCTCTTTAATACAAGGGCATCTTTTGATATATAATGCAATTTCTTTCTATTATTATCCCTTTCTTCAACTATAGGAACCAGAGGTTTCATTGGCGGTAAAATTAATCTATAACTCTTACTACTGTTCCGTGATATTTGTCTGTATTTTATTATATCCATTGGCCCACCATAATCCACTAAAAATTCTCTTCTTGGAGCTAAAGATATACACTTACCTTTCTTTTTTGGATACATCTTATTCAATAAACAAAATCTATCCTCCTTTTTATAATCATCTAAATCATATTCATTATATGCTGCAGCACATTCTGGCATACAAAAATTACCCAATACATAAAAAGTATCTCCAACCACTTTTTCTGGTAAATAATAAGGTTCTGTAGAAAATTTATATGTACACCACCAACATGATGTTTTTGTACTTTTTATATTTATTTTTTTATTATCTATAATATCATATATTTTTAATTTTATTTTGTGTATGTTATCGTCTTTTAATCCTATATTATATGTATCTTCATAGTATTTTATTTTTTCTTTTAATGTATTACATTCTTTTTCTAATTCTTTTATTTTCTCAATCGCATTTTTACTATATTTTTTTGAATCTAGTGATTCATTTGATGAATCACTATAAACCATATCTGTTATTGTAAATTGATCATCACATGTTGATGTATTTGTATTCTCTTGTGTAAATATATCATTATAATCATCCTTATTATCACATTTATTATAATCACTTATATTTAAAGGTAAACATAATACTATCTCATTGTTCTTATTTTCACATGTATTAAATACTGGAACTTTTTCTATAGGACTAGTTTTGCTTTTTATTGTACTATTCTTCTTTGGTCTACCTCTTTTTTTACTTTTCACATTATCTATAACACTTTTTTTCGGTGGCATATTATTATTTAATATGTTCATATAACTCTTTAAATATACTGTATATATATAGGTTATATGAATAACAAATTGCACAAATCAGACCTTAAATATGTACTTGAAAATATAAAAATTAATGGGATAGAATCTGTTTTATCAGATATAAATAATATTGCAAATGGTTATATCACTGATAATAATAAATCATTAGCAAATATATATGAATATTATGGAAATGACACATACAGCAAAATTAATAAATTATATAATGATTATATCAGCTTTAAAGGAGGAATAAGGAGATTAGATGCCAAATCACAACTTGGAACTATCGGTAGTTCTATCAAAAACAAAGCATCTTCTGCAGTACAATCTGGTGTAACCTCTGTCAGAAAAGAAGCTAAAAATATTATTGAAGATGATAATATCAGAAGAGGAATTATTAGTATTGGATCTGATTCTGCTAGATTGGGAACTGATATAGCAGCAAAAGTAGCTGTTCAAAAAGGATACAATCCAAACACAGTTGGAGATTTGCAAAAATTCACAAATCTTGGAATAGGTACTGGCGCAAGTATTATTGATAGACGATTATCCCCAAGTTATCAATATCCTGTTGTAATTGGATCACCACAACAACAACAACCTATTATTATCCAACAACCACAACAAGTCCAACAACCACAACAAGTCCAACAACCACAAGTAGTCCAACAACCAGTAGAAGTAGTCCAACAACCAGTAGAAGTAGTCCAACAACCACAACAAGTAGTCCAACAACCAGTAGAAGTAGTCCAACAACCACAACAAGTAGTAGTCCAACAACCACAACAAGTAGTCCAACAACCAGTAGTAGATCAACAACTAGTAGTCCAACAACCAGTAGAAGTAGTCCAACAACCACAACAAGTTGATACTATACAGTCAGATGATATAGTTCAAGCACAATATGTTACAGATGATACACCTATACAAGACAACTGTAATAATATATCTGAAATATGTAATGTTTGTGCTACAAAGGGATCTATTCATACTGATAGTTGTAAAATATGTTCTGATGAAGCTGTAAAATGTAGTAATGTTGCCAAGGAAAAACATGACAGTATTAGTTTTATTAATAGTTTAACAGGTGGAGGAAAAGATAGATTTTCATATAGTCATATTGAAAAAATGATAACAGATGAGTTATATCCATATATTAAAGGAGGTGCTATACCAGATAATGCAGTTATTGTTGATGAAGTAGATAAATCAGGAATTCCAACAAAAATATATGATAATGAAATTGATACAGTTGTAGTGGATAATAATATCCGCCAATTAGCTAATTATGTTGATCAAAATAATGATCAAGATACTATGACAAATGATATTTTCGATACTAACACTATTACTACTGATCAACAAGTTAAAAATGTTACGGCTGTTTTACAGGCAAATGCGAATACAAATGTGAATACAAGTACAGATTTAGACTGGAGTGCCTATCCAAATAGTGTTTGGGATTCTAACCCAAATATGGTGCAATACAGCCCAAATAATATATCAACTGATCAACAAGTTCAAAATGTTAAAAATATTATACCACAACAATCCCCTGTCATTACAGATACTATTACTATATCTGATGAGCAAGATATATCTGCAAATGAATTATCTAAAACCCAATTAGTATTAACCCCAACTTCATCATTATCAGACAAATGTGAAAAATGTGAAAATAATGGCAATAATGATAGTGCCAGTAGTGATAATATATTAATAGAAGCAGATATTGATAAATCAAGAATATCTGTTTCAAATAAAGATTCTGAAATGTATAAGGAAGAATATCTTACTACATTAACTCCTGAATTTTATAGCGATATGAGTAATTTTACCGATTCCCAACCATTTAGTCCTTTTAATGGAGTCAGTTCACCTGCACAAAATGTTTAAAAATCTGTACTTACTTTAATCCGTCTTTTTCTTTTTTTGCCACTTCTACCACTTTTAGTACTTTTGTTATCAAATATGTCAATTATATCAACATTTTGTGTTGAATTATCACTTAAACTATATGTATCCTTACTTACTTTACTTTCTATTAATTTATCTAATTCTGGATTTAAATTAATATTTACTCTATTAAATTCTCTTTGTTGCATATTTTTTTGCTGTTGCATAATATTTTGCTGTCTGATAGCATCAGACATATTTATATTATTTGCTTGACGAGTTTCTCTATTAAATGTTGGCCTTTTCATTGTTGGTTGTTGTCCACTATACATTGATTTTGTATCTGATCTAAGTTGTAATTCTCTCTCATAATCATCAATTTCTCTTTTTTTCCTTTCTATCTCCTGTTGTAAAAATATAGACCTTTCTGATCTATGTGACATATTATCAAATTCATTTTGTCTTTTTCTTAACATTTCTAAATCTTGAGCATCTCTTGTAGCATTTATATGTTCCTCATTCAATCTATTATTAAATGAACTATTCTGCCTTACTTTATCAAGGGCTGAAGGATCAAAATTATTTAAATTACCCATCTGATTTAATATCATTCCAGGCCCAACTTGGGAAAAATGATGCTTAAACATACTTCCACCTATCATAAATATTAATAATAATTCTGGAGCTAATCTACTTTTTCCACTCATATATTTTTCATGTAGTTCACTAAATACATCATAAAAATCATCTTGATCTTTATGCATTTGATTTGCCCATCCATCTAATTTAAAATCAAACGGATTGTAAAACTTGTTACCAAGTTCTAATCCATAACATAAATTTATCATACAATTATTTAACCAACGTATACCATTATGTTTGTCCCGTATACTCCTATGAAGTTCATATTCATATTCCATCGCCTTTAAATCAGAATTCATATTGTATCTTTGTGATAATTGCACACCATGTTGTCCTAATTCTCCTAACTTACGTAACATGTTTAATTTTTTTAATTTAATATCCTCTTCAGATTCCTTATCAGAGTCTGAATTATTATCATATGTTTTTGTGTAATCATTATCAGTATCATTATAATTATTATCATTATTATTATTATCATGATAACTAGTATTACCTACATTATAACTATTTATATTGGGAATAACACCATCTACAGTATCTACATAATTATCTTTATTATCAATATTATTAGTATTATTTCCAAAATTAGGATATAATACTTTATTATCAATATCTATTAATTTTTCAGGATTTGCAAACATCTCACAGTGAATATTGGTATCTGTAACGTTTAAATTTTTTCTGTCTAATTCAATAGTATCTAATTTTACTTCAATATCATCAATTTTACACAAATCATTAATATTTATGTTATTACCTACTAAATTTGACTGTTTTTTTCCACTATCCTCCATTTAATAACTGATGGGTAGAAAGTATTTTTTATATTATTCACGCAAGATTCATAAAGGGTTTTGGATAATTTGACGCTAGATCAACTATCGAATCGAAATATTTATAATCACTCGCATCTCGAAAAATTTTACATCTACCTCCCTTTGCATCATAATTATATATTATCTGAAATAACATCACAAATATTGACACGATAACTATCCAAAATAACCAATAAAACACATATCGTGTCTTTCTGTTCTCTCTATAATCCGATCTATTAAAATATCTCTCCATAATATCTTAATAGACATATTTTTATCTGTTCATTACATTACCAACATATGCAAATGTTTCTTCTGTTTCTTTATCATCTATATATTGCATAGTTAACACAAATAATAATGCAACAATTACTGCAACATGCGGAGATCTATCGAAATTATGTATCATTAATAATGATAAAAATAATACTCTGAATATATTATTATTAAATAAATTTCTAATAAAATCAGGCAATTTAACACGTGATAAGGCTATCCCATATAATGCTACAAATAATGCCAAGAATGTAGCAACATAATCATTATCCAATATACTTAAATCAATTTGCATATTTATATAATTATATAATACATAAAAATTTTTAAGTACGATAATTTACTATATGCTAAATATATAGATAATTATATGATGTTCAGCTCTATCAGCGAAGCTTTCGATAATCCCATAAAAGAACAAATGAATAATTATAATCTTGGCAATGATAATTATCAATCCTTTATTAATACACAAGGAGATATAACAAATAAACATGATGTGTACCAAGGTACATCACTTAAATCATTAGAAAATATACAAAAAGAGGCCATGGATGAATTCGAAAATGATACTTTATATACTGACTCTTTTGATATGTCTGATACTATACAAAAACCACAACACTCACATCAATATTATATCACCAATTTCTTAAAAACCCTAAATGTTAATGATGATGCAAGTGATATGGAATCTCTATTCAGCTCTACTGATAGAGATTCAGAAATTATGAAACATATAAGATCATGTAATTATTGCAGAAATAGTATTACTAACAAAATAAATAATGATGCTAACACATATTATACAGAAAAACCTCCAGCAAAGAAAAAAAATAATTTTAGCATACTTAACAAAAAATTAGGATATGAATTTAGAGAAATTGTTATAATTATACTTGTAGGTATACTTGTTATTTTTATCTTAGATATGTTCTTCAGATTTAGCCAAAAAGTTTCAAATATTAGACCATGATATGTATATTCTCTCCCCAGATAATATTATAGTTTCCATATTTAATCTTATTAATCGCTTATTTATATATTTAATACAGTCAATATTATCGTACTCTTTCCCAAATATAACTAATGGTATATCATATATCATATCTGTTTTATTCTTTTTATTTAACTCTATTATATCCTTTAAACAATCCTCATAAACCTTCATATATACCTGCTCAATTTTCCTTTTATTCTCTTCCCGAACATTCCTTAAATTTTGAATATTATATGATATGTCATCCTCTTTTTTAATTTCTTTTGGATTATACAAAGAATACACATCCAATGGTCTGTTTTTAAATTTTATGTTTGGAAATAAATTGTCTATACTTATCTTATCCATATATAATAATTAAGTTTATAATATGCTAATAATTTATACAATATTTTTATTATGAGTATCAGCGATAACAATATATCAGATACGATTGCCGATGAATTATCTTCTATATGTGATGTATCTGTAAATATAAAAGATGATTTTGATTTACCTATTTATGTTGACAAAGTTGCACAAAAAATAGATATTACAAACAAAAATATTATGGTTTTGAGTGGAGGAGGAATAAAAGGAATAGCATATGTGGGTGTTATAAAGGCTATTGAAGAACTTAATGTTTTGCAAAATTTTAAAATTATTGCTGGAACTAGTGTTGGAGCTTTATTTGCTGCATTAATATCTCTCGGATATTCCGGTGATGAATTGGAAGAGTTTATGCTAAAATTTAATCTTAATAAACTTAAAATGGTCAATATATCCAATTTATTTGAAAATTATGGATTAGATGATGGAAATCGGCTCGTATATATGTTAAATAGACTTATATGCGCAAAGGGATATAGTAAAGATATCACTTTAGGTGAATTATATGAAAATACAGGAATAACATTGTATATTACTACTGTATGTGTTAATACAAGAGATGTTATATATATCAATCATAATGATTATCCACAGATAACTCTTACTGATGCTGTCAGAAGAAGTGTATCCATTCCAGGATATTATGTTCCTGTTATGTATGATGATAATATATATATTGATGGGGGATGTATAGACAATTTTCCTATCCAATTATTTAAAGATAAATTAGATAAAGTTTTAGGATTAAATATATCTGAAACATTTGATAAATGTGATAGTATTAATAATTTAGAATCATATTTTAGACTTATATATCAATGTTTTATGAAGGGGGTTACTATTAATTCTAAAAAAGGTTATGAGAAATATACTACTGATATTAATTTAGAATCTATAAATATCCTAAATTATGGTATTGATGTTGATACTAAAAAAGAATTAATTAATGCAGGATATAAAGCTATTATGGATAAATTTATGTGTGTGGATTCCTCCTAATTTCTAACATCTTCTGATATTTTTTATTGATATCTTCATCTTCATACTCAAGGGCTTTTGAACTATTAATTCCTATTTTACTAAATATTCCATACCCACCACATGATGGGTCTGTATTATACTCTCCCCTTTCTATATTATGATATTTTCCTATCTGATCTTCATGTTCTGCCATTTTTTCTTTTAATGTTTTTTTATAATCTTCTGATACCTCGTTGTGCCCATATACATATGATGCACCTCTTAATTTATTCACATCATCCTTTTTTAATCTTTTTCCTTTACTATTTTCAAAATTAATAGTGCCAAAATCCCTTGTATTACCTATATCATCAGTATATATGTCTTCATAGTTATCAATGTTACCGTATGTAACATTACTATCATAATCCCATGCATTTGGTACACCTACATATGGAGTCAATTCCAAATGTGTTTTGTTTTCTAATTCAAATGCTTCATTGAATTTTTGTAAAAATTGCGGATCATTATCATCAAATATTTTTTCATGTGATGACTCAATATCCTCCTGTTCTCTTTTAATAGCTATGTCTTTTATTCTTCTTTTAGTTTCTTTCTTATTTATAGCATCATTATAATATGGGTCTCTTGAGTATCCATGCTTTAAATCTAAATAATCAAATTGTTTATCATATATGGATTTAAATTGTTCTTTTTCTTCTTTACTTATATTTGTATAATCTTTTTGTGATTCCATAAAATTTAATGCCCTACTTTTTAAATCATTAAAATCTGATTCAGCTTGCATTGATACTTTAAAAATATTATCATATTCTTTTCTTGTTGATGGATTGTGTAAGATATTGTATGCATGTTGCACTAATTCAAACATCTCCTCATCACCAGTCGGTCTATCTGGATGATATAACATTACCAATTTTCGATATGCCCTTTTAATATCATTCTTTGTGCAATTATGTTCTAAATTTAGTACTGTGTATAGATCTACTGTACTCATTATGTAATAACCTATATGTAGATTTTTATATAATAATATTAGACGTATAAAATATGTTGTTTGTGTATATATATGGAGACTAGATATATTGCTTGTATGTTGTTACATGCTGTTGGAGATAGTATAGGATATAAAAATGGCGATTGGGAATTTTCTAAAAATTTGGATAAAGTTTATGAGTTTATTGATTTGGGAGGAATTAATCATTTATCATTATTGGGATGGTCAGTATCTGATGATACTATATTACATATGGAAGTAGCTAATGCTATGCTCGATAATTATGATAATATAGATATGCTATGCCAATCACTTGCCAAAAGATTTATATCATCTCTTGACAATTTTGAAAAAGAAGGATTGAAAAAAAGAAATCCGGGGAAAATAACTATTAAAAATTTTAAAAGACTACGAAATGGTTCCCCTTGGAATAAAATGCCATATAATAGAAAATATGGTGGCTCAGGTGCCGCGATGAGAAATTTGTGTATTGGACTTGTATTTAATAAATTAAAAGATAGGGATAAATTAATACAGACAGCTATAGAAACATCTAGGATTAGTCATAATTCTGCTGTTGGTATTATGGGAGGTATTACATCTGCATTGTTTACATCTTTAGCTATACAGGATATAGGTATTGAAAGATGGCCATTCATACTTATTGATATTATTAACAATAAAATTATTGATAATTACATTAAAGATAGTGGGCGAGATTATGAGGAATATAGTAAAGATTCTCATGACTTTATTAAAAAATGGCAAAGATATTTACTTAATAAATTTGATAAAGATGGGAATATTATTAAAACTAGAGCATCATTAAACCTTTATTTTAGAAGTGATTATTATTATGATAATTTTGGATTTAAGGATGGGGAGTATTTTCCTGGCTCCGGTGGTGATGATTCTGTTATTATAGCATATGATGCCCTTATTGATTCCGGAAAATCTTGGGAAAAATTAGTCTTTTATTCTATGTTGCATAAAGGTGATACTGATACAACTGGATGTATCGCTGCCGGATGGTATGGCGCTATGAAAGGGTTTAAAGATGTCCCTAAACAGATATTAGATCATGTAGAATTTAAAGAGGAACTCGTTAATATAGGAAAAAAGTTGTACAAATTTTATTGAATAATTATTTACAAATTTTATTGAATAATTATTTATAAATAATTATTTATAAAATTCCATTGAATAATCAGACAAGAATATGTGTGGCCATAGGGATTATATGTGATTATTAACAAATTTTACTAGATTATCGGATGTGCGTTCGTCTGCACTGTTAACTTGGAATGGTATTTCAGAACCATCATTTAAGTATAATATGACCATAGGGTAACCATCTACGCCTTTTTGTTTGCATGTTACCTCATCACCTCCTTCACACCTGATGGATGTTACTTTAACATTTTTTATATTTTTCCCAGCATATGCAACAAATTTTTCCCATTCAGGAAGGAACATTTTAGAATATCCGCACCACATAGCATAATATAGGACTATTTCGTGTGGAATGTCTTTTGTGTCTGACTTTGCATTATCAAATGTATCAATTTCTGTGCCTGTGTTAGAAGTTGATGTATTATGATTAAATAATATATATAGGAATACAAGAAATATAATCAATATAGTAATAATTATAATAGGTGTAAGATTAATATTGCCTAATCGTATGTTGAACATTTTATAATGTTATTTTAGAAAAAATATATAGGATTTTTAGGATGTAATATTTATATTTAATATTGTGTTATTTTTTTTCTATTAAATAATATATATAGAAAATGTCTTCATCTTTTGTTAAAGGAAAAACAGACCATTTAGGTGATTTTTTTGGTGACAATGACGAACGTCGTAGTCAAGGTTTAATTTTGTTTAAAATTGCAACTTATCCACCAAAAGATGCTACAATTATTACAGATCTTCAAAACAATAAATTTCAATTAGAAAATATTGCAAAAAATATAGGTGTATATCACAGAAAAAATAAAAATAGTGCATCATTTAAAATTTCAATGAAAAGTTTAAAAACAAAATATCCAACAGATATAATTTCAAACTATATAAAAGAAGATGGAACAGTTGATAATAGCAGTTTTATGGCTATCTTAAATGCAATTGGTAATAATATTTATTTTGGAGATAAATATTATAATGCATATACCACTAATAATATCCAATATCAAAATGTAACACTTGATTTTAATTTAAGTAAAATGTACCATAAAATTACTCAAAATCAAGCAGGTTTATTAGATGATATGACATTAAGAGATGTTGCTAATGCTGATGTTGCTGATGATCCTTTTGCTCAACCAAACATTGATAATTTATATGATGGTGCTAATCAATTTGTTGTACAAAATGGAAAATATGGAAAAACTGTTGGCCAAAATAATGATTTTCAAGAATGGGATTACAAACGCATGGGCACTTATTCTCCTATCGGGGAAAAAGAATGTTTCGGTACAAATCTTAAATTTGGTACTGGATCAGAATGTAGAGATGCTATTGAACAATGTTTAATTAATGGAGATGTATCACAATGTTTTGAAAAAATTAAAAATGCTAACGCAGTCGGTAAAATAGAAAAACTTCATCCTGTAAATGCTATGCAATTTTTAGAATTATTTGGATTTCAAGTAGGTAACCAAAACGGTAAAGTTATGAATGTAACAACTTGGTTAAACAAATTTGCAAAAAATAAATTAACAGCTAATCAAATTAAGCACTTAAGAGATAATAATATCCTTGACTTTTTCAAGCATTTAGTAGCTTATGTTAATTATCATAATATTGGCAATACCATACAAAATGTAGGCAAAAATTATGCACCAGCTGGTGCAAATAACGTAGGTTCAGATGATTTAGACAAATTAAAACTTAAAAAATATGTTAAACCAGATACCAATAATTCAGCATATGATGCAACAATCTTATCAAGAAATATGCCATTTAATGCATTATATACATCTAATCAATTCGGATCTTATAAAAATTTTGGAACTGTATTTGGAATGGTTGGTGGTGGAGAAAATAACTTTCGTGATGGAAGTATTATGCCATTTACAAATGGATCAATCGGAAGTATTACACAAGAAGGTGGTAATAGATATGTCATCAGAGCTCCAGCTCAAGGATTAAACAGATTTAATGGTGCTAAATTAGTTGAAAATATTATTAATGGTCAAATAGCATCACTTAGAGCAAAAAATAAATCTCTTGATAATGATAGTAAAAGAAAAATCACTGATTGGATCAGTAAATTAAAAACATATGAAGAAAAATTATTGAAATATATCCAAATTTTACAAAAAGCAAATCAAGTATATCTTAACGATAACAACAGAGAATCTGTAAATATTGATAAACTTGAAAATATCGTAGCAAATTATAAACATTTACAACAAAAACATCTTAATATATATCAAGTTATTACTGATATCTATGCTCAAATTGCTAAATTAAATGCATCAGATAATAACAACAATAACCAATATTCTGATCCAATGTTCAGACCTATTGAAATCTAATTTTAACAAAAAAAACAATATTTTATTAATATCTATTAAATAGATGTGGTTATGACCAACCTATTTAATTTATCCTATCATTACTAAATACAAGCCCACTTACACCATTAACTATCCTTAATATGTTATATACACTACAATATATCCTCAATTTTGCAGTATTATTAAAATTAATATCTGTATTAACTATAATCCTTAATTTTACATTATCTATCTTACTTAAATTAGCAGCACATGATGGCTGATGCTTTTCAGGATGTAAGGAAAAAGAGTATATGTTAACCCCTTCAGGTGGATTATGTGAATGATGTTGATATGGTTGTATATGGTTAAAATAATCAGAATCCCTAAGACTGAGTCTTTCTTGGCCATTAAATAATATAGTCTCCTGTTCAATAATATTTTTTCCCAATAATTTATTATCCTTATCCCTTACCAAAGAGTCTGTATAATTAAATATATCATTTACTCTTGCATTTTGTGCCAATGATAACTGTGTAACCCAGTATAACTCTTTACATGGTTGAGTAAATCCCATTTTAAATGACTGATTAATCCCATCTACCGTCTTTTCTCCATTATACAATATTTGCTCTATTAGATATTCATGACTAGATTGATAAAATTTAACTCTTTCATCATTATCTAAATATATATATTCTACCAACAAGAATGCATCTCGTATGATAAGATTACTAGTCCTTAAACTTCTGTTTCTATGACTCCTCTCAACTGAGTTTATCCTTGGCATCGCAGAAAATCCAGTTGAAAGTCCTCTTATTAAATATTTTGAATTAACTATATTATTATTTTCATCCCTTAATATATTACCAGAATTAGGATCTCTTGGATATAATATATCATCCTGCTGATCTTCTGTCTGAATATTATCAGGATTAGTTTCTGTTAATGATAAAAATCCCTTATCCGATAATCTCCATAAATATAACCTCCTATCAACTATGTCAAAATAAATAAATCTACCTAATGATACTTCCCCATCAACATTTTGCTCTATAAACTCAAAAGGTTCAAAGTTAACAAAATCATTATCTACATTTATATAATGTGTTGGTGTTATGATATGGCAGTTATTAAGGTCATTTAATTCAACATTTATTTTTATATGATTATAATCAAGACTTATTACTGGCAAAGCTAATCCCGGAAACCTATTAAACCAAAATCTTAATGGAATAAATAATTTATATGACTTTTTCCCATTTGTAAATTCTGTTAATTCCTTTACATCACCTAATATAGTATCCAAATTTTTGCTACATGGGATAGTTAAATCATGCCATATATTCATCCAATCACCATATTGCCTATCTATTAATTCTGATCCTATCTCTATCTCTACATTCTTTATTAATGCATATCCTATCCTCCTCACCCATGCAAATTTTGTTATCTGGTCTATCTCATTATTTTCATTTTTAAATTTTGGTATTTTGGGCAATACAGCAACCATATATATTTTTGAAATTAAATCACCACTCCTCGATAATACACAACTAACCCTTTTGCCAAAATCTGGCTTGTCAATAAATGGTTGTGGTATTACCTCTGTTGAAAAATTAGTGTGTCTCCTGTAAACCAATTTAAAAAATGTTATCTGTGGATTCTTTGTCAAAAATATGTCAGATATACCATATGCAACTATCTGGATTAACCCTCCACTCATATATTATACTATAATGATATAATTATAATATAAAATAAACATAAATAAAGAAAAGAAATACATGCCAATCAGCACATATATGAAATTATAAAAGTTAAGTAGAAAAGTAAATAGAAAATAGAAAATAGAAAAGTAAATAGAAAATAGATAATTATGAAATAGAACAGAAATTTAACAATTATTTTTTGCATTGAAATCACAATAGTTTCTTTCCCAATATGACAAAGAAACTGCATTATCATCAAATTTACCTGCATTATTAAGTGAAGTTGTTGGATCTACATAATTTCCGTTTATAAGATTATGTTCTAAAACATTATTAATTTTGGTAGTAAGTTGATTTTCGTTAATACATGGTGGGGCTTGCCCTTTGTTGTAATTAATTCTTTCCAAGATTGAATCATTATCCAACCAATCGTCATCACTATTACTATCATCGTTACTATAAATTTTATATCTTCGATCCATAACTACTTTTATAAGAAAATTATCAACATCATCATCATCATTACTATCACCATCATCATTACCGTCATCAACATCATCATCATTATCAACATCATCATCAACATCATCAATATCAACATCATCATCATCATTATCAACATCATCATCAACATCATCAACATCATCATCATTATCAACAATAACACCTTTTACAAAATCAACAACAGGATTTACATACTCTGGAACTACTGTGAATGTCAAGTTATTATTATAGACATCAGGTGATCTAGAAACCTTTTCTAACATTTCTTGGTACAACTTTTGTAGATCAATATCTTCATTGATAAATTTTGAAATTTCGTCGACATCTTTATCAAGATTTTTTGCTTCTTCTATGTCTTCTTTAACTTTTTTTATAGTTATTCCTTTTTTTTCTTTATCAGATAAAGGGGATATTGAAAGTTTAAGGTCGGGGTTTATTTTTTCTGGAACTTGTAGCATATGTTGTGCCTTTTTAAATTGTTTGAGAAGTTCTGTTTTAGTGATTATATTACCATTTTCATCAATCTCAAATGGTTCTATATATTTTCCATTATCATTACTGGTGTTAATTTTTTCTTCATTGGTATTATTACCTGTAATATAATTGCAAATTGCTGTAAACATCTTATTTACTTTTACAAGATTTTTTTATAATACATACCAAAAATAAAGGGCCTATTTAAGTCTCATATTTTCAATTTTTTTTAATATTGATATGCCACTCCAGCCATACCACTAATTACCCTTAATACTGAATATGATAGGCAATATATAGGTAATCGTATACTTTTGCCATTTTTAAGCTCTTGGATAGCATCATCACTAAATACAATATCAAATGTAATATAGTCCAATTTACTTAAATTGGCCGCTCCAGATGGCTGTGTATAGTTTTCAGGGACTAATGAGAAGCAATAATTATAGATACCTATTCCAGGGTTAGAACTATGCCTTTCATAAGGTACTATATCATTATAATATCTGGCATCCTTATACTGCTCTCTGGTCCTGTCATTAAACCTTATCCGTAAGCTTTTTATCAAATCACCATCACCAGTAGCAAAATTAGACCCGTAATTATGATACTTTCTCTCTTGATTCTCCATAGAACCATTTATAAAGTCTCTAAGCTGAGCCATCCAGAATATCTCTATAGTAGGAGATTTGAAATATATCCTAGTACTATATATCATATCATCATCCAGACTATCATATTTTACCTCTATATCACCATTATACTGTAACTTATCCATTAAATATTCATTGGTTGTTGTAACTATAGATTCCCTTTCATCATTCTCAATATATATGTATTCACATAACATATGAGACTGTAACTTTGTCATTTTAACAAACCGAGTAAAAGGATCATAGTAGCAAACATCATTAAATTTCCTTAATTTTACTTTTAATTTAACTTCAGTATGTTGTAAGGCAACAAGTGGCAATGATGCAGCGATTTTCCTGCAAAATGTAAATTGTAGTGGTATCATAAGTTTGCACCTTCTCTTCCTTTCTGTGTTAAAATCATACAATTCAGGAACATTACCTATTAACATATCATGCCCCCTTTCTTTTTCCTTGACTTGAACAAGTTGATGATACACATGCAACATTTCACCATACCATACATCTATTAACTGATCCCCCACATATAATTTTATAAAGTCAATAAGATAATACCCTATCTCTCTAATCCATGCAAAATTAGCATTTTGCCCTCCTTGTAAACTATTCTCAAGGACTATAATAAGTGCCTCTAATTCTTCTATCTGTGTCTCCCTATCTGACTTTTGTGTATTTAGATAATTAATCATATTTTGATTAGTTTCAGAAACAGAATCACCAATAAGTGAAGGAAAATCCTTAAAAAATGATGAATTAATAACAACATCAATCATATAAGAATAAACATCATCTTCATCAGCAAAACCATTATATTTAGTATCTATAGTAGTCAATATATTATATAATGATTCTGCTGTTATAAATCCAAATAATTCGTCATATTTAGCAATCTCCTCATCTGTTACAAATTTTTTATCAGGAAGCCATAAACTATTCCATAATCTAAATTTATTAGGATCAGCACTTAATGTGAAAGGATTAGGAGATACACTTATAAACTGCAAAAATATCTGCTTAACAGACAATATTACATCCATAGCATTATCATGTGGGTCTGTAGGATCATAATTAGGTGAATTTGGATCTTCAAATCCATTAGTTATCAATATAACAGGATCTATAGATGTATCATGGTTAATATGAAAATAAATATCATTTTGCAACTCTATCCTATCCCTTATAAAATGTAATTCTCTTAAAAATTGTGCAAAATAAAATTCAGGTTTAGGTACTACCAGATTTTTCATAGTCAATAAACCAAAATTAAGGTCATAATGGTCCAATTGTTGTAAAAATACTGTCAACTTATTTGCCAAATAATTATTAATATTAGGTATATTTGCTTGAAAATTATTCAATGTTGATTCAAAATAATACTCTATCTGAGTTGGATTATCCAAATCAACATTAAAATATGTTTCTGTAATATCTTCAAGATACATTAATAATTCGGCTCCTAATTCATCTTCATATATAGTCCTATTCAACAAATTATTATCATATAATGTATTATAATTTTCAACAACATTGCCCATAATTAAGTTCCATAAAGATGATGCTGCATCAGAAAAAAATAATGATTTTGTATTTATTCTAATATCACTTCTCATATTATAATCAAAGTTAGAATATGTTGTAAAAGTTGGAAGTTCATCTTCTGGCATATTAAAATAACCTAAAACAATCTCTAATATAGGTTTAATATCACCTATATAACTATCATAACCTAATAGCCCAAAATTATTCAAGACTCTCTGATATCTACGTATAACATACTGAGGAAGTATATAATTAATTCCATTTATTTCAAGAAATGCATTCTGCCTAATAATACTAGTCATCAATACATCACCATTAGGTCCAACTATATTACGAAAACTATTCATCGCATCAATAGATACAAAATCATCATCTATACATATCTTAGGTAATAGTTGAGATATAATACCATTTCTTTGTGATCTTAATATAGGCATAAGATTATCAATTATATTCTGAATATCATTTGCTCTATCATTATCCCCGTTATCAACAGCTTTTTGCTTTTCATCAATTAGAACCTTATTCATAGCCTCTGGTATATCCTGTGCAGATATAATAGGAATATAATTAAGAAAATATATATTGAAGAATCTATTTGGTATAGTACCATTGGGATCCCCAGTAATAGCCTCAATACATATATCAGCATCACCTATATCAGTCCTTGCCCACAATTCCAATGTATTAAAATAATTTACAAATTTATTATCTCTATATGTTGCCCTATTATCAATATGAAAATTATTGACATATCCTTGAACAAGATCACTCATGGGATGATATAAATTATCTGGTTCATTAGGCAATTGATCAATAGTAAAATCATTACTAAAATTATCATTCAAGTTAGGATTATTACTTCCTAATAGAGATATATTTGTCCACCTAAGACCTGTATTGAAAGTTGACCCATTAACAGTAAATAATCTATAAAACATAAATTTAGAGTCATCTATTAAGGAATTATATACATTATTCAATAGTAGTATATTTTTTTGTAAATCAAACCTTATAGTATCGATAATTATATCTTTTATTCTTTGCACATCAAAATTTGAATTAATAATAGCTGTATCAGTATTAAGTGTGGCATTAAATATCTTATATGCATCAATATGTATATATGGTTCACCTCCATATACATTATTTACACCAGTCCGAAATACTGTATTACTAGATAATTGGGTTGTTCCTTGTGTAACATTATAATTAGCAGTATCAACATTAAAAATAAAAAATAAATTTTCATCATTAAATGATAAAGGGTCAAATACAGGAACTGATGCACCTGTTCCAAATTCAACAAATTTATCAAATAATAACCTTTGCAATGTGATAGCATTCGCTAAAGGCAATGGATCTGATAATGTATCAGCTAAATGTGAAACAAAGAATTTATATTCTATATTATATCTATCAAACTGAAATAAAGTGTCTAATACATCATCATAATATTTACTAACATCAGTTTCACTATTACCAGTTCTAGCTATCCATTGTTCAGGAGATAAAGGTCCGTCAAGTATATCCAACATTCCATCTATAGCACTAATCTCTCTGTTCAATTCAACTATCTCTTCATCAATTAATTCAATTACCTCTATATACTCATCTTCCCCAAATATAGTATTATTTGGTCTATTAGTTTCCCATATTATCCCATTATTCTTTAATAACTCTTTAACCTCTCCCACAGTTAAAAATCTATATACTATATTAATATCAGGAAGATATATAACTAAATATAATTTATGTAACAAATCCCCTAATCTTTTTATTTTAATTGTCGCCTCTTTACCAAAATCAATAGCATTTCGAAACTGTATATCATATTCTGCTCGAGAAAAATTAGTATGTCTCCTATATATTATTTTAAACATAGTTACTTGTGGTTCTCTTGTTAAAAAAACATCATTACTTCCTTTTGCAACTAATTGCAGTAAACCACCAGTCATATATTGTATTATATTAACTAATAAGTTATAAATTTATAAACTAATTACATATACATAATATGTATAAATTACACAGGATAGGTAAATGGTATAATACAGATTATAAGGAGCAAGTAGAAATGCTGATTAATCCATCTATAAGAACAAATAATTCAATATATGGAATAATAACACCTCATGCAGGTTATTCATATTCTGGAAAAGTTATAGGTGACACATATAGTCATATAAATTGGCAAAAATACAACAAAATATTATTATTATGTACATTACATAAATCAAATAGTATGTTAATATTACCAGAATTTAATAATATTATGGGAAAAATATCAGTTAATACCGATATCATACAAGATCTAAGTCAATATACAGATTATTTTGTTAAAAATGATTCTAAATTCACAGAAGAACATTCATTTGATCTACAACTACCATTCATATTAACATATGCAAAACCAGAAACAACAATTGTACCTATACTAGTAGGAAATTCACCATATATGGACAATATAGCTGATATACTAACAAATTATATTGATAATAATACTCTTATTATCGTCACATCAGATTTCACTCACGCTGGTCCCAGATATGGAAATAACATAGGCCCTTTTGACATAATTAAAAAAAAAGATGCAGAAGATATAACAGCGATAATAAATAACGATATGGACGGCTTTAAAGGTATAACTGTGTGTGGAAAACATGCTATAAGATTATTTATGATCCTTAGAAAAAAATTAAATAGAGATGATAGTGCAAAATTGGTATCTTATGATAATTCAGGTATTAATAAAGAAAATATAGTAACTTATGCAGGAATTATATTTACAGATAAAAAAGGTGGTAATTTGTACAATATATGGGAAATGGCTGATAAAAAACTAGAAAATATTCCCAGACAAACATTAATAATATTAGATAAGGTTACTAATAATATTGGCAGTAGTGATAGTGTAAATGATATGTACAGACAAATAAGAAAAAATATTATAATGGATAGTATTGATATCACTAAAAAAGGTATATTTATAACATTCGAGGAAGATTATAAATTACAAGGATGTATAGGCACTTTTTACCCATCTGCACAGAAGAGTAGCAAAAATATGATAGAATTGGCAATGTATTATACATTACAAACAGTATTTAATGATAACAGGTTTCCTAATAATTCTTTGAAGGATAAGAGTAATTACAAGGATTTATATAGTGGAAAAAGGTACAATTTCAAGATAACTCTTCTTGATAATAATTTTAAGATTGATAGTGATAATTTTTTTGATATATATATTCCTTGTAAACATGGTATAATATTAAGACTATCTGGAAGATCAGCTACATTTTTGCCCAATGTTATGTTGGAACAGAAATGGATTGATAACTGTGATTATATTACTGATAAAAAAAGATTTGAAAATAAAGTATTTGGTAGTTTAATAAGAAAAATGGGTCTTAAGAATGTTAATTGGAAGGATGGTGATTTATATTTATATGAAGGAACAGAAATAAATGAATCATAGTTAATATGCTAATTATGGTATATTTTTAATATTTTTCCATCAAGTTCATGGGCTATTATGTATTTTCCGTATGGAAATGTCCATTGTAGTCTATTTATCTTGCCTTCAAGTTCTTTAGAATAAATTGTAAATGTATTCAATTCTTCAATAGATTTGCAATTATCATATGATACATCACTTATAATCGGTGTATCATAGTTTAGTAGTTCAAGTAGATCATCATATGAAATGTTAGGATTGTTGTCGATACTATCAATAATATCTCTATATTGTTTATTTCCATATATTTGATTGACAATAAAAGCCATTATGGTTATATTGTTGATATGGTTATATTGTTGATATGGTTATATTGTTGATATGGTTATATTATGTGTTTGTAATATATCTTATTTCAATTTTATCCATAAGTGAATGCTAATCCAGCCATACCAGATATTATTCTTAATATATTAGTATTTCTTACATATATTTTCAGATTGATGGGATCTATAGTCCCATCATCTAATATTAATCCTTCATCAAATTCAACTTTAAGTGTAACTCTTGCTAATTGATTAAAATTAGCAGTACCAGATGGTTGACTTTCTTCAGGAAATAATGAAAAAGAGTACATATTAATCCCATCTGACGGAGATGCGTTATGATGTTGTAATGGTTGAGCATAATTAAAATAATTTCCATCTAACCTTGGTACTCGTATATAGCTATGGAAATCTATTTGTGAATATTTGATGGGATTACCTATATTATTATCTGTCAGACTGTAATTATCCCATCGTAATTTTGTGTAGCCATCAATATTTTCTGTATATTTTATTTTTTGTGCAACCCATATTATTTCCTTTACGGGATGATTGAAATTGTTAAGAACACATTGAAAATTTTGCTGGTTAATATCTTCTATCTCTAACACTTGAACTTGATCAATTAAATATTCATGACTTGATTGTGCAAAACGCTTCCTTTCATGACTATCTAAATATATATAATCTACAAACATTGATGCACTAATATCTATACCTGATTGCTCAGATAATTCACTTAAAAATAATCCTTCATCTATGTTGGGTATTTTAATTAATTTATTATTTTCCACATAACTAACTTCTTCAATCTTTCTGAATTTAACTTCAAACATAACATCATGATATTCAAGTGCAACTAGAGGTATAGCTAGTCCACTATATCGATTAAACCAGAATTGAAGTGGTATTTTAAGTTTATACTCTGGCTTTTTGTCTCTATTAAATCCTTTCAATATTTCAACATTTCCTATTAATTTATTATATGCATCTTGTGTGTCTCTATCACCACTTAATTCATACCATATATTTAACCAATCACCAAATTGCCTATCTATTTTTTGCCCTCCTATATTTAATTCAATATCATCAATTATTGCATGTCCTATTTTATCGACCCATGCAAATTTTATATTTTCATTTGAATTATCTTCAAGTAATAATCGTGTATCTCTTTCTATCTCAAGATAATATTTTTGTGTTTTGATAGATCTATCTATTCCTATAGTCATAGCTTTAAAAATAATATTTTTATCATCACCCCCTGTAAAATTTGAGATTATACTTTGCATACTTATCTCCTCATATAAAAATGGAGCTTCACTATCAGAAGATAATAGATTTAAAAAATTTTCAATAATCATCTGATTACCTTGTTCATTAAATGTATCATTTACTTCCTGTATTATTCTTTCTGATCCTGATGTATTTTGTGCTAGAAATATATCAAGAGCTCTTATATATGCACTTCTATTAATACTCATAAAATCAGTAACTTTAATATAATTATCTTGTGCCTCTTCTAATGCTAATTGGAGATCATTAGATGCATCGAACCTTTGTATATCTATTTCTGGTAATATAATTTCAAGATAAACATCTTTTATCACATCACCTATTTTTGGTATTATTATACTGCTTTTTTTGCCAAATCCTACTGGATCATTAAATGGAATATTTATTGATTCCATAGAAAAGTTAGTATGCCGTCTATAAATAGTTTTAAAAAAAGTAATTTCAGGGACACCTGTTAAATATAGATCTTGACTACCGTATGAGACTATCTGTGTTAATCCACCTGGCATTATTATTATATAACTATCAATAAAAAAAATGACTGTAAAAATACATACAATATGTATATATATCGTATATATACATATATTTGCTTATAAAAGTGTGATAAAGGCAAACATTATTATAAAAACAATGATAGCAATTAATATAATATGTGCAATATTATATTTAGGATTTTGGACAATAACTTCTGCTGTAGGTGCTGGTTCAGGTTCTGTATCTTTTTCTGATACATTTATTACAGTTACTGGATCAGTATAATAAGGATCCCAATAATTATAATATGGATACCCATAATAATATGGCCAATATCCATATCCATATCTACGTCCATATCTACGCCCATATCTACTTCCATGTCTATAACCACCTGATCGCCTACCACCACCTGATCGCCTACCACCACCTGATCGCCTACCACCACCTGATCGCCTACCACCACCTGATCGCCTGCCACCACCTGATCGCCTGCCACCACCTGATCGCCTACCACCACCTGATCGGCCACCTTTAAATAATTCTAATCTTGGAATATTACAACTTGAACAACTCATATATTAGCAAATGTTATATATAATATCAAGATAATAATTATGATAATGAATATATCAGTACTATTATAACTACCATTATAAAAATGTTCAGTATATTCTGTGTCAGGCACATATTTATGTGTATGATGATTAATATCTGATATAGAAAAATAATAATCAGGATAATAATGATTATTGTGATAGTATATTTTTTTGAAAAATCTGGTATTATATGGATTCTTTTTGTAATACTTGTTCATATATATATTATAATCATGGAAAAAATAGAAATCTAAAATAATATTATAAATGGCTAATATAAAAATTACGCATAAAAATAAGGAGTATGGTTTGATTGATATTAGTTATAAAAATATAAGATTGCCAGTAATAATGGATTGGAAAGATTATACAAAAATATATGATATGAATAAAATATGGAAATGTAATAAATATGGAAATATATATTGTACACATGTGATAGATGGTATGAATAAGGATGTTTATATGCATGATGTAATTATGCATATGAAGGATCTAGATGAAGGGAATATTGCGAATGATGCAAAAATATTACATATTAATAGATTGGGTATAGATAATAGAAGAGAAAATCTTATTTATGATACTAAAAAGAAATTAATAGGAAAAAATACAAAAAAGAAGAAAAGGACAGTAAAATTACCACCTGATAGTGGTATAGATGTGGATGATATCCCAACATATGTGTGGTATATGCGCCCAGATAGTTCACATGGGGATAGATTTGTTGTTAGTATAGGAGATATTAAATGGAAGACGACAAGTTCAAGAAGATATGATTTAAACTATAAATTAGATCTTGCAAAAGATTATTTAAAAAAATTAAAAGCAACTAGACCAGATTTATTTGATACTTATTCAATGAATGGTGATTACAACAAAAAAGGAAAATATCTTGTAAATTCATTTTATGATATAATTCATAAAGGTGGATATGATCATATCAAAAGATATGATCATAAAAATTATACTGAAAAACTTTTATATTAACTTATTGATCGAATATCTGTTGGTGATTGAAGAACTTCTGCTTCTAATGTTTTGATAGCTTCAGTACGTCCTATGGATCTCCTTTCTAAATGTGAATCCAGAGCATTATTATCTGTTAATAATTTAGCGGCCCGTTCAGCATGAATGTTAATATACATATTATTATATAATGGAAATTTTATAATTCCAACAAATAGGATAACTATATTAAACACAAAATATAATAAAAATAGTCGCTTTTTGAATATATAATACATATAATATGATAATAAGGTCCTAATTATAGATATTATAATTAGTTGTGTTTTGTCTCTGATAACACATAATTTTGTAAATATTGTCATAGGTGGCAATATTAAATGATATATGTAGAAATTATAATTTGTACATATATTATTCATATAGTATATAGGTAATGTATATAATAATTATACTAGCATCTAAATGACAATTCACTGGTATAAGCTATTCCGAAAGTACCAGAACTAGACTGAAATACTGTATTATCAACAACAACTCCTTGTGTAGGAGATCCATCACCTTTAATATTTACAGGTACTCCGATAGTAAATGATTCTCCATCAAATACATGTCCGCCACATATAGTTACATTTACATTAGAAGGTCCAGTAGCTCCTGTAGCAGCTATACCCAATAATTCATCAGTGCCATAATCATATGGTCTTATTGCGTTAGATCCTTGATCTATATCATACATTGTCAACATATCATCACCATTATATCCAGATAGTCCTATAGTAGATGTTAAATATATCAAACTATCACGACTAAAATCTTCTATAGCAGCTCTTGTTCCCCATGTAATAGCAAAAGGAGATCCTCCAGCAACTGTGCCATGGACAACTTTATCCATAGTATTTTCAATATATGTAGCAATAATATTAGTAGAATCTATAGCACTCATAAGTACTTCTCCTGACGGATTAGTTCCTGGAAGTTGTGTATTGGTTGTTTCAGCTGTTATAACTAGACCAGATACACTAAAAGTAGCATATCTTCCTATATTATTACCCAATGCAAATAATGTAGATGATATGAATACAGGATCAGTTACATTATTTGATCCTGTAAATGATACAGCAACGGAACTTCCAGCAGTAAATCCGGCACCAGTCCATCTGATAATAACAACTTCAGCTGAATTAGATCCATTTTCATATAATTTAAATGCCATATCAGTCGTATTTAATGCAACACCTCTTTCTCTTCCAGCAGATGATGTAAAAGTAGAAGTATATACACCAGTGAAATAACCTGTTTGTGTTATAGTAGTTCCTGCAACAGAGAAATGTTCCATATTTATAGCATCAGGTGCTCCTCCTATAGGTATTTCATGAAGTACGAATTCTGCACCATTATTTAATATAACAATATTAGCTCCAGATGCAGCACCTGTAATATTTGTAGTTGATACTTCTGTTCCAGAACCAGTAACAGTAGTTCCACTGACAGTATATACTCTTAAATATTGAGTACTTCCAGATGAACTATGATGTAAAAAATGAGTATTATCTAGTCTATATATTTTATTATCATTAGAACCTGTAGATGTATAATTAAATGTTGTTCCATATGTAGGAAAATCATCAGCTCCATTTATATCTATAACTCTAAATGATCTGGCTCCATTAGTACCATCTATACCCATTATGACTATTCTTGAATTTGATGAATCTAATAATATAGTACCTATGTCAAAGGTATTTGATAATTCAGTCCAATCCGGAATTAATGCTGTGCCTATCTTACTTATTCCCTGAACTACTGTTCCACTTGTTTCTGAACTCAAACTAACTCCTCTATCAGCAGATACAACTCTTCCTGTTTTAACAGGAATTGATATTGTCTGAGACCCAAAGTTACCACTATTACCTATTACCGGTGTTGCATTAGATATTATTCTCCATTGATTCTGTTCAGCGAAATATGCCCATATATAACCTTCCTTTGCTACAGATGGAAGAAATGTTGCTGTAGTTCCTGGAGGAAATGATTCTGTTGCATCTGATGGGTTTTCTATAGGAGTTCCTCCGGTATTTATAGTTATTCCATTGGTAACTCCATCTGTAGTTATACTCTTTACTAATATTTCTGCTCCATCTGTTGCACTTGATGGGAAAGTTAAAGTTACTGCACCACTTGAATCATCTACACCTACAGCTGATCCTTCAACTAAAGTTGCTGAAGCTGGACCAATTACATTTGCAAGTGAACTTATATTAGTATTGTATGTTACTATTTCCCAATCAGATACTGTTTGCCCATTATTTTCTTTTGCACTTATCAATACAGCCTTATCTTTTAATATAGTGTATATCGTCAATGCTGTTGTAGGTGTTTTTAAATCTAATGGATCATCTCCATTATTTTTAATTAAACAATACCATCCTACTTCAGCTATATGTTGTTGTATTGTTGCTGTATTGTTAATCGCTGGCATCGTAATATTTAATGTACCTCCAGTGTTATTTATAAAATAATATCTACTATATAATTTACTGTAATCTGTAGTTGGTGTTAGTGTAACATTTGCAGATAATGTATCATATATAGCTTGTCCTAATGATCCTTCATTTGTATGTATATCACCTCTATAATTAGCTGTCCAAAAACTCATTATATATAAGTTACACTATAAATTATATAATAATTATATAACTTATAATTTATGATACTAATATATCAGATGGGGAAAGTCGGATCAAAGAGTGTTTTTCATACACTAAAACCTCTTGTAAATGAACCTATTGTTCATTGCCATTATATTATGAATAATATCGGCAATTATAATAAAGCTACCGCTGATAATATTTTAAGCTATAATGGTAAGATTAAGATTATCACATTGATTAGAGATCCTATTACAAGGAATATATCAGCATATTACCATAATATGAAAAATATGATTAATAAGAATGATCCTTGTACTATTGATTACATATCTAATACATTTTATAAAAAATATAATCACGATTGCCCATTATTATGGCTTAATATAGAACTATATAAATTAACTGGAATTGATGTATATGATTATCCATTTGATAAAGAAAAAGGATATCAACATTATGAAAATGATAAATATCAAATATTATTAATTACATTGGAAAATCTAAATAAATGTTGGACAGAGATACTTAAATTTGCAAATATAGATACCAACAATAGGTTAATAAAACAAAATGCAGGTAATAGTAGAATACATTATGGGATACCATATAATACAGTCAAAAATCATATAATTAGTAATATGTCAAATGAATACGTCAATAAAATGAAAAATAGCAAATATTACCAACATTTCTACAAAAAAAATGAATAATTAATTTGTCCAATTTTAACTGGAATAGTTGTTAAAAAATTGATATTGCAACTACTAAAAATAATATGTATAATATAATACATACTATACATATTATCATATACATATTACCTAATCATCATGTCTAAAGTTCCAATATTCAAACCTCTTAAAGAATGTTTAATTGATGAATTAAAAAAAATAGAATATGATTCAAATTTATTAGATACTATTATCAGAAAAATACCTGATGATAGTATTTGCAACATATTTGAATATGCTGGTAAATATTTAGGTCGCATATTGTTGAAATGTACAGATGAAACTGTAAAATATATTATTGACAAACAATCAGATTTGGAGTATGTTTATGATAATGGTTGGAGACTTATACATTATGCATGTAGATTTTCTAATTTGGAGATAATAAGTTATTTAGTTGAAAAACAAGTCAATCTAGAAGCAGAAACCACAGATTTCAATTACAGACCGATTCATTTTGTATGTAAATGGCAATCATGTAAAACCATAAAATATATGATAGATCAAGATATTAGTTTGATATGTACTGGTATAACTGGTTGGCAGGGAATTCATTTTTTGTGTGCATTTTCAACCGATAGTCCATATAGTGATCTTATCAAATTTGAAACAGATGAATCATTACAAACATTACAAGGGAGGGAAAAATATTTTAATAACAATCCTATAAATAAGGATATTATAAAATATATTGTAGATAAAGGTGCTGATATAGAATCTGTTACTGGAAAAGGGAATAGACCTATCCATTTTATATGTAGGGATGACAGGAATTTATCTATAGATACATTAAAATTTATTGTTGATATAGGTATGGATATCAATGCAAAAGATGAATTTGGATTAACTCCTTTACATACCATATGTGCAAGCAATTGTGTAACTACGGAGTTAATTAACTTTTTTGCAGATATTGGAGCAGATTTTAATGTAAGCGATAGTGATGGGAATTATCCTGTTCATACGATATGTTCAAATAGATGTGTTACTCATGAAATATTGCAAATATTTATTAATGTAGGGCCAGATTTATCTGTTAAAAATAATTATGATGTAACTCCACTACATAACATATGTTATAATAAGTGCTTAGCAGTAGATATTGTTGATATGCTTGTTGATCATAATTATTCTAATTTTTCCAATATGGACAGATCTAATGTGCAACCAATATATGCTTTGTTTGTGCATTCTAAAGCAGATATAATAAAACATGCTATAACCAGAGGACTTCATAAATTAAGTGATATGAAACAAATAACTGACTGTATATACATTAATTTTAATCTTAATAATGATGAGAGAAAAGATATAATGGAAATGATTCAATAATTAATTTATTAATCTGTATATGCTACAGCTACAAGACCGTTATTAATTTTTAACACATTATGATTTATTCCAAATATATATACAAGTGTATTTTCATCGAAAATATCTATAGGAGGTAGATCATCAACAGCTGTTATATCACTAAACCATAAAGTAAGTATTATTCTTTCTATTCTTGACAGGTTTGCTGCACCTGACGGTTGATGTTCTTCTGGTTTTAAGGAAAAAGAGTACAGATTAATTCCATCTTTAGGTGTATTGGAGTGGTGTATGTATGGTTGCAAATTGCCGAAAAATTTGCCATCTCTTTTCCTAAATCTTTCCTCACTATTAAATTCAAGAAGTGCGAATTCTAGAGGGTTTTTTTCACCGGTTATCCATAATCCATAATTGGAGTATTGATTTACACATATATCATCAGAAAATAGTCTTGAATCATCTAAAAGATCAATAGGGAAACTTATGTCCCTTGCATTAATATCTGTTGAAAAATTTGTAATAATAATCCTATTATTAACAGTAACTGTAATAGTACCTGCTATTTTTGCGGTTATTCTGTAATTTCCTATAGAAAGTGAACTTAAATTTAACCATAATGATTGTGTTCTGCTACCATTCCTAACTATAATCTTATTATTGCTAGCTGTTTTAGTAGTTAGTGGAGGAATTTCTTCCCATACACCATTTTCAGGAGGGTTATCACCTTCTTTAACAATTATTCTATTTCCATATTGATCAACGACTATATTTCCATATTGATCTATAAGATATTCTGGGCCATTTAATAATATCATGCTGGCATTTAATAGGTCAAAAGATGCTCTTCTAATCTCATTATCCCAATTATCTGTATGGGTGTATGCTATAAATTTTCTATTTGATCTAAAAATACCATTTTTCATGGCCCATATTATCTCTTTAGTTGGATAATTAAAGTGCAACTGATACCTAGTTTTATGTTTGACAAGACTTTCTGCTCCTGTAAATAAGATCTGTTCTATAAGATAGTCATGATCCATATCAGTAAATCTTTTTCTCTCATTAATATCTAAATATACATAATCAGCAGCTATACTAGCTGATTGTATAGATATCTGATCAAATGCATTAAAATTGCTACTTGATACTGTTAAATTTGTTATATCATTGAAATCTGTAAGTATATATATTTCATGGTATCTTATAGCTACCATCGGTAATGCTAATCCATAAAATCTATTAAACCAAAATTGCAAAGGTATGGTAAGGGTATATTCTGGCTTTTCCATATTATTATATGCTGTCAGTTCAGGTGTATCGCCTATCATTTTAAGATACCCTCTAGATGTTCCATCTTTCCTTGCTAATTCGTACCAAATATCTAGCCACTCTCCATATTGGGTATCTATAATTTGTCCACCTATTTCTACTCTTATTCTATTGATTAGTGCATGACCTATCCTTCTTACCCAAGCAAATTTTGCATTTTCATTAGGAATTACAGGATTAAGTACAACTTGAAGATGTAATCTAGATAATAAATCACCTAACCTGTACATCTTAACTCTTGTCTGTTTATTAAATCCGGGATTGTCAAGAATATCTCTGTTAAATGTTTGTATAGAGAAATTTGTATGCCTTCTATAAACTGTTTTAAAAAATGTAACTTGTGGATTAGCAGTAAGATAAATATCTTCCGCCCCATATACATAAAGTTGTATAACACCACCTGCCATCTTATTTATATGATTGTAAAATAAAGAAAAATTGAGAAAATAATCTTCACATGCATGTATAATTTATACTTATTTATTTCACAGATGAATAATAATATTATTAAAATTAATGATGAATATTATAACCTTAGATATATTAAGAGTGTAAGCTTTTCCGAATATACCGAAACATCAATTGGTGCATCTATTTTGAACAAATTTAGTAATAGTAAAGGTTCGATTCAACATAAAATAAAATATGATAAATGCATATTAACTATAGCAAATACAGAAGCAATTGCCGGAGATATGAAGCGTTTCTGTAGAGATGTTAAAGTAGTTGTTACTTCTAGACAGAGCGATAAAGATAACAGGGTTGCTAAATTGCGAATTTTTTTCGATAATATTTGTGATACTATTGATTAAAAAATTGATTTTATAAATGAATGAAAATATAAGTAATCTGTACTTTATTTGAAAAATATAACAGAAAATTGGAACATATCAAAAATTAATCAAGATTATAAATCTGATACTATTGAATGTTTTATAAATAAAAATGGTCATTCTTTTAACCATATTCAATATGATATATATACATGGTACTTGATGTTATTCATAACTTTTGGTTTGGGATTAATAGCAATGATGTATGGAAATTTTGATAATTAGTTAATTTCAGTTTGTTTATCTGATATAATTTTGACTATTGAATCCAATTTTAGTTTTTTTGCTAAATCTAATGCTGTTAATTCGTCCCATAAATATTTACTTTTGTGATATAATTCTGCATTATTTTCTATTAATAATTTTACTGTATCTTCATCTCTTTTAATAATTGCTACATGTATAGCTTTTTCGCCTTCTCCATTAGATGCATTAATATCGATGTTTTCTTTTTTTAATAATAATTCAATTATATCTTTATGATTGCACATAATAGCACATTGTAAAATTGTGTGTCCCCATTCTATCAATGTACCATCATGGTCCTCTATAATCGGAACCGATATATTCACATCCTTATCTGGTAATAGTTTTACTAGTTTACGTAGATATTCCTCATTTATGTTACCACTATCATAACCAATTTGACAATATTCTTCAGCTATTAAATCTAAAACATTATTTTCTGATAATTTTGTGTAAAATGTATTATCAAATACTTTAGACATGATGATATTGTTTATTAACATTTTATTTATATATAAATTCTTTTAGTATTCTCTTAAAGAATATTTTAAGATAATATAATTATAAAATATTATATAATATCTTCTAAAGATGAACAAAATCGTTATTACTATATGCAAATTGGATCATGTGCTGGAAAATAATCGGATATTGTATAATACTAATAATCATGGTGATAGCCTAATAATTATTATGATATATTGAAATTATCCGATACATGCAATTGGATAGATAAATTTCATAAATTATACCATACTGTTAAAATTACTGGTTATGATATGATTTGGATTAAAGAAGCTTTTAATATAGGATCAAAAACATATAAATTTCTATCTATGTATATTGAAGAATTAAATGATTTATGTAATAAATATGAATTTCCAAAAGGTGAATGGTTTGTTAGAACAGATAAAGTGTCGCTAAAATATGGTATATACGGAATTGGACCATATAATAATCTTAAAAATATAATTGAATCTATAGTTACAACTACTTATAATCATATATGTTTTGATAATGATGAGTCAACAATGACGATATATATGTTGCCATGGAAAAAATTGTCAAAAGGTAAAAAAATCAGAATTTTTGTCAATAATAGCAGAATAACAGCAATATCAGAGCAACATTTGACAAAAATAGTAAAAATAAAGAAATAATAATATTTGGCCAATATAAACAAAATATTATATATTGTCTTGCTGATAATTCTATAAAAAATTGAAAATATAAATATAATTAAAGTATACTAAATACTATTTATATCCTAACTAATCAAAATGAAATTTTTAATATTAATTGCCATTATACTTTGTGTTGTTAATTGCAAGGATGATTCTAACAAATATACACATGGTTCCATAACTGGGAAATGTTTGAAAAAAAGTAGTAATAGAACCAAAAGAGTTTTATTTTCATTCTATTAATTATGAAAAATGCATCGCTCTAGAAACGAAAAGTGAATATTATTATAATATGGTTTTATTTGCTGATGGAGTTAAAGTTGATAATTGTGTAAATCAAACACAATGCAACTTAAAATGTAAAGTTGATTCCAGATATACACTATATCAGTATCAAATATTAAATATTTATTATGACAAAAGTATAACAGTGTATCAAGGATATAATACATATTGTGATGATAATAATAATAATATGTATATTTGGAATATTATGTTAATATCAAGCGATTTTTTGTATTAATTGTAGGAATTATAGTATGTTGTATATTTTGGGTAATAGACTTAATCAAAATAATATGTTGTTCTTAAAAAAAATAAATTATATATCCGAAAATAACACCAAAGAGCTTACAGAAAATCTTGTATAATGTATAATAAGATCAATTTATTTATTATTCATGCTATATTTATCGAACCATTACATCTGTCCTTAATAGATACTTATATCCATTACTCACAGCATTCCCCCTATGAAATTGTTGTGAATCAAAAAGTGCACCTCTTCCTGTTTTAGGTATTGCAGATAAACGTAATGTTCGCATATCATCAAATAAGAAGTCAGTCTCACCACCATTAAAGTTACTATTCAAAAATATATTCAAGGTAAATATACTCCGATTACCTTGTGAATCTTGGTTTATATTATCTTTATGTACCTCAAATCTACCACCTGGCTCATATTTAGAGAATCTAAAATGATCATTTAATCCTACTATTTGCATTCCATTATATATTTTTGGAATGTAATTGTATAATTTTCTATATAAATTATCAGCCCATTCCTTATTTATAAATATGGTTCTATAATAATTTGCATTTCCTCTATCTATATATTCTAACTTTTGTGATTCGGCCATTTTTATAACAGTATCACATTCTTCGCGTGATAATATATTATCTATAACAACCAAAAATTTTTCACTCATAGCTATAAACGATAATTATATAATTTACCCACAATATAAACATATTATTATATTAAGGTTTATTGATCATTAATTTATATTATGAATATTGTAGATATAGCAGATGTCTTAACTCTTGATAATGAAAATTACTCATCATATACATATAACGAAATATTTGATAATATAGCAGACACATTACTAAACAAATCTATACTATGTATTAACAGAACTAATTATAGGATATGTGAGATTGAATTTTATTTGTTATGCGATGATCATAATGATGTATATGTTCATGGTGATGAGCACCAAACATCTATATGTAAATGGTATTTCCACAGACATAATTCTGGAACGTATAAAAATGGAACGTTCAAAGGACTTGATTTAACATTTGGTTTTTCAAAAAGAAATAACTATTACGGTGGAATTTTAATAAGAAGCATTCAAAATTTAAAATCAAAAAAAATCACAGAAGGTCCATGTAATGTTGTTACACATGTATTGAAATTGTGCAATGTCAAGAATATATTGGAATTTATAAACAAAGAGCACAAATTACAGGAGAATACAGAAATCCCACTGTCTGCAAATAAAGATAACTCATTACTCAAAATAATTCCAAGTAATAAAAGAATGACTAACAATAATATATTTACAGCTCCTAGAGTAGGTTTAGGGTTTGACAATAGTGATGATAATAAACTAATATATATCATGAAAAATTATAGATACATCATACATCCAAATAAAATAATGAAAAATATATTTGGATTAATAGTTAAATTATATGCTGATGGTAAAGATACATCTGAAATATCAAAACAGACTCTTATCAAGAAGAAAAAGATAGATAAATATGCAGAACATTATGATAATTCACCTGAAACGGATATTAAGAAGATAACTAAAATAACTAAAAATAGGAATATGCCGATAGCCAAGCAGATAAATATTCAAAAATTATGCTATCAATTGTATAGATAGACTGGTATTAATGAAAAAATTGAATTTTATACTATATAAATTAATGTTAATATTATTAATTTATATTAGATGTCTAAACCGATCTGTTGTGGTTATAAAAGAGATAAAAAACTAAAATCAGATGTTAGATGCGCATTTCTCGCAAAGAATGGTAAATATTGCGGAAAGCATACATATTTTGCTGATTATACATGGAATGATATTACCGATCTATCATATTGTTTGAAACATAACAGATATTTTGTTGATAAATGTAATAAGTGTTTTATTCTTTATAACAGTGCTAAGCATAAAGAAAGTTATACCAAAAAAAATAAAAAGAGAAGTTTAGCAAGAAAAACATGTTTATGGTACCAGAAAGGTCCTGTAAAAGACCGTAGAGAGTTGTGCAAAAATAAAAATTGGAAAAAGTGTAACATTAAGGTTATTGATGGTACAGATTATTGCAAAAACCACCAGTATGTTGCAGAATATACAGATGAAATGAAACAAAAATATAATTTGTTTAACTGTAGCGATTGTGGAAGAGTAATGTGTATCAAAAATAATACATGTTCTGATTGCAGAAATCGTGGAGCTAAAAATAGATCTATTAGCAGAAAAAATAAAGTAATATGTAAGATAGATAAATGTACTTTTGCAGCTAGAAGTAATGGATTTTGTGGTAATCATCAAAGAGAATACAAAAAAAGGCAAATTGAAAAAGATAATACAAAAAAAGTATGTCCTAATTATGTGAGAGGTTGCAAAAATATTTTAGAATATACTTCTGAAAATTCAAGGTGTTATGATTGTAGGAAGTATGAAAGAGAGAATACTAACAAATATTTATACTATATTAAGCAAGCAAAAAAGAGGAAAATTGAATTTGATATAGATGAAGAATATATAAACACTATAACTTTGGAGCCATGTTTTTATTGTTCGGATATGGCTGATAGAAAATGGAACGGTTTGGATAGAATTGATAATAATGGTGCATATAGCAAAAAAAATGTTGTTCCATGTTGCCCAGATTGTAATAAGATGAAAAAAAATTATAATGTTAAAGACTTTTTAACCTATTGTGTTAAAATTCACAATAACTGGGGATGCGAAGACAAGTCTGATAAAGTACTAAGAAGATCATCGTATAAAATATATGCTACTGGGGCAAAAAAAAGAAATTATGAATTTTCCCTATCAAAACAAGAATTTAATAAAATATTATCAAATAAGTGCTATTATTGTGCCAATTTAATTAATATAGGTCAAATTGGTATTGATAGAATAGATTCAGATGGTCATTATACAATTGACAATTGTGTTGCATGCTGTAAGATATGTAATGTTATGAAAAGTGATTTTGATATAAACTACTTCAAAGATAAAATAGAAAAGATCAATATTCAAATCAAAGAAAAAGACATGATGAAAGGTATAAAATATAATATAAAAAAAATTGATACTGTAACTGAATAAGATATATAAGTATAGTATACAATTATTATATATATGCCCGAAAAATGCGTAGGTATTTTACCAGATATTACAAAAAAATGTAAATATCGTGTCATAGATGGTGAACAATATTGCAAATATCATATATACCAAGAGAGTATAGGTATAACTAGATCAAATATAAATGACTATAAAAAATGCCCTAGGTGTAAGAAATATCATAAAGGAACTCTAAATTCATGTATATCATGTGTTAATAGTTATAAAAAAAGAAACGAAAGTAAACAGAAAAATAAGAAAAAATGCATAGGATTAGATAGGAATGGAGATAGGTGTAGAAATAACGCTACTATATTAGATAATTTTTGTAAATATCACGAATATATGAAAGATTATACTGAATACCAGTATAAAAATATAAGATTTTGTAAGGGGTGTAAAAAATATAAATACTATGAAGGTAATTCCTGTGGTTGCCAAAAAGGAAAATATAACAACACTAGTACAATTAAAAATAATATCAGTATTCCCACTTATGAGGAAAATACAGTAGAAAAAGAACCTGTAAAGCCAAAAAAAAAAATAACCGAGAATAATATATATTGTTCGGGTTGTGGTTGTTACCATGATGAGTCAAGATTTTTTATAACAAAAAATGGAACTTTATCAAAATATTGTAAAGCTAGGAGACAAAGAGAATCTGGTCGTGTAAGAGTAAGGGATAAACAAAAGCAAAGGGAATATGAAAAAAATTATAGGGAAAAACAAAAAACAAATAACCTTAAAGAATTTAATAGTAAAAATACAGAATATATGAGAGAATATAGAAGCAGAAAAGCTACAGAGAAAGCGTTAAATAAAAAAGATGCCAATACAAAAGATGTCAAAAAAAAAGAAACACCGTATGCAAGAAAAAAGCGTACATATATAGAGAAATACGGAGAAGATGCATGGAGGAAAAAAGAAGCTGAAAGAAAAAAAGCATATAGAAAAAGAAAAAATAATAGTTAATTTATGTAGTATGCACTAGCAAAATATCTAACACATATTATGTTAATTTATTGAAAGTATTAGCAACACAAAGTAGCAATATTTATAATGTCCCATCATCATTTGTATATTACAGCATATATTGGTAGAATGTCCCACCATCATTTGTATATTACAGTATGTATTGGTAGAATGTCCCATCATCATTTGTATATATTACAGTATGTATTGGTAGAATGTCCCACCATCATTTGTATATTACAGCATATATTAGTAGAATGTCCCACATCATTTGTATATTATAATATGAACTAGCAAAATATCTAGCACATATTATGTTAATTTATTGAAAGGATTAGTAACACATAGTAACATTTAATAATGTCCCACCTTAATTTGAATAAGCAAGCCCTCCCATCCCCGACATAATTCTTAGCACGTTGTAGTTAACGCAGAATATATATAGTTTGTTATCAGCATTTAAGAAGTTTAATTTAGGTAAACCATCTCTGTATGTTTCATCAGCAAACCATAAGTTTAATTGTGTATTGTCGATACGTGACAAATTAGCTGTACCTGAAGGTTGGTGTTGTTCAGGGTAAATAGCAAATGAGTATACATTAATACCATCTGCTGGTGTATTTGTATGATGTTGTTCTGGTTGGACATAGTTAAAGTAAGCACCTTCACGAGCATCAAAACGGTCATGACCGTTTAATTGAAGTAAACCTTGATTAACAATGTTTCCTGATCCATCAATTAATAATCCAAAATGGCATTGATTTACACTAACATCATTATCACGGCATGCACGAGTATCAGTCATTTCATCAACTGGAAATGAAATATCTCTTACAGTTAAATCAGTACATACATTTGAACATTTAATGTTACAATCTGCATCAACTGTAATATCTGCATAGATTTTGTCTGTTAAACTATAATTTCCAATTTTTAATGAATCTGTATTTACCCATAAACATTTATCTGGACATTCATTTACAACATTGATTTTTCCATTTGCTGTTGTACCTTCAGATTCTGCTGAAAATGGTTCCCAGTTTCCTTCTGCTGGTGGTTCTTCTCCAGGAGATTGAACTTGTGGGTTTCCATATTGATCTAATTCACAGATTGTTCCTGGTAAAAGAACTACTGAATCTAATAATACTTTACATGCACATTCTTCTAAAATTTGACTCCAGTCATCTAAATGAGTATAACATAAAAATGATTTTCCTGTTGTATAATTTCCAGGTTTTACTGCCCAAATTAATTCTTTTGTTGGGTGATTAAAGTCTAATTTATATTTGTGTCTTTGGTCTTGAACTGTTTCTTCTCCTGTAAATTGAAGTTGTTCAATCAAATATTCATGACCTACTTGAGCAAAACGTCTACGTTCTTCTGAATCTAAGTATACATAGTCTACTAAGATTTGAGCATCTGACATTTCAACACATTTAATATCATTTTGTTTGAAATATTGATTTGCTACAATAACTTCATCTACTCTTGCGAATTCAAAATGAAGACGGACTTCATGATATTGAAGTGCAATTAATGGTAATGCTAATCCAACATTTCTGTTAAACCAAAATTTAAGTGGAATATATAAAATATATTCTGGTTTTTCTTCATGGTTATATTCTGTTAAAACTGGATCATCTCCAATCATTTTCAAAAATCCACGTTCTCCATCACCTGCGTGTCTTGCTAATTCATACCAGATGTTTAACCAGATTCCATATTGTCTGTCAATTCTAGATCCACCAATTTCTACTTCAACTTCTTTAAGTAATGCATGACCAATTCTACGAACCCATGCAAATTTTGAGTCACAACATGATGGTTGAACATGTGCTAATCTAACCCATAAATAAATTTTTGTAATTAAATCTCCATTACGAGTAATTGTAACATCTGCTCTACGACCAAAATCTGTACCTCCATTCATGGAATGTTCAATACATTCCATTGAAAAATTAGTATGTCTTCTATATACTACTTTATGATGTGTAATTTGTGGATTACCTGTAAGATATACATCTTGTGCTCCGTAAGCTACTAATTGCATTAAACCACCACCCATTGTTATTATATATTATTGCTATATAAAAAAAATTTTTTAATTCATATAATTTAATCCTTTGATTACATAAAAAATACTATATATTTTTACAAATTCTTATAGTGCGTATTTACTGTAACCTATCCTACAGTATATGCTAATCCTGCTAAACCGGCCATCACTCTTAACACATTATAATTCGTGCCGTATATATATATTCTACTATCCACATCCAATATATTCAATTCCGGTAACTCCGCTCCAGCAGTAGGATCAGTAAATCTTAATGTTAAATCAGTATTATCTATCCTAGATAAATTTGCTGTTCCTGATGGTTGATGCTCTTCCGGATGAATCGCAAATGAAAATACATTTATTCCATCTGATGGAGTATTGGAATGATACTGTTCTGGCTGAACATAATTAAAATAAGCTCCTTCTCTTCTATCAAATCTTTCATAACCATTTAATTGTAATAATGCATCTTGAACAGGATTTACACTACCATCTATCATTAACCCATAATTATTATATAGATATACTATAGGGTCACATACATTAAATCTAGTATCTGTCATCTGGTCAACTGGAAAACTGATATCCCTAATACTTAATCCTGTAACAATATTATTTATGCTTATCTCATTATCTGCATCTATAGTTATATCAGCTGTTATCTTATCTGTTATACCATAATCACCTATAGATAAACTTGTAGGATTTATCCAAACACTATTCAAACTATTATTCTTAATATTTAATGTACCTACTGTACCAAATGTATCACTTGATATTTCAAACCATTCACCACCACTTATATCAGTCGGGTCATTACCTATTGATATACTATTTATTATTATATTTTGTGATGCATCTTCTATTAGCCAATTATCACTTCCAGTATAATATACAAATGATTTTCCTGTCGTATAATTTCCATGTTTTATTGCCCATACTAACTCTTTTGTCGGATGATTAAAATCTAAACTATACCTACTAGTTAAATTTTGCACTAATTCTGTACCATTCCATTGTACTTGTTCTATTAAATATTCATGTCCAACTTGAGCAAATCTTTTTCTTTCCTCTGTATCTAGATATATATAATCCACTAATAATGTTGCATCTATCATCTCTAATTTACTCATATCAAAATTACAATCTCTAACACCTAAAATTTCTGTATCATTAAATTCTACATATACATCCATATTATGGTATTGAAGTGCAATCAAAGGTATTGATAATCCTACATATCTGTTAAACCAAAACTGTAAGGGGATATATAACACATATTCTGGCTTTATATCTGTGTTATAATCAACTAACTTTTCAATATCACCTATTAATCTATCATATCCTCTATCATGATCAGCATTTCTCGCTAATTCATACCATATATCTAACCATGTACCATATTGACTATCAATTCGTGTCCCACCAAGATGAACACTAACTTCTCTTATAATAGCATGACCTAACCTTCTTACCCATGCAAATTTAGATCCCTCTGGATCAATACTTGCTATAGTAACTCTTATATACATTTTATGAACAAGATCTGCATTACGAGTAATGCGTGCATTGACACGTCTACCAAAACCAGGATCCCCAATAAATGGAAGCTCTATCGCCTCCATTGAAAAATTAGTATACCTTCTATATGTAACCTTGAAAAAAGTAACCTGTGCATTACCAGTCAAAAATATATCTTGGGCTCCATAAGATATTAATTGCATTAAACCGCCGCCCATAATTATTATTATTTATAAAATTATCATACATTTATTATTTTCATTATTTACACAATTTACACAAATGCACTTAAACATCTTTGGTTTCTTTATAAATATACACTATCATGTCATTATTTAAAACAAGACCTTCAAAAAACAGATATGTTAGTAATTTTGATACATTAGATCAATTACACAAACATATTGAAATGGATTTTGAGAAAAAAAGAAATAATTTACCAAGGTTAGTTAATAAATTAGATAAATTAAAAAGAGAATTAGATAGAATTGAGAACTTGAATCCATCAAATTATACTGCTAATGATATTAAAAATAGATCTAGACTAAAAACAGATATAGAAAATTTAGAAGATGATATTTATGATATCGAAAATAATGTTTCAGAATTAGAATATTATAGCAAAACAGGTGATATTATTATGGAATATTATTCTCTTATTGATAAAGATGATTACCAATTGTATGAATATGATGATGATTGTGTATTAAGTAAGAAGAAAAATACTGACAATAGCACAGATAACAAACATGACAAAATTTGGCAAAAATTAAATTCTCAAGGAAAAAAACCGAAAAAAATAACAAAAAAAAGAGGAAAGAAAAGAAAATGTAATAATGCAAATAATATAATGGATCTACTCGGATGCGTTGTTGATAATTCTGACAATGGAGAAAAAGATAGATTTGAATTATTTGAAGAGTTCAGAATGTTAACTGATAATGAATATATGGCAGAAAAAAATAAAGTATTTGAATATGAAATAATATGTGATACATGCAATATTGCAAAAGTTTTTTCACAAAATGATGGAGTTTATGTATGTACCAATTGCGGAGAAGTTGAAAATATTATTAGTGAACCTGAAAGACATAATTATAAAGATATTGTTCCTGATAAACCTGCATATCCATACAAAAGAATAAATCACTATAGAGAATGGCTTTCTCAATTTCAAGCAAAAGAATCTACTGAAATACCATCAGAAGTATATAACGCCATTCTTGCTGAACTACGAAAAAATAAATTTTATGATCTCAAAAAATTAACCATCAAGAGACTTAAAAAAATTCTTAACAAATTAAAATTTAATAGTTACTATGAACATGCAACTCATATAATGTGTAAATTAAGTGGCTTACCTCCTCCATCACTTACAAGAAGCCAAGAGGAACAATTGATTAAAATGTTTAAACAGATACAAATCCCATTTGAAACACATTGCCCTAAAACAAGAGTTAATTTTTTATCATATGCCTATGTTTTACATAAATTTTGTGAACTACTTGAACTTGATGATCTAATTAAATATTTTCCTCTTCTTAAAAGTAGAGAAAAATTACGCCTTCAAGATAAAATTTGGAAAAATATATGCAAAGATTTGAGATGGGAATACATACCAAGCATCAATTAGTAAATTGTCCATATAATAATTAATTATATAGTATTATATAATTAATGGGGATTAGAGTTGTTATGTTAGGAAGTGCATATGTCGGTAAAACATCACTTACAGACAGACTTGTATTTGATAGATATAAAGAAAATAAGGATAGTACTATAGGATCAGCTTATTGTAGGCTTACATTAAATAATGTATTATATGATATATGGGATACTGCAGGACAAGAGAGATATTCTGCCATATCTGAATTTTATTATAGAGAAGCTGATATTATTATACTTGTTTTTGATATCAGTAACATATCAACAATAGCAACTATAATTAATTACTATAAAAAAGTAAAAAGTGTAAATAACAGGGAAAATAATTTTATTATTATAGGAAATAAATATGATATCACAACTCAAAATGATATAGATAATTCATATACGATGATTAATGATAATTTTATGGGTGAAAAATATATTATAATATCAACAAAAACAGGAATGAATATTGATAAAGTAAAAGATTATATTATAAGTATTACAGATAATATCAGAAAATATCATAAAATAAATAATATTAAAAAAGATACATTGGAAAATAATATTAGACAAATTGATCTGTATACATATGATAAAACAGATAAGGATAAATGCGTATGTTGATATAAAATTATATTATGTGTATTTCATATAATGGCTGATTTCGATAATGTTAAAAAGATCGATTATTTAACTGAAGATGATCCAATACCAAGACAAAATTGGGTATGTATATCTTTTATATCCCCAGAAGGATTAATGAATTGTTCAGTTAGAGGTATCAAAATAAGAGGTATATATGCCACAGAAACTGAAGCAAAAGAAAGAGCCGACTATTTACAACAAATTGATCCAGATTTTAATATATTTGTAGGTGAAGTAGGTAAATGGTTGCCATGGGATCCAGATCCAAACAGCCAAGGTGATCAAGTGTATAGAGAGGAAAAATTAAATGAAATAGTAGCAGCAAAGAAAAAAGAAGATTTGATGAAAGCAAAAATTGCAGATGAAAGAAAGAGAAATTTAATGAATAAAGTTAAATCTGGAAATAAACAAGGGAAAAATACAGGAAGAGAAAAAAATATCGAAAAAATAAAAGATAGAATGAATAAAAAATTACAAGAAAGGAAAAATAAGGAAAGTAATAGATTTAAATTACAAGAGGATAGTTTAAAAAGAGAAGAAGATGAATTAAATGAAAAAAGAAAACAGATAAATGCTAAAGAGAAAGAAGTATTATCATTAAATGACAAATTATCTAAAATGAGTGATTTGTGCAAATCTATTAATAATTGTTAATTTATATATAGTTATTTACAAGAAAAAATGAAAAATTATTCATTAATAATATAAATTACTAATGAAAAATGCGCTTATGATATTTATAATATTTATCGGAATACTTATGATAGTTATTGATATAACTAGGATAAAAGCAGGTTTAATAAAACAGGAACCTAAAATAATATACAGATACATACCAAGAACATTTGAAGAGGAACAATTAGACCCAGTATATGTTACAGATATATTTGAAACTTTATTTTCGCAACCATCACCATGGGTTGGTGCAGTAAGAACATATGATCAAAGAAAACAAGAAAAAATTAATCAATATTTTGTTAGCCAGTTATAAACTATCAATAAACCCTATAAATAAACCCTATAAACTTCTATCAATATTTATGTAGATTAACTTTATCTACATTTAAAGTAGAACCTTTTTTAGATTCTATAAATTTAGAAAAGTCAAATTTATGTTCTTTTTTCTTCCAATTTTTATCATAATTGGCATCATGGAATGCTAAATATTGTTTACAGCCGATATTATTTATTTTAACATCAAAGTTTGCCTTATACCAGAATATCTTATCAAAAAAATCAGCTCTAGCACCTCGGTTGCTTATGACCATACATCCATAATCTTCTGTTAATAAATTAAATATACGCTGGAATGATTTAAAACTTGGAAACATACCAGCATAATTTTCATATAATCTTTTTTGGTTGTTTATATAATCTTCTCCTAATAAGAAAATATAATCAAAATTTGACCTTAATTCTGGAAGTAATCCCAGAGAAAATTGCATTGTCAATATGTATGTTAATTTATAATGCCTACCATCCATAAATATTTCCCTTATGCATTTATCTTTGTCCCATTTACCTTTTGAACTTAAACAATCATCCATTACAAGGAATGCTCTTGGATCAACAAATTTTCCTTGTTTTTTCTTTTCTTTCCATTTATCAACCATAATAGATTGTCTATTTAACAAACCTTGTACTATATCACTATTATATTCATAATGAATATATGTATCTGGAACAAATTTTCCATAATAACAATTCATTTTATCAGTTGGAGCTATGATCATCCCTGTTGGAATTTTTGATTTAAAATAATTTAATAAATCTCTTACTAATATACTTTTTCCAGAACCTCTTTTTGCAATTATACAAATAGCTGGATTAGCCCCCATCATACGAAAATCAAAATTTCGAATAGGTAGCCTATCTCCATTCAATTCTACCTCTTTATTACTCATTATATATATATATATACAAAATATGTGTGTATGAATATACATACATATATATTTTTAATCAAAATTGGCTATATCAATAAATACATCATTAGATGGTAATCTGATTTTATTTTTTCCGACAAGATGGTATGATCTTGTGCTTATATCAGATCCTTTACTAATATTTGGAAGTTTAGGTGATAATATATTAACTTTTACAGTTTCACAACAGCTATCAAAATAACATGATGTTACAAACCATATTATAACAGCTACAACACATGGGGCTAAAATAGGTACCTTATTTTGTTTAATTTCTGGGTCATCTTTATGTTTCTGTGCATCATAATAAAAATATCCATATGTTATTAAACCGGCTAATGCTCCGAGTATTATAGGGTTTTTTACAAAATCCATTTATATATCTATGTTTAGATTTTATTTACTTAATATAATTCACAAAAAACTCACTTTTTTCAGATTTGCTCTTAGCAGAATTAATATCTTCTGCTCTTACAAACACATTGTTATTGTTTGTATTTGCAACTAAAGATGTTTTATCATCTTCTAATTCACTCTTTATTTTTGTTAATTTATTCTGTATTGACATAGTATATTCTGATGTAATATCATCTGTCTTATCTGTTATATCTTCCTTATCTGTTACATTGTCCAATTTATTTGTATTATCATCTTTATCATTATTAATCCCAAGTAATTGATTTGTTAAATTATCATCATTATTATTTCCAGTTTCATTTTCAGTATCATTATTTTCTCCAGTTTCGTTATCATAGTCATCATTATTCTGTTTACTATTGTCTAACATAGATTCATTTAATTCACCTCCAGTCATATTATCACTTTTTTTGTATAAATCTGCATCAACCATATTTTTCATATTTGCATATTCTGCATCACTTATATTTTTTTTAATTTCATAATTGGTGTCATCCATATAATCATTTTTGAGATAATCCATAAGTATTAATTTCATAGGTAACATTCTCCTAATAGCTTCCTTAATGGAATTTTTTATTATTTCAAAAGTTTCTCTTTGATTTCTATTAATTTCAATATTCGGATATTCATGCCAAAATAATTCTGGGTTATTATAAACGGCCCTTGCACATTCTATATAACATTTATGTATAAAATCGGTAATATCTGCCCTTTCATGATATTTTTGGTTTACAATTTCAGATTTTTTGTGTGATGCATTAAATGTTAATAGTACGATATTACTTTTTATGACTGCCCTTATAAGATCATCAAAAAACTCTCTATCTCTACAGCAATTTTTTATTCTTACTGTTTCTTTTTCTATTTGTGTTTTTGTAAGATTGGGTATATTTTTCAGATACATTTGAAATATTTTTAGAGGTCCAGCAATATTTACATTTTTTGTATTATTTCTTTGCAACTCTAAACTAGTACTTACTGCATTATTATACATAGCCTTTAATCCTTCATATAGCAATGGTGTAATTATATTACATAAGAATACTGTATATTCATTCTTAATTTCAACTATATTCTTTTCATAGAAATGAGTCATTATATACTGGTCATAAATATTATTAAATTATGTAAACAACGCAATTATGTATAAATTGTATAAATTAAGTATTAAATTTTGTTACTGTTATACATATTAAGTATATCAATAAATATTGGTTTTATATCTTCTGAAAATTTAAGGATCAAATCCTCATTACCAAATCCAGTATAAGGATTTACTTTAAATATTGCCAAATCTTTTTCATTATCTATTTCTATCATCCAATATGTATCATGAGATATGCTGATACATACATTATTTTCAGTATAGGAACATATACTATCTAATTTATGTTTTGGCCACCAATCAAAATTTTGCATGATAAATTCTATCTTATTAATATTATTATTTTTAATATACATTAGGGATATATTTATTGATGGCTTAAATCCAACCATTTTATTTATTGATATGTCGTATGAGTACATTATTTTTCGAATATGTTATGTTACTGATATATTAGACACAGGTTAATTTACTAATTATAAATCAATTTTTTGATAATCTTCTAATAATTTAACTACTTCAATATGGCCATTTTTAGATGCATACATTAACGCCGTCATTCCATAATTATCCTGTATATTAACATCAATATCTTCTTTTTCTAATAATAATTGAACTATTTCTATATGGCCCTGCCAAGATGCTTTTATTAGAGCCGTATATCCCCAATTATTTTCCATATTGACATCAATACCTTCTTTTTCTAATAATAATTTGACTATTTCTATATAACCTTCCCAAGATGCTTCAATTAACGCTGTATATCCATTTTTATTTTGTATATTAACATCAATACCTTCTTTTTCTAATAATAATTTAACTATTTCAGTATGGTTAAATCTAGATGCTAATATTAACACTGTATTTCCATATACATCTTGTATATTAACATCTTCTGGTGGTAATCTGTTAACCAAATTTAATAATTTATCCCCATCTTGCCTATCATCATCCTTTTCAAATTCTTCAAATATTTGTTCAATTATAGGTTTATCATAGAATACCTTTGACATTCTTGGTGTAATACTTTAATTATACTAAATTATTAGTATTATTGTAGTTAAATTATCAATTTTTCTGTGTTATGGTAAGTATTACCGATCTAATGTAAATATCTGTCATAACCGTATAATATACCATATATATAACATTATGTGTAGCAAAGGACCTATATACAGTACTATTATATAGATTCTTTTTACACACAGATTGGAGCTGTAGATTGGTTTGGGCGATTTGGTTTTGGAAGAAATAATAGTTTCGTAGAGTATTTTGTGTATGATGGACCATATTAAGGGCCAATAAAGTGTTACAATTGATGTTTATTATGCCTTGTTTTGCATTTTTAATTGTGTGTGATCGAAAGGTATAATTTTAGGTAATATATGTGGGATTGTTTTGATTGTACATAAATTAATTAACTGGATTTATGATTTTCCAATAATTTTACTATTTCAGTATGGCCATATGCTTCTATTAGTGCTGTGTTGCTATTATTATTTTGTATATTAACATCAATGCCTTCTTTTTCCAATAATAATTTAACTATTTCAGTACAGCCATTACTAGATGCCATTATTAGTGCTGTATTATCAAAATTATTTTGTATATTAACATTAATACCTTCTTTTTCTAATAATAATTTCACTATTTTAGTATAGTTAAATGTTATAGCTGATATTAATGCTGTATCTCCATGATTATTTTGTATATTAATATTAATATTAATATCTTCTTTTTCTAATAAAAATTTAACTATTTCAGTATAACCATAATAAGATGCACATATTAGTGCTGTATCTCCATTTATATATTGTATATTAACATCAATATCCCCTTTTTCTAATAATAATTTTACTATTTTAATATAGCCATAAAAGGTTGCATATATTAGTGCTGTATTTCCATATTCATTTTGTATACTAACATCTTCTGGTGGCAATCTTTCAACCAAATTTAATAATTTATCCTTATCTTGCTTATCCTTATCTTTTGCAAATTCCTCAAATATTTGTTCAATAATGGATTTATCATAGAATACCTTTGACATTATCCTAATATACCAACAATTATACTGTCATATTAATTTACTAATTATAAATCAATTTTTTTGGTAATCTTCTAATAACTTTATTATTTCAGTATATCTATGTCTCTTTGCATATTTAAGTGCTGTATCTGTATAATTATTTCGTATATTAATATCAATACCTTCTTTTTCTAACAATAATTTAACTCCCTTGCCATAACTATTGAAAGATGCAATCATTAGTGCTGTATTACCATGTCTATTCTGTACATTAATATCGATACCTTCTTTTTCCAATAATAATTTAACTACCTTACCACGACTATTGAAAGATGCAATCATTAGCGCTGTACTATCGGTAATATTTTTCATATTAATATCGATACCTTCTTTTTCTAGTAATAATTTCACAATTTCAATACAACCATATTTAGATGCAAGTATTAGTGCTGTATTTCCATGTCTATCCTGCATATTAATACAGATACCTTCTTTTTCTAACAACAATTTAACTATTTCAACATATTTGTATATAGATGCTAATATTAACACTGTATATCCATTATTATTTTGTATATTAACATCTTCTGATGGTAGTCTTTCTACCAAATTTAATAATTTCTCTATGTCATACTTATCATCATCATTTCTGAACTCCTCAAATATTTGTTCAATTATAGGTTTATCATAGAATACCTTTGACATTCTTCTGATATAGCTATTAATATACCAACAATCATATTGTCATATTAATTTACTAATTATAAATCAATTTTTTTGGTAATCTTTTAATAACTGTATTGTTTCAAGATGATTGTGTCTAGATGCATATGTTAGTGCCGTACTTCCAAAATTATCCTGTATATTAACATCAATACCTTCTTTTTCTAACAATAATTTGACTATTTTAGTACATCCACAACAAGATGTTTTAATTAGTGCTGTACTTCCATAATTATTTTGTATATTAACATTAATGTCTCCTTTTTCTAATAATAATTTGACTGATTCAGTTTTACCTAGCTTGGATGCGCATATTAGTGCTGTATCCCCACGTTTATTTTGTATATTAACATCAATACCATCTTTTTCTAATAATAATTTGACTATTTCAGCATAATTATTATAAGATGCATATATTAGTGCTGTATTTCCACAATCATTTTGTATATTAACGTCTTCTGGTGGAAGTCTTTTAACCAAATTTAATAATATATCCTTATCCTGTTTATCCTGACTTTTTGCAAATTCCTCAAATATTTGTTTAATTATGGGCTTATCATAGAATACCTTTGACATTATCCTAATATAACCAGTAATATACCAACAATTATGTTGTCATATTTATTTACAAATTATAAATCAATTTTTTGATAATTTTCTAATAACTTGTATATTTCAATATGATTGTATATAGATGCATATGTCAGTGCTGTAATTCCATAATTATTTTGTATATTAACATCAATACCTTCCTTTTCTAATAATAATTTGACTATTTCAACATAACCATATTCAGATGCTTCTATTAGCGCTGTATTTCTCCAATTATTTTGTATATTAACATCAATACCTTCCTTTTCTAGTAATAATTTTACTATTTCATCATAACCATATCTAGATGCATATATTAGTGCCGTATTGCCATTATTATCTTGCATATTAACATTAATACCTTCTTTTTCTAATAATAATTTAGCTATTTCAGCATAACCATAAACAGATGCATATATTAGTGCTGTATTGCCATTATTATTTTGTATATTAACATCTTCTGGTGGTAATCTGTTAACCAAATTTAATAATTTATCCTTATCTTTTTTATTTTCATTTTTATAAAACTCTTCAAATATTTGATCAATTATAGATTTATCATAGAATACCTTTGACATTCTTCTAATATAATCACTAATATATCAACAATTATATTGTTGTATTAATTTACTAATTATAAATCAATT